GCGCTACCTAAGCAATACAGCCAAGCAACACTTCTCACAGCATATTTCGGCAAGCAAGTACTTGAACTACAATACATTAACAAACTTTACGCAAATATCAACTACTCCGACAACATCACTCCTGCTGGCGCAGTCGGTGCGGCAGAAAAAATAAATTGGGTAGCTCCTGCATCTGAAATTTTATATCTGGCGTTCGCATCTTCGGTCACGACGTATACAGGAAGCGGCATATCAAGCGTAAGTGCCACTGTAGGAACTCCGAGTATCAGCAAGTCGCGCCTCTTACTTGGCTCCACTGGGCGGCTCGAAGCAACTAAGACCAGCGCACTAGATTTTGACGAAACTGATTTCACCATCTCCTTCTTTTCTGCCAAGACGAGCGTAGGCGAGTACGGTTGTATTCTAGGCAGCCACAAAGCGAGTAGCATAGGCTTTTATGTGGGTGTAGCGGCTGATAGCACCTTGTTTGCTGTCTTTGGTAGTAACGTACTTTCTTGTGCCTTACCAGACGATATCAAGGAGCATAGCGTCATCATTAATCGAATTGGGCGAGTCTACAAAATATTTATAGATGGTATACTGAGCGCTCACCTCAAAGCAGCTAACAATTTCAACAACAACTCAACCGAGCCATTATGTATCGGCACTTTGAAGACTGCTACTGGAACACCCTCATGGACTTCACAAAGTTGGCAAGGATATCTGCGCCAGCTCACTATCAATACAGCAGCTAGCATTCCTTTTTCTGCCAATGATGTTCCACCAAAAGATACGTTAACTTCAACAACAGTCTTGCTGCTCAAATATAACGTCAATCACCTCGATTTTGCCCAGTACAGCCTCACAAGAAGTTTTACGTCGAATGTTACGGTTCAACCACTCATTTCGTCAGGGAGGCTCAATAAGTACTCGCATATCGGCTATACAAACAGTAACTTGGAGATAACTGGCAATGTGACGCTTGAAGCCAAGATATTCAATCCTATTGGCAACACTCGCGGAGCTATTATCGATGTTGAAGGTGGTTTTACGTGGGGCATCTATGACCTCAAGCTCAGAATCGTCTTTGGCAGCTTCACTTTGGATGGTGTGACTGATATTCCAGATAGTACAGTAGTTGATGTGTCTTTTGTAAAATCTGGTACAACTTGTTCGCTATTCTTGAATGGAGTTCTTGAATCTACCAATACAACAAGCGAAGTGATGAATGCAAGCTCGTCAAGCTCGGAGTTCAGCATCAAACGTACTTTCACTCAAGATAGTGCGATAGCAAGTCTCAATACTTCATTGTTCCGCAGTAGGAGTTGGATTGAGATTGCACAGTTACGAGTCACCAAATCTGCGCGATACACTGGTGACTATATTCCTGATGTTTTTTATGGTTCGTAAGAATCGTCTACTAGTGAGTCTAGACATATTTCGTTATTTTTAAGCCACGCTTCAGTTTCAAGCACTTTAGTATAAAGACCTCGCATTTCGGGGGATTCTCTGTACCACGCATAGTAGTTGTCTTCTGCATTCCTTTTCCACGACATTTCATGGTCAGACTTCGCTGTTAGTTCTGCATAAATTGATTGGCTAGGTGTGGGTGGTTTTTCTCCAGAATCTTTTGCCACTTTCGCTAGTTTTCTGAAATTTCTAATTTCTTCAGATTCTTGTAGTGGGGCAAATTTATAAATCCCCATCTTAGATGCCAATTCAGGACTAATTAATCTAGGGGAGAGTCCTGATACAGCGTCATAGTCCCACCTTTCCGTGTTGATGTATACCCAACCTTCAGCCTCCATCTTAGTGACATATAAGGATGTGACTAGTTGTTTCTGTAGCCTTGCGTTCTCTACAGCTTCATCTAGCAAAGCTATTTGAGATTGATACCAGTCTAAGTCAATTTTTTCCATGATGTTAAAATAAATAAATGGCTCATCCAATTACATTCAGTACGCTTACTGAAGTCCTCAATCTAGATGTCAGCTCAATTCCCCAAGGATTTGCGGTTGTCTGCATTGAATTGAAGTCTTGGCTAATATACGATGCCACAGCTTCAGATGCAACTGTCGCAGGGCAGATATTCGCGCCTACGGCTGGTGCTGGGCGATGGTTTAGGTCGAACAATACTGCAAACAAACTAGACACGATTACGAGCGTCACAACCACTACGTCCACGACTGTAGCTGATTTTACGAGTGTCGAGCAGGTTCGAGTGGTCTTTACACAAAACAGCACCATTAATCTACAGACGGTGCTGAGAAATGGTGCTGGTAGCTTGTTGTTAGATAGGAATAGTGGGGCTTGGACTATTACGGGATTTGACTCGCGCTTTAGATTTGGGAGTCTTTCTAGTCCTGCTTTTACTAGTAATTTCTTGATTGTAAATTTTATATGTATAAATAGTTTGATATATGTTACAGAATATAATTCCTATTAACGCCTAATTTATTTTCCATTTAATACTTAATTTATTTTCCATATCAAGTCTCCATGCCAAAGCATCTGCCCTACTAAAGAATGTGGGTGAGTTGTAATGCTTTTTATTAACGACAATTCTCGCTCTAAACTTTCCATTCCCGATATCATATACACCTTTACCAGAATTATCTCTTGCATTTAGTTTTTTATTTCTTATTAGTGTTTCTAGTTCTTTAATACTTCCCTCCCCAAACTTGTACACTTTTTCTGCCTCTAACTGTATAGCCAAAGCTTCTTCTCTTGTGGAATATGTTCCACAGCAAATTGTATTTTTATTAAGGTATATTCTTACTTGCCATCTACCATCATCAAGTAATTTAATTCCTTTATTTGTCTGGATATTTTTATTTTTTTCTTTTATCTCCGATAAATATTTATAACTATCTCCCTCGGAAAATGTGCTAAATTTAGAAATTAAATTCTCTTTTTCTTTCAGTGCTTCTTCTTTTGTACAAAATGAGCCTACTCTTGCGGTTATACCTTTAAACTTAAGTCTTAACCTCCATTTATCATTTCTTTTATCTATGTGGCAGTTTATGTAGTATGACTCTCTTTCTGAAGGTCTAAAAACACTTTTGCAAATATTGTAGCAAAAATCCCAATTCTCAATACTGTCCAGATAAGTTTGTTCCAAATCTAGTAGCTTTTCTCTAGTAGATTCTTCAACAACAGTAAAATCAAAAACCTTTTCTCCGTATTTATTCCAAGCTTTTTGTAAATATTTGTTATCATGTATACCCTTTCTTAAATGTAATTTATGAGAGTTCCACCTAGTCCTTATACAAACTGAGCTGCCAACATAATACTTATTATTAGCAGTATTAGTAATAAAATAAATTCCTGATGTGTTCTTTTCCATAATCACTATTATAATTTTTTTTTTTTTTCTTCGCTTTTTCAAGTAACTTTGCAATTATTGAGTTTACCTGTATCAACAATCTCATCTATGTGAAATCAGTTACGAGCTACTAGTTACTTTTTGCTGTCATATTCTGGGTTCATGACCTTGACCGACAAATCGTTTGAGTAAAGTGTACGAACTACAATACCTTCAATGACTCGACCAGCCTCTTTCTCTCTTTTAAAAACATCAGAAGCAAATGAAATAAGTTCATCGTAATTTCTAGGATGTAATTGAAAGAAAAGTCTTGCTGGAGTGTATTGGAGTTTTAGCTCATGACAAATAATTTCGAGATTGTGAGGTTGTCCATAATGGATTCGAGTTGCAAAACCGCTCGCCAAATCATCAACACCGAAAAGAATTAGTCCTTGCTTCAACTGAGCATGAGGATTCAGCTTGTTACCACTTCCTTTCAAACCCTGACCATAGATTTCACCACGAAAAGCGAGTTCGACGTTGTGCTTTTTGCAGTATTCCATACCACGTTCGTACAGACCAGAAGACTTAGCCAACTTGACCCAACTATCAGCAGTGTCGTCAGTGATTTTCTTTTCCAGTGAACGAGAACAGATACCAGTGTACCAGTTACCTTCGACATCCTTCTTGAAATACTCGGTAAAAGAGCTTCCATCAACTTTGATAGTGTATGCAACTTCTGCCCCACTCGCAAGAACCCGATTAATGTGAGATTTGAGGTTAGCGCAGTTTTCTTCATCTGTGGAGTACAGAAAAGAAGGTAGTGTGCCTCTAGTTAGTCCTGTAGCGCCTTTCTCTGGCTCTTCATACTTAGTAATGCCCAATGCTGCTGCAAGGTCTTCAGCCGCCAACAATTCGCTTGGAAGCTCATTTGTGTTGAGTAAGATACCGACAGAGTAAATTGGGTCAGAACTGTTCTCGAAACTGAAATTGAACTTGAGCGCTCGAATGCGATTGTTTTTGCCAAGTCGAGATTTGTTAGGGTCGCCGTTAGGGGCTGTGAAACTTGCAAACAGAGGTGAGTCGGGCAAACAGTAGTCGGGCTGAATGTAGACTGCCTTGGAACCTACTTGGTAGATGCCCTTTTGCGAGACGACATTATAGCCGCACTCGTCTCCATTACTGAAGTTGAGGTTGACAACTTGAATGGACGACGCTTCTTCGCCATTTTTGTAGATAGGGATGATGCGGGAGATTGTTACGATTTCGACAGGGGCAATGGTGTTGGTCATAGTTCTTTCACTAGGTTGATTGTGTCGGGAATTTTGGATTGTTTTTCGTTACGGAGCCATTGATTGATTGCAGTTTCGGCAGCTTCAACGCTTTCGTAATGAGTTATTACTGTAGAACCATCGTAAGCAATAATATCCCTTTCTGTCCTGTACCAAAAGAAACAGAATCGTTCTTTAATGAAGTAATAATCTTCAGAGACATTGTGGAAAATCTTGAATCGTGGTGGTAATTTAATCATCCATGTATTCCTCAAGTTGTTGATGTGCTTGCTGCAATGCCTCTCGACGGTCACTCCGCTTAGCTGCTCGTTTGTAGGGTAGGTCATTATATCTACTATCTACTCCCTGTTTGTCGCCCCAGTTAGAGCCTCCATAATTTCTGCTGACCCTGCGCCGTACTTTATTCCATCTAGCTGCGCGTGGGTGCGTGAAGGGACTGCCAAGAGACTTGATGAGTCGATGCAGAAAACGAAGAAAGAATAAATCTCTGTGTTTGCGAGTCCGTGACATTTTGTTGCTCCTGAATAACTAATGAAAGTATGGCAGAAAGGAAGTATTAAAGCGTCTACTCGTAGAGGTAGATTTGGTGGTCGGGCATACAATCAGCAAACTGTTCAATCAAAGGTCGCACATCTTCCCAATCAAGACCACCCAGACCGCAGCCAAGCTTAGGTATGTGAATGTTGTGAGTTTGTCTTCTCCACTCTAGGTAATCTAAATTAGGACTTGCAGCTAGTTCTAATAATCCTGACTTAATCCAGTGTAAATGAGAAGGGTCTTTCCAGTGCTTTTTAGTTGGGAAAAGTACGATACTTAAACAAGAGTCATCAAAAGATATAAATTCAGGAAAACCTACTCGAAGATAATGTTTTTCGCAGAGATTCTTATATTGCCAAACTAAATTTGGGTACTTGTTTTTGAAGTCGAGCGCTAAGCCCTTACCCATGACTCCGACCGTGTTCACAGGAATGAAGATGGAGTTCTCAGGCTTAGTCAGGTCAACATCGAGAATGTCAGAGCCTTTTGGCATTGATTTAAGCATCTTTAATCTCCAATAATGAATCTATATTGCTTTCAACAAGGAATTGTATAGCTTCCTTCATGTCGTAAGAAGCATTATCAGCTAGTTTAAAGTAGAATCTAGCATTGTCGTATTTGATTTTAATCTGGCTGTACTGAAACCCTTCAAGTTTAGTTAGATGGCTTTCAAACAAATCATCGAGAAATTCTGCGACAGAAGCCTCGTTTATATCTAATCCATAATGCCCTTGCTCTAAATATTGTGCATATTTTGTGTTGAAGTCTTTGTCAAGCATCTTGGCGACTCCCGAAAACTCTTTCTATACGTTCATCCATTTCAGCTACAACTTTCTTCAAATTATCTGTGTTGATTTGAGGGTTAGTGATTTTTCTGGTAGTTTCAGCAAAATTCCCTTGTTTCGGAGGTGAGTCAGGACTGACATCATCGGCAACTTCTTTTTCTACATCTGAGGCGTAGCCGAACATAGACTCACCAAGAGATTCTCTCATTTTATTGAGGTGTTTCGATGCTGCATTTTCTATTTTCTCAACTGCAATCGCAATTTTTTCTAGGGCGGTTTTTTCTGAAGCTTGGTACTCAAAGTCATTGGGGTGAAACTCTTCGTAACGAATTTCGGGGTACTGTGTCACTGCTTTACCATTAAAGAACAATGTGCGATATTGACCGCCATATTCACCATCACTGACAGATAAACAGAAACAAGTGTCAGGAAAAGCAGTGAATGCTGGAGCAAGGTCTTCAACCACGTTTCGCCAAGTGTAAGGCTCTTCAGTAGTTAAAAAGTTTGTCCCTAACTCTAAATCTTCAATATCTTCAAGAGTGAAGTCGTCTGCGGAAATTTCCTTTTCAATCTTTTTCGTAACAGCAAGTGCAATCTCTTGTAAGGGCTTCTCAGAGTAGTCTTCGAGAATTGAAATGCTGTAGCGGCGAGGGTCTGACATATTATTGAAGCTCAATTAAAGTGCGAACAAATAAAAGTGTAATCTGAAGTGCCAACGTTGTCAACACTATAACGAAAAGATACTCCAACATTAGTTTGTAGAGTTGGTCGAAATCAAACATGGCTATACCTCTAGATATGAAAAAGGGGCAACGCATCGCCCCTCATTAAGTTCATTGCTTCAGCCTTTCAATAAAGATAGGGAGAATCAGTTCGCGCAATTCTTTACGACTTCGATTCAAGCCGACCAACAAATACCGCTTCATTCTTGCTTCGTGACTCCACTGGAACTCGGATATCAAGTACACCACCCTCGTAGCTCAACACAGGTGCTGAAGTGGCAATTAGATAGCTGGGAATCTTGCTAGAGAATTTCCCTTTACCTGCACGTTCAGTCCAAGTAAATTCAAGCTTGTTGTCTTTGGTGAGTGTAGCAGTCGCTGAAGTTTTATCGAGGTCGAAGATGCCTAGAGAGACATAGAATTGATTGTCATACTGGTTTTCAATGTAATCCCCTGCTTTTCTAGCAGTCAGTAAGACATCGTTGTGGAAGATAGTTACAGGCTCAAGAAACTTCTCTACTTCAGCATTACGAGCAGCGATTTTAGCGGAAAGCTTTTCAACAAACTCTTTACCAGCAGTTTTATCTGTCTGGTATCGTTTACCCACGCATTTGTAGTTCTCGTTAGGATTGGGGCTAGGTAAATCTAGCTCCTGAAAAGCTTTGTTGATTTTGACGGCTGCATTAACAAACTCAGGGTTAACAGCAACACCAATTAGGTCAGAAAGATAAAAACTGTTGGGCATAATTATTAGTTATTCAGGAAATGCTGCGAAATCGTCATGTACAAGATTGATATTTTCAGTATCGCTTACAGTTGGTTCTGGTGCAATACTTCTTGGGGTAGGTTTTACCGTCTTTGTGGTAGCGGCTTTCCGAATACGCTTCTCTGTGACGACAGGAGGAGGTGTTTGTTGCTCTTGCACAGGCTCTGGCGCAGCTTCCAGTGCGCGGAATGCAGAAAGAGAGTTCTGTACCACGTTCAGACGATTTCGTAAGTGCCCTTCACGACTCTTGGCTTCGGCTATATCGAGTAGTTCATTTATCAGGTGGGACTCTTCAGCTTCGAGCACAATTATTAAGGTATTGGCTTGTGGCAATACTTCTAGGTCTTGCTGCGTTTGTGGACGAGTGTAGCGCTTAGTGCTTGTTAGTAGTGACATTTGTTGTTTTTGGTTTACGTGTTGTGCTGGTACGGCGATTCAAGTCCTCGTAAGGATTCTTGATTTTTTCGTTCTCTTGTTCGGCTAGCGCTTCGTTGAGCCAATCATACTGAGAGGCATCCATATCTTCATCATCATTGTAATGCGAATAGTCGAGGAAGTTATATCCTTTGCCACTTTTCAGGTCGAAGCTGACCCAAAATTCGTCTAACGACTCAGCAGAAAAGAATGTTTGGGGCGACAGTAGGATAGCGCTGTGATGGTCAAGTCCGAACTCTTGACGAAACTTTGCCCCCTTTTTAGATTGGATAAACTCTTTGACGGCTTGGTAATCGAGCCATCCAAAAGTGAAGTATACAGCTACTTTTCTACCGTAGATTTGTAGAATGGTGTTGTATGCAGCCAACTCCTCCCAAGTTGTTGCTTCGTTGAGGTCGAATCTGTCGCGCTTGAATTTCTCAACTGCTTTGGGCAAGTTAATATAGCACCAGTTGCGGAGCTTGTCGATGTCAAGGCGTTTTAGCTTGATTTGTGGGTAATCTAGTTGCCGAATGAGGCTGCTGACTCGAAGTCTAATGTCATGTTTTACCATTAAGACTTGTTGCTCCCGTCAGTACCTACAAGCCAAATAATCAACTGACATACAGCTACAGTACCGAAAGTTGCAATGAGAAATACTATGAAATTAAACATAGAAAAATTACACGATGTTTACTGTTCTCAAGCTAACATCATGTAACTGTGGATTGTATCTATCTAGAGGAATAGATTATAGAAGCTTAGGTTTGGTTAATACAGTTGGTTTAGGAATTTCACCTTCAATAGTGAAGTCAGCAGCGTTGAATTTTGGTGTGCCAAATGAATCTAGTTCACCAGAGTAGTTGTAGACCAGCTTTAGAGGCGGGTTCATGGGTGAATTATTGTTGCACGACCCTATAGGTTTATATTTTATAGTGCCGTTACCAAATTCAATAATCTGTTTAGCAGCTTCAATGTGAGATTCTTCGTTGTAAATATGAGCGTCACCAAATACCCAAGTGAGTGAGCCAACTTTTAAATTGCTGTGGAAAGCGAAGTAAGTAAGCAAAGCCCAGTATTGTACGATATTTGCCTGAAAACCAAGTAACATATCTTGACTTCTGGCATAATGTTTGATGTGCAATTCACCGTTTACAACAAAGAACTGAAGTACTGTGGAATGGCAACAACTTGGGGTTTGAGGGTTATTGTTGGTCTTCGTAATGTTAGCCATCTCTCCTGTGTTCCAAGATGTCAGAACTAAGCGGCGGGAGTGTTGGTGATTTTTTAAGCCGTCGAGAATGTAAGCGATTTGGTCAAAACCATCTAGGTCGTACTCATTCATCCCATGCTCATCTCTGCCATAGGTTGTAGTAGTTTGGTTACGAAATTGTTCAGCATACCCGTTTATGTAGTTGCCGTCCTTGTTAAGTTGTCCAGCCCACCACTTAGATAACTTCTCAGGGCATTTGAGGCTACCAGACATGAACCACTCCATCTCGGTCAGCGCGAGTTTCCATGCTGTCTTGCGGATAGTGATTAGCGGTAGAGAGTCAAATGTTACGTTATCAAGAAAGGGATTGCAGTAGCACGAATGGTTACGTGTTTCGACCACGTTATTGAGTCTCAAAATGTCTTGCAGTAGAAAAGCGTAGGTGAGGTCGGCGGAAGTGTAGTTAGTTGTTGTCATGGTTTTCCCAGCTTATTTCGTAAATTTTACAGTTAGATTCACATCTCGTACCCATATCTGTGATAGTGTAACCCAAGTCTTGTAAGCGAACTTTAGTTTCATCTAAAAGATATTCGCCTCGCAAAGTAGTATAAACAACACTATTTTGCCCTTCACTCTGTAATTGGAAGAATAAGGCAGACAAATATTTTAGGCTATTGATTCTGTCTTTAGTTTCAAGTTTGGGGATATCTCTAACCGCACTCGCTGATAGTATTTGCATCGCCTCTCCTCTGTTGTAGTAATGTACGTCTTGCTTCAAGGTGGTTCAATAACCATCGATATTTGCGGCTTTCGTCAACCACATTTCCATCAGAGTCTACGTGATAGTACAGAAAAGGAAGTTCTGAGTCAGTGAACTCCTCTTGCCAGTATTCGCTCCACTTGATTTTTTGGTCGAGCGCCTTTTTGATTTTGGCTTGAAGCTCGGCTGCGGGTAATTGCTGTTTTTTAGGTAGCGCAGTGAGTTGAGTAGCAAGAAGTTCAGTTTCCCAATCGTGGACACGGTTAAGGCGGCTATCTTCTTTGCAAGTTAGATGATACCAGTAAGCGGCAACACATAGGAATCTCCCTTCAGGCATATTTAATTCGCAGAGAGTGCGGTGTGAAAGAAATTTGCCTAGAAAAGTCGCGCCCTTAGCCCAAACATTAATATGCCCAACACCATCAAGTTTAGGGTTAATTGCCATTTCTTTTCTGCCTCTCTTTCAGTAATGTGCGTCGTGCTTCCCAGTGATTCATAATCCATCGGTATTTATCTGTAACGTCCTTCACGACACCTTTGAACACATAATAATGAACAAAAGGTAATTCAGATTTGGTAAACTCTTCAAGCCAATAAGGACTAGATTTGATTTTCAAGTCCATAGCCTTTTTGATTTTGGCTTGGAACTCTTCTTGTGGTACTTTTACTTGGGTTAACATCATCCCCAAATTCTTCGCATCAAAGCCTGACAAATGAAATAATTCAGAGGACTTTTCTTTGGTCGTTAAGTAATACCAGTATCCCTCTAAAGATTGGAATGTACCTTCAGGAAGTACAAGTTCATGTCTTGCAAAGTTCGTAAGAAATCTGCCAAGAGGAGTAGCACCTTTAGAATAGATATTAATGTGGGTCTTGCCGTCGAGTGTAGGGTCAATCATGTTAGTAAGCACTTACAAATTAAATCACCAAAAGAATCGTAAATTTCGACAAAATCGCCTACGACTTGTGCGGTATTTTTATGTTTAGTACCAAAGTCAATTGATGCAGGTTTTTGAAGAATTATATTTCGGTCAGACATAATTCACCTTTTGGTGGAAGCGATAGTTGAAGAATGTCATATTGTCACTATAAATAAAAAGAGGGATAATAGCATCCCTCTCAAGTTGTAAATATAAAAATCTTAGACGTAGTTCGGTAAATTTTCGTTAGCTTGCTCGAAAAACGCTGGCATCCGAGATTTACGTGTTTCAACTAGCTCAGGGGCTACTCCACGATACAGTAGCGAATCACTTTGGCGAATCCAAAAATCCTTGCTAGCATGATTAAGGTTAGCTGCTGCGGTTACTTCACCAACCTTGTCCACCATCCAAGCGACAGTAGTTTTACGAAGACGGTCAAGATTAGCGGTTAAGTCGATACCCATATCTTTGCAGAAAAGAGAATTGGTAACAACATGAATCTGTTCATCCATTGAGATGTCACTAGAAACGGTTCTAAGGGCGCTGTTACCTAGAAAACGTAGGATAGGGAGCAGGACAAAAAATACAGAGCGCTCAAGCACCATAGCCTTGAGTACAGGATGTTCGGGAGCATTTACCCAAGCATTGACGATGGCGGCTGCTTCTTTGTCATAGTTCGGCAGTTTACCACCGAATGAGTCTGCGGCGAATTGCAGTGCTTGGTCATGGCGAATCTCGTCAACAATATTGCTTTCAAGAAGTTCGAGGCTATTTGCAGGGATTTCCTTCTTAGTAGCAGCTTCGATAAAGTTACCAACAGGGATTTCGAGCGCTCTTAGGGACAAGGCTCTGGCAAGTACATCTTCAGCCCCTTCCACTACGGGTTCATAAGTTGGGCGAACAGGTGTCCATTTGCGTTTTTTGGTGAGTAGGTCGGTGTAATTAGAAGTCATGGCGTTATTCCGAGCAAGATGTGCAGTGTGTACGAGAAGATTCAGCAGATGGTTCAAAACCGAATAGAGAAAAGTCAATAATTTCGCCACTAGGGACAGCAAAAGAACTTTTATTTTGTGTGTCGGGCATTACTGGTAAAGAATAGTAAAGCGACTTGATTGGACTATCGAGGAAATCTTGGATGAATTGTTGGTCGGCATAAATTATGTCGCTCCACCAGTTCATGCTAATCGAGTGACCAAGACCTGTTGAGTCCATCAAGCGTTGGAAATAGCTGTTCAACTTAAAGAAGGTTTCCCAGCCTACTTCGGCAGCGATTTCAGTCTTGGGGTGATAGTCGTAGCTCTTGACACCAAAAGTAGCAGAGTCTCGTTCTACTAAACGATTGATTGGAGGTGCAATTTCGGGGGCAGTCGTGTATCCTTCACGGTCTACATAGTTATAAGAGCAAGTTGCCGTCGGTGCGATAGTGAATGCGCGTTCCATTCCATAAAGTTTTGCAATTTCAGCTCCTTGGTGATACCCCGATACAAGATTTTCAACAATTTTTAAAGCTTTGGCATTTACTGTTGGTTCATAGTATAGAAAGGAGTCAGAAAAGAAGTACTCAAAAGCTTCTACAAACTCTTTGTAACTTACCTCTTCAATAGCCAGTAGATTAGCCAAACCAAGGAAGCCGTAACCAATCTGACGGTCTTCTTCTGGTTTAAGGTAAATTCCAGAGTCGCCAACACCTGTAATTGCGTGAAGTTGGCATAGGATTTCTACACCTTCTTTCATTACTTGAGGAATCTCTTCGATGGTACAAGCGCCAAGATTTCCGTGCATTAACAAACACGTTGCTTTGTGTTTTATTGCGATTTCAAGGCAAACTTGCAGATAGATTCGTTCGCCCTTAGCGTCGTACAACTTCTTAACAAGCCAAACATCACCACCTTGCATTTTCTCGATTAAGTCAGCGAGAATTTCAGGATGAGAAGTAATGAGATGTTCATCAACATTGAGAGCGCGTTTTGCCCATGAGACTTGTTCGCGAGTCATGTTTAAAAACTCGGAAACGTATGGGTAGTCATAGTCGTAATGGAGTGTGATTGCACCATTTTTGAAGATGCCTCCACGACGAAGTACCTGATTTAGAGTGCTGTAGACACCAGAAAGAGTGGTCAGTGAAGTATCGGAAATGTAAGCGTATAGTGCAGAATAAATCGCCTTGAAGCTGCTTGCACCAGAAGCGGTCAATCCTTGTGGGTTAGTGGTTCCTTTTTTGCGTAGGCGGCTCAAATCGACGACAACAAATTTATCGCCAGAGTAGTTAAGGAACGCCAACCAAGAGTTCTCAATTGACAAAATATTATCTTTACCTTGTTCCATCGAATCAGCAACAGAAATTACATACTCGTATGATTTGGGGGGTGTAGTTAATTCTTCGTAAGAGGCATCATAATCACCAGAGCAGTTCTCACCCAGATAAACGCGCCAGCTAAACTTACGATTGATTGGAACGATATTTTCAGGTAAATGAATCGCCACACCTGCCGCATTGCGTAACGCCTTCGAGGTGAAAATGAAGCTTTCGTCGATGTTGTTGTCGTCGCACACAAACACTGTACAGCTAACTGGTAAGCGTGAGCCGCTATTCTTCATCCAGTCTTTGATTCTGCCTGTCACAGCCTGTTTTTCCCATGTCGGGAACTTAGTAATATCTAAAGTCACGTTGGATTTTCTCGTTTTAAGTTTTACAATTCTAGCATCTAAGCTTTCTTTTCTGCAAGCATTTTTAGAATGCAGCTAGGTCGTACTTTTCCTCTAGCCAGTCGAGGTGAGACTCATTGGTACTAGCCTCAAGTGATGCACGTTTCATACTGTAAGTCCAGTTGTCGATTTGCTCAGGATGAATCTTGAAATAATTATCATCAGAGCTAAAATAAGCGTAGTCAGGAAACTTAGAGCGAACCTTTTCAATATATGGGTCGTCGTCTTGATAGTTAGGATGTACGCGCACAATAGACTTGTTGTTAACACCAGCGTCAAATTCAGGAGTTGTGCTGATTGTTCGGTGCTTATACCATGTTAGAGATAAGTTGACAGCAAAGGAACTTAAAACCGAATCGTGCGTCTTTTGTCCCATCATCATTAGTTGAACGGGAATAGCAGTGTCTAGAGGCTCAAAAATCACCTTAGTTTCAGGAGACTTGCCGTAGCCTATACCTACTTCACCAAAATCTTTGTATCCGTCCAACTTGAACCCAACGTCTATCAACAAATCGTAGATTGTCTTAGTACTTCTGCCACCAGCATAGAAATAAACATCAAGGTCAGTAGCTTCTCGTCCTAGATACCAATCGCGAGGCGCTCCACCAGCAATAATGGCGTGGCGGTCAATTTGCTCAATCATTGCGAGAACTTGGTCAGCGTAAGCTTGTTGCAGTTTAATAATCGACATGACGTTCTCCTTTTGTGTGTAATTAATGTAATTGAATGTGCGAGGCTAGGGCAACTATCTTAGGGGTGAGATTGTAAACTCGTCTTGGATAATCTCTACAAATTGAGAGTAAGGTTTATTAAGAAAAAGCACTTCCTTGACAAACTTGAAGGCATCTTCATAAGAGTCAAAGTTTATAGGAAAAGAAAAACCTTCCCAGTCTGACTGTGATTCAATCGTCTTCCAGTAGTACCACCAAAGGAATTTACGCTGCTCTAAGACAGTCCAGTGAGTTTTAGCCAATTGACCATACTCGTCTCAATACTCGTTGCGAACAATGCGAAATAATTTCATGTTAGACCTCTTTTTTCAGTTGTAAGAACCAATTTTCAAGTATTTTGAACAGTTTGCGCTCTTGTTCAGGTGTCAACTGTGTTTTCGTCTCGATTTCAACGCGACTGTACGAGTAATTTGCATCTGGAGGAAACAGTCGAACGCCAATAGGTAGCCCGACTGTCGATTTTTGTGGTGTGCCGCGATATGAGCAGATAATTTTACTCATTAGGCTTTGATTTACGAACTGAAGTTTTACCGAGGATATATGCACCTTGAAATCCTTGCCCAAGAACCTCCCCAAGTTGCCTTACAAATTCAGGGTTTTGCAACATTTGGTGAATTTGAGGGGTATTTAGAATAGGAAGTACCTTGTTCTTGAAAAAGTCCCTAGCCATTTCACTAGCTACATAGTCTTGCTCAGAAATAGCTGAGGTGGAGGTTTTTACTTCGGCAATACGCTTGCTAAGTACTGAAAAGTCGAGTTGGGATTCGGGCTGGTCGGGGGGTTCTGCTAGCATGGGTTTGTAGGTAGTATAATTGTTGTAAATAATAACACAGAAAAGAGAATATGCAACACTTTGCAAACTTTGAGCTAAGCCCAGAGCAAAAAAGAACTGCTGATAGTCTGAACTACCTTAGACAAAATGACCCAGAAGAATTTAATAGGGTAAAAACTGCTGGGCAAGCCGTCAGAAAAAGAAATCAGAATGTAAATGTGCCGATTATCCAAAAACAAGTAGCTGCTGGCGGAGATGCGAAGGAGTTGTTTGCAAATAACCGCCAAAACTACAATCAGACGTTTACGAAAGCTACTAATGCAAATCAAGCGGCTGGGGCTATGGGCAAAATTGGCAACACAGCTAAGCGTTGGGGTGGTAAGGTTGCTGGGCTTGGAGGAGCCGCAGTTACAGCCTCGATGCTGCTTCCTATGGCATCTTCCCTGCTTCCTTTTGGTAAAGGTCAGACTAAAGAAGAAAACCAACCCTATTAGATTAACCTAAGCCGAATAATCTGACATCTCTCTAATGACAGAAGAGATTAAATTTTGATTGTCAAAATAAAAACATTCAGACTTACCATCGAAAGTCTTTTTAGGAGTATATTTGTATTTCTTGAAGATTCGCTGAAGATGGTTCTCTAATTTAAATATTAGGCTAGGGTCGTCACTAGATATAACGTGGATAAGTTCGTATGCATAAGGCATATCGTTTTTAAAACGTCTCTTTATGGTGTTGTAAGTCCTCCCTACCTTATAGAAGTTTTCTTCTTCGCCCGATAATTTTACAAAATATACTTTGTAACTATCGAAATATTTAGAGGATTTTGCATTTTTCTTCCAAGCTATTAATCCCCAACCATGAGGGTTTTCATAGTTAGCTATATTAGTTTTATCTCTACCACAAACACTACAACCAGTACCTTGCAAATGACCACTTGGCAAGATTTTAAAGTCTCCGTGTTTAGGGCAGGTGACAGTTATCTTATCGGCTGCGGTTGTATAGATTAACTTATCGTAACTATAAAAGCTTGAGTGTTTTTCATTTGCCCTTTCTATAAACTCTTGTCGCGTATATCTTTTCGCTTCCCCAACTCTCTCACCCCCACATTGGGGGCAACCATCTCCATCCAAATGCCCCATAGCAGATTGTAGAAAATCTCCATGTTTAAGGCAAGTAATCTTACTTTTAGAGCCATAAAGAGTATATTCAAACCTATCGTAGCTATAAGTATTTCCGTGTATTTCTCTAGCCTTGTTTATAAAGTACAGGTTTTTATTGGTAGCACTTCTAAACGACGGGGAAGCTCCTCTTAGTATTGAGGCTGGCAACATTTCATGTAATCCATACTTATCTTTTAATGTTATTGGGCTATAAAGTCCTTTGCAATTAGACAAGAATTTATAGGGGAAGTTAGGGAATTTATTATATAAGCGTTTTAAAAATTCTTCGTGACTAACCCTACGTTTAGCTGCTGTCGCTTCGCAACCGCATTTATTACAACCCTCTCCCTGCATATGACCACTAGGCATCTGCTCAAATAAACCGTGAATCGGACAAATTATTTTTACGGGAAAGGTACTAGATATGTACTCAGACAAAGAGTAGTCATATTTGTTACTATGACTTTTATTAGACCTCTCAATAAATGATGTGGTTGTTACTTTTGGCATATTGGCAGTATTAGTTTTAGTAGCCTAGTTATACTAACATACAAATACGTCAGCATGATTTTACCAAACCTCATGAGCTTAATGCCCCAGAAGCCTCAACCTGAACAAGAACCTCCTTACTAAGCGCTTGGCTCCGTATCGTAGGGATATGGCTTCTTTTACAAAAACCTCTGAAGTTGTTTTCATACTTAGTGACATCCTGCCCATGAACGGGAAATTTTGAACTCAAAACCAAGATTGACTCTTAATTTTAAAGTTGATACTGATTTTGCAAGAGACTCAGTAATAGTTCTGGATATTACGCTAGGCATTGCCACGTAATAGCCACGTTTGCCTTTAGAGATAGGACTGATTTGCTCGCCTTGCCAAGAAGATACAAACTCTTCTGCAAGTTCTTTTGTTTCAAAATTACGAATTTCAACCATATTTTTAGTAATAGCAAGTTGGACTTCATCGTGCATTTCTATCATTGGACAGATTTCAGGCTTATTAACAAATGGGTCTGTGCAATACCCCTGCTCTTCAAAACTCTGCATCATGAATACAGTAGCATACTTAACAGAGATAACACCACCACTTTGAAATAAGGCATTCAACAATGAATGTTTGCTTCGAGTCATAATTTTTCGCTTGTCCAAACCGAGAATATGTTGCTTTCCAGACTTCTCCCAGTAAGCCTCTAATTTTTCTTTCAATGCCTTCAATGCTGGCATACCATTCCAGAAATCGTTATAGAGTTGTTGCGCTTTTTTCAAGCTAATTGATAGCATCTTTGCAAGTTTAGCTGGTTGCGCTCCGTATAGGCAAGCATAGCTAAAACTTTTAGCATCATCTCTACTAATTCCTAACTTCTTAGCGTTCAAAGAATGCAAATCATTTGGTTTTGCAGCTACCATTGCTTGAGCTAGTTCTTCTCCTCCTTGAAACGGTATTACATAGTGTCCAGATATACAATTTTCGAGGGAGTTTATATCGAAACCACCTTCCCAAAACTCGCTACCAGAGCCAAACAAGCCTCTAATAACTTCACCGTAAACACTTGATACTCTAGGTATATTGCAAACACCAATATGTTTGTATCGCGTTGTATTGCAGCCTATAGTAATGCAAGGGGTTGGTATTCTGCCATCTACCTCACGGAACTGAGCTAAGTATCCAGACGGAGGGCTTTCTTCATCGAAATCAAAATCCTCGGAGATGCCCCCCGCTATCGAATTTTTACGATGCTTATATGTCAAGTACAAAGCAAAATCTCCAGCAAAAGAAACAGCAGAACCCAACTTAGTTAAATTGGGGCAAAGCTCTTTTTCAACCCCTAAGCGCACCATCGGGCTTGTTGGGACTAAAACTGGTTTGTTTGATTTTATTTTCTCAGCCAGCACAGAAAAAAGACTATTCTCATCAAGCTCAAGAACTTCCAATCTCTGCTCTTTGTATTTACCATCTTCCAGAGTTTCTTTAACGTATCTTTGGAGCGCTGCAAGACGTTTTTCATAAGGGATAGACTGTTTTTTAGAATCACAGATGAGATTTCTTTGTCTGTATTCGAGAGGATGCCAACCACACTCAATAAGGTAACTCTTCACCCAATCTATATTATCGATATCAGCTTCAATATGAGTCTCTAGCGGCTCGTTATAGGGAAGAGGGTACATTTGCCCTTTATAAAATAAAATCCACTCTCCATCGATTTCATCAAGCGTTCCGTTAACTTTTTTAGCGAACTTCACCATAGATTCGGTAGGTTCAGTAAATTCTGGCACTAACGCCTCGTAATATGGCAATTCATAGCACGTTGCATTGAACCAAAACGAAAAACTTCCTTCTTCATAGGCAATTTCTTCTTGGTTTTTTAGAAACTTTACAACCGCAGCCGACAATGTACCATCTTTTTTCACCTGCACTTTAGGAAGATAGATAGCTTTGTGGGTTTTTAGCTGATTTGCTGGGGGGGTAACTTCCGCTAATTCGCCTTTATTACGAGGTTTGGGGGGTAATAGAGGATTAATGCTATCTGCAATCACCTTCATCTTTTCTTGTAAGTCTTGGACTGCTTCACGCGCTGCCTTTTCATCAAATGCAAAACCAAAATGCTCTCTTCTAAGTGCCAAATCGCAAAGCTTCGATTCCATCTTAAAGGCTTGATGCCATCCTGAATACTCTAAATACTCAGACCACAAACGTTGAAACAGCTTGCAAGTGACTACAGTATCCTGAATACAATAATCGAGTAAAAGTGGTGTCCAGTTTAGGAATTGTTCACTTTTACCAGAATTTTTTTCAATGTAACCTGCCTCAATGCAAGCACTTCTGTAGTCTTGCTTGTGTTCGCCAAGCCTCGCCCCCCAAGCTTCGAGCGAATGCCCCATTCCTTCAGGAGTATAGCGGTCAGGACTTAGCAAACGAGACAAGAGCAGTGTATCAACAATTTGGCAAGGCTGACCAAATACTTCATCGCTTTGGTCGAGGTATCCAATTCTATAGTCAAGAACACCAAATAGCTTCAGTGCTGGAAAGTCAAATGAGATGCCATTGTGAGCAACCAAGTGTGTGCAACCCTTGAGAACACCAGCAAGCCAATCCCTAGTAACACTTTCTTTTTCTGCACTCCAAGTCTCGCCTGTGTTCACATCACGCACAACAACACAGTGCAACTTCGCACTAGGCAGTAGTTTGTAAGGGAAGCTAGAATAGTCGAGCATCCCTGAGAGGAGGTTGTCAGTTTCAATATCCAGAACTAAAATTCTATCTGTCACTTAACCTTCCTCCAAATAGTTTAAAACAAACTTCACAAAATCATCAAAAGGCTGCGTAGCGCTGAAATCATTATTATCAAGCCAGTAGTCAGGTATCTCCACCTTGTTATAAAAATCCCACTGTAACAACTCACTCTCTGGTGGGCGATGTGTACCGTACCGCATACTCTTGTTAGGTTCTACCCAACCATGAAGAGTCTCTCTTGCCTTCTGAGCCTTAGCAGCAGCTTCGTTGTGAATGTACACAACTTTACCACCTTGTCGCTTCACCCAATCGAGTTCATTCTGGTAACGTAAATCTGAAATGAGCAAAATACTTGCAGAATTACCATACTTCCTATCGAGGGCATTAATAAACACATCTTCGCCAAGATTTTCGCGAAGTAATTGCCCTACTCTTTTCTGCACATCTCTTGAAGACCACTTAGACTCGATGCCAGAACGGTTAGCGCCAAATACAAATCGTTTCTCTTCTTTCAAGCTGCGGTCTTGCAATTCCTTACCACTAATGCCAAGAATCGGAGCTATGGCTTCATTCAACGAGTCTGCAAAGCGAGTTCTTACAGTAGACATGGTGTAGCGATGCTGATAAATCAATCGGGACTGCAAGCGATTCATGATGAAGTCTTTACCTCCGTTGATTGAAGATATAGCAGCTATAATTTTTCTAGTCATTTTGTCTACTCTCTATTATCATTTTTACAAATTTCAAAGCTTCGTCATTAGTGTGATTATTCTTCATAAGGTTAGCACCTTTACAAACAAATTGAACATTCCCTTGGGCATATTCTTTACTGGAGTCAATCCTATCTAAACTAGCTCCCCATAAAGGTGTTCTAGGTCGTTTCTTTACCTCTAAAGTAGTTGCTCTAATCTCCATAGGTACACCCGTTAAAGCACATATACCTTTCTGACTGTCCCAGACATCCTTAAGGTATTGTAAAGTTAAATTTTCGTATTGTCTATGCCCTTTTTTGCGGGAACCATTTAGAAATAATCTAAAAGGGCTGAACTCATCTAAATTTTTCAATTTTCTTTGTATGTTTATATATCTTTTTTGTTCTGGTGATAGGGCTTTAGACCCTTTTAATCCCCTCAATCTAAGTTCTTCCTTATCGGTTAATTTTTGGGCAGTACAACTCACGCTACAGAATGTCATTTTAGACTTGTTTCTAGATAGTCTGTATTTCAATTCCGATTCAGTAAGTGAAATTAAAACCCCACAAAAATCACAAGGGTAATTTACCCTCTTCTTAAAAGGTCTAGACATTACTCATTACCTCTTTGTTTAATCTTCGTATATCTTCGACATTCGCCAAATTGTAAATCGGAACCCCGAAATCCTGAGCAATTTTCATCGCTTGCGCTGTTCCGCCAACCAGTTTACCACCTTTTGTCCAACAAATTACAAAATCTACTGGGTCTTTAAGTGTAGTGCTGAGGACTTGGTAAGCATTTCTTGCTTGAAGTTTCCTTGCTCCTTGACTAAGTTTGTCAGGAGAAGGGTGATATTTGTTGACCAACTCTAAGGCTTCGTTCCAAGTAGAAGCAGTTGATGAATCAAAAAAACCTCTTGAGGGGTTATGTTCAAGGTCATTAAATCCGTTCCAAGGTAGGTACACTTTGTAAGGTATCTTAGAACTGCCAAAAGAAGCTTCAGCAGCCCCCATTGCAAACGCAGAGTCAGCACCGTTAGCACCTCCAGACCGAAGTATGTAACCCTTCTTATAGAGTGTGCCAGCAATATACTGCATAGATTCAAGTACATCTTGGGGGGTTTCACGACTACCAATACCAGCGTAGAATTTTTTAGTAGCCATTTTTCTTTGCCCTGTTACCGACAACAGAAATACCTATACTGGAGCCAAGAGCGATTCCAGATTGAGTAAAATAATTCCAAGCATTTTTTGGGTAGCCCATTGCTAAAATAAGTGCAGATAAACTTACACCAAGAAGAAAGGCAGAAGCAGTTAGATAGTGGCGCAAAAACAATCTTTTCATCTTAAAACTCATCTTCAATACTCTCCTCAGTAATAACCGAACTTTCTACAGCAACTACATTACCAGCAATACCATCGATTAACATCTCCTCTAGGACATACTCTGTCCCAGCTTCATCTACGACCGTGTAGGTAACATCGCGCAGACTTGCTTTCTCGCTTCTTGAAGTTACGGTGAAATCTTCGCCATTGTGGGATACAACATCACCAACTTGATATAAGAACGAAGTTGTCAGTTGCTTCAGTCGCTCACGCTCCTCGTCAGAAAAGAGAAGTTTGAGGGCAGCTTTGCGACGTTCGGTAGTCCAATCATGCGTTAAGTTGTAGAGAGCGCGTTTGTCCTTGCACAGCATTGCGTTATGTGCGTCAAGAACCGCAGGGGAGTATTGCTTGGCAGCTTTCTCAGGCTCAACCATCCAAAGTGACTCAGAGGGCATAACATAAGTCATTTGAGTGCCATCATGAACTGCAATAATTGTCTGGTTTTCAGTTAAATATCCCAAACTCTGCTTGACTTCAAATGTGCCTCCAAAAGATAGTAGGTCTTTCACGATATACGCTTTGCCATGATTCGCAGCAAAATGTCTAAGTAGTTTTCCAGTGAGTTCATGATTAGAATCAGCACTCTCAGATAGCACTTCAAGCCCGTCTAGCCCGTTTTCCAATTTAACCATGTTGTATTCGATTGTCATTGGCTTACCTTGCCTTGGAAGCGTTGTTAGGGTAAGTGGGGAGTTGGTATCTTTGTTGTAGTCTTCTTTTTTAGTCTTGAAAAGGGCAATAATGCCATCACTATTAGATGAAATTGAGGTTGAACCACTCAGAGCGTTGACCAAACTACCTTTTTGACCGTTTTTAGCTCCTTCTTTCGATAAATGGTGAATCACAACCCCGCAAGTATCTGTCTGCGTGAAAACTTGCTTCAATTTAGCTACAATTTTACCGAACTCACTAGAATTTTCTGAAAACTCGCTGTTAGCTGTTGAAGCTCGAAGACTGTCGATGATAACAAGTGTGGGCGAATACTCCATTATTCTCTTTTGCAAGTATGGAATCTCAATCGTCGCATCAAAAATTCTCTCGACTACTAAGGCATCAGGGTCAAAGTTGACTAGTAAGCTAGTTCCTTTATCATTCTTGTTACCAAACCCAGCCATGTAGACTCTGCTGGCAATAGTTTTTCTGTTTTCTTCCAATTGCCAATAAAGTACGCGACCTTTTTTAACTGGAAGACCTAAAAAGCGTCCAGAAATTGCGAACGAATAAGCTAGTTGGTATGCTAGGAGCGACTTTCCGCATTTTGGCTCAGCACCGAAGATGTACATACCGCCAGCTTGAAGGAGATTAGGAATAAGCCACTGGTCGGAGGGGTCGTAGCTCTCAAGTATTTTTTTGAGGTTCATGCTGCGTTCAAATACTGGAGTAGGATTCATCAGTTCTTGAATGTCAGCACTGATGTTTTTAGGCTCGAAACCAAGAAGAGGATACCACTTAGAGGCTATCTTGTTGCGGAGTAACCTCAAAGCTTGTTTTTTGTTCTCAACCCCCTCTTCCTCCATGAACTTGACAAACCCTCGAAGGTCTTGAGCATACTCTGCCAATAATGCTTTGTGGTTATCAAGTGTGAAATCAATTTTCTCTAACCCAAGGCTTTCTGTGTATTGCATCCTTTTAATAATCCTAATAATTCTTCTCTAGTACAAATTTCCCAATTCTCAATTGCATCAGCCGCGTCGTAATTCTTTTCTGCACCTCGTCCGAGTAACTGCGCGATGTTGTAGCTTGATGCTGAGATGCCGCTTTTCCATGCTTCCTGTAAGAACTTCTGCGCTTTCTGTTTTCCAGTTTCATCATTGTCTTCCAAATAGATAATGTTTTTCACTTTGTAGGATAAGCATCTTAAGAACTTAGCTAGGTGTGACTGTTGGTAAACAAAAGAAGGAAAACTGACAGCATTTATACCAAGCTCTTGAAGATAAGAAGCGACCTTTTCCCCCTCGACAAAGACCACGAAAGCCGCCAAATAACAAGACCTGTATACTGGGACATGATTGAACTTTGTAGGAACTTCATTTGACCATTCTCCATTGTCTTTTTTAATGCGAAAGTAAAAAAACTTTTTTTCATGTCTTGGGTCACACCTAATTAATTGAAAATCGTCGTAGGGATAGATAGTAAACTTTGTTTCATTCTCAAAGTAGGTAGACCAAGGTTTCTTGTAAGAGATAGAAGAGAAAAATTGGGTAACATCTATTTCACTAAGGTTAAGTGGCAGAGGCTTTATAATATCGCGAAGTTTTGGTATGCGTATCTGCCTTGGGGATGAGCTACGGCGAGGTCGAAACTCACCCTCTTGCAATTTGGCTGCAATCAGACTCGGTTGGTAGCCTGTGCCTTCTTTGCGGAGAAGATGACATTGACTGCTTGAATAGCATGAGTATGCACCTTTCTTGGTTCCCTCCGCAACGATTTTAAGCTTATGTTCACCGCAAATAGGGCAATCTGCTGATATCCAACTCCTGTGGTTTGAGACATTCTCCAGCTTGTGCAAATAGGTTAGGATTTGAAAGTCATGCTGCTTTACTTCTATTCTGCCGTCAGAGTGTCTAATTCTCATTTTATTGACTCAATCTCTTTAGGAATATTGCTTGTATACCCACCATTAACATAATCTGGTCGCCAGTTCGCATCACTTATCATCTGCTTCCAATTTCTCTCTAGTGGCTTAATACCATAGAAATCTCGTAGAATATCCTTGAAAATCCTCCAATAATAGTTTAAATCCGAATGTGATAGATAAGCCAGCTTACTTCGTTCTTCGTTAACGTATACGAGAACTGCACCCGTTATTCCAGCACCGTATCTTTCTTTAAAGTCAGTGCCTAAAGTCAAAGCAGCAGCGTAGAATGATGCCTGTAAGCAATTTTTAAACATAAAATCCACATTGTCTGAGCGACCTAGACTCTTCAGCTTAACACCGCCTTTTTTAAGTTTTTCGTAGCTTCTTTTAGTTTTTAAATCGCATATAACAAATTTTTCTGAGATTATTTCTCCTGTTTTTACGGTTTTGAAAGTATTATCTGGGATTTTTACGAGATTATCATATCTACCAGCTAACATGAAATTTTCTGGATTTTTTTGGATATTACCGTGAAAAAATAATGGTTGCTCGACTTGTGCGTATTCGGGGTCTACGTGACTATAGAAGTTATCAATGGCAGTACAGGCTAACTTTTGCTCTACAAGGCTTCCTAGAGGGTATACGCCATCTATCAAGTAACTTTCGATTAAAGCATGAGCAGCAGTACCCACTCGCGCTGACTCTTGACTGATTAAATCTGGGTCTTGACCTAATTTTCGCATTTTGTTACCCCACACTTCAAGGATATCCTCCCCCTTATCATTCGTTAAATCTTCGTATTGGCTTAACACAGTCGTTGTCGAGGCACAGGACAAACCACATTTACTCGTATACTGGCGTTTCCCTGATTCTTCAGTTATTTCACCAGCATACTCAATGAACGGACGATATTCAAACAGTTTCTTAGCCATTAGTACGAACCGAAGTGCTGCCAAATCCGCCTCTATTCTTGTTACCAATCACTTCACTCCAGAACACACAATTCTCTTCCGTGAAGTCCAACCTAATATGCAGTATGTCGTCAAGGCTAGGAGCCACAACCTGCAACAATCGGTCGCCAGCATCAATATATGGCTTACGTCTGTGTAGAGGAGCTTTACCGAGTTGGGGATGATAGTCGAGATAGCAACCTAAAGTGTCCCCAGAAATAAGAGAGGAGCCTTGTAGTTCAATTCCTCGATAGGTCTTGTCAATTGTACCTACTGCATTAGATAAACGAAATGGAGATTTTCCAATACTACTGCGAGGTCGGATATCGAAATGGGTTGGGCATACAGTTTCAGGTCTATCTTTTAGGTAGTAATGAAGATAATCCAAATCTGATTCTGAATTTGTAATATTATTTTGAATGCTGTCTATGAATGCAGGGTAGAGACTGTCATACATCGCAAAAACAGTCTCAAAACTGATAACACCAATAGTCTCGACAACTTCAGCATCATAAGGCTTCACATCCGTGACAAATGGAAGGTCAATACCTGCATCACCAACTTTGTTGTACGCAGGTGCAGAGCTACCGTAGAATCGCTGTGCTGCGTCAGAAAGAGGAAGGGAGATTAGTAGTTTAGTCATAGTACCTAAAAATAAATAAATTGAAAGGGCGAGAACTTAATCATCGCTCCTCTTTAAAATGTCGAACCAACCTTGTCGAGAGTCACTGGTTACAGCACTTGTCAAACAGCTTCTGGATGCCATCCTGTAGGACAGAATGAAGGTCGCTTTTTTCATGCCAGCCGACATTGAGATTAAATGGTAGTAGGTAGTTGTTGTTGAAGTAAATAACCTTCCAGTTGCCACAACTTGTTCTCGACCTGTTCTCTGGCAACTTTACGACCAATTTCAATGTCGAAGTTTTGCGGGTCAACACAAGCACCACGACCGATAATAGAGAATCCATTGCGAGTAGGGAATCGATAAGAGACAACAACTTCCTTATTCCAAAAAACAGCTTCTTGGGTTTCGGCAGAGTTTAGTAAATCTTGAATGTCTTGGGGTGTAATTTTGTTTTTCATTTTAGTTGGTGAGTGAAGGGCAAAGGACTAGCCAATGCCCATGTTACAATTACGAATTAAACCTAAAAGTCCTCGTCGTCCTCTACCGCAGGAGCCGCAGACTTAGTTGCAGTCTTGGTAGTAGTAGCTGCACCATCTTTAGCTTTTTCAAGTACAACAATAGGGAACAACTGAAAAGGAGAAAGTTGGTAGTAAGTTTTACCGTTGTATTCCCGACTTGTCAGGATGCCTTCAATTACAACCTTATCTCCCTTCTCAATGCTGTCGTCAGTGGTGAGTGCCGAGATGAAGATGCTTGGAGCGTACTGTTCGCCATCTCGCTTTGCAGCAGTGTTTACCGAAACCGAGACATCAGTGTATTCAGAGAAGTTACCGTTAGCTTGCTTAGTTCCAGTCACACGACCGAAGAACTTTTCAACTTTGCCAGAACCGATTGCAGAAAATAAAGGAGCCATGTGTTTTTGTCTTTTGTTTGAGTAAATTTAATGTAGCAGTGAGTCAGTAGTAAAAGTATCTATCGAAAGACTGATTAAGCAGCCACTTCGGGAGCCGCGCTTTTGTTAGGGTTGTAGCGGTCACGATTTTCCCAGCAAAGCATCTTCCACTTACCTGCTGTATCGTAGTGACCCTTCTTAGCGAAAGCGTCGAACTTGAGAGCGCGTTCGTCAGCACTTGCATGACAGTAAGGTGCATTCTTTTCTGCCCATTCCAAACACTCTTTTTTAGAGTACGCTAAAGGTTGTACTTCAGCTTGAGCAGTCACAGCAGCATTACCATCATCATCGGCATCAGCAGACAAGTTAAGCAGCGCACAGATGGAGTAGCGTCGAGCGTAGGTTAGTGCAGAACCTTTTTGTTGCTCGTTAGCTGGGAGTGTGATTGGGTAGTCAATCTGAAAACTTTCACCAGTTGGAGCAAAAGTGATTCTCGTCACCAAATTCGTTTGCTCTTCTATTTTCTCGAAAAAGCTGAACAGAACCAAGTTATGTCTCAGCAGAGGTTCACGAATAGACTTCATGATAGAGTCTAAATCGGCATACTTGCTTTTGAAGTGCGGGTTGAGTTTGTCCTTGATGATTGGCGTAAACTCAAGTTGTGCCTTGACAAGTGCAGAAAAGAGATTATCGGGCTGGTGTGAGTATGGCGCGTAAATTTCTGGTTGCGGCGAGACAACGAGTTCGGACGACTCTTGGCGGTCGTCGATTTGGTCGGTCGTAGCTGGTTTTCTAGGAGCCATTTTGTTTTTCCTTGTAATAGTAGGGGTAGGTATCTCGCCTACCCAATTTAGTTGCGGTCTAGCTGTTTAGTTTAGCGGTCTTTACATCGGTCAAGCTGCTGCGAACTGCTTCGAGGCGACCATTGCGAACTGCACCATTCAATTTAGTGCCTTTGATTTTCTCGCCATTGTCAATTTTTTCAACTAGGCGCTCTGCTTGAGATACCCAAACTTCAGCATCGTTAATTGCAAGAATGAGAAGTGCGCGATATTCATCGTTTGAGATAACTTCGGGTTCTTCGGTGATTGTCTCGGCTTCTTCAATTGCGGCTAAGGCTTGTTGTGCAACTTCAGGCTGATATGCGACTGTGGTTTCGACTTCGTTGGTTTCTAGTGTAGGCATTTGTTTTCGGTGTTTTGCTCGATTGCTTAGTTAATATATCGTGTTGAGCAGGGTAGGTCATCTATCTTGCGACTGATTAGTACCGAGGATTTCCGAGAATATCTTTGCCCTTCACTTGCGGCTCCTTGACTCGCCAAGACTTGAGTTGCCAATCGCGGTAGTTCCCCTTTCTGCCACGATAACTAGCCACTACCTTCTCATTTTCGAGGTCTACGCTGACGATTCGGAGAGTATCGAGAACTTGACGAGTCATTGTTGTGTGTCCAGCTTTCTCTTTTCTGACCTTGTATAGAATTTGGTCGGGTTTTAAATTTCTAAGTGTTGCCATCTGTCTTTCTCCAATTTATTGATTTGAACTCTTTCAAGATTTTCAGTTTGATGGGGGTTCTAGCTATTTGCTTGCCATTGATTTCCATGCAGTAAGGATTTGAAGTAATTGTCCCGTCTGGATTTAGTTTAGTCTGACATACTCCGTCAAAACTGATATCGTAGTATTTTATCTTCGTTGTTTTCAGAGATGAAAATAGTCTAGCAACAGCTTCTAGGGGATAGTGATTTAAAGTCAGAACCAGTGTGTCAGGAGGATAGACTGTAACGTCCTGCGGGAATACTTGGAACCCAAAATCTGTAATTTCTTTAAGGTCTTCGGGCAGTTGGAATTTATTGTTACTCATCTGTTTTGTTTACCCAATCTTTGTTGATTTCAAGCCATTCTTTTAATTTAGTCATACATTTTACATGAGAGTCACCACAAAAAGCAACATCAGCACATGACTCTTCTTCTGGGGGATTGGAGGCAACCCACACCATTATTTTGTAGCGACCGTTCGGGAATATTTGGCGGTAGACGTAGTGACCTTGGAAGCGAAAACCGCAAGTTGTTCTCATAATTATCTCCAGATATAGAGAAAGACAGCGTTTTTAGGACTGTCTTTCGGGTGGTCTAGGCGGCTACAGGGGTAGCTTTCCTAGAAAAAGAAACGATGTTGTTGACGTTTATTTTTTCGCTATTTTAGCTGTCGCTCGTAAAGTCCCAGCGTGTTCTAGGCTTCCTTACCTGTCGAAACCGTTAGCCTCACTTGAAGTGTAAGGCAAGAGAGTCGAACTCTTGTCCAGCCAAGGAAGTACCTAAACTCTCAATAACACTTATATACTAACACAACTACCATTAATTACATCTACCATTAGAAATAATTTCTTCAACCTTCTTTTGTGCATCTTTCTCAAACTTAAAACTTCCAAAGTTGGCTGTTTTACCCTTTACGGGAAACCTTACCCTCCAAACATTTCTTTTCTTGTCAAAAGAATACCCCTTGAAAGACCTCCGCCTAGCCTCTCCCATAATTACCAAGTTGTTATTATTTTTCCTAGTAAGTTTACATGGGTCAATATTTTTATGGTACTCAATAAGTTGTAATTTTGTAAGTGACTTTAGATAGTCTACTTTACATTTAGCGTCTTCCTCATCTTCAAAATACCCGAATTTCAATTGGATTCCATTAACTCTGTAGGCTACAACAAATACCTTCTTTTCTTTATTCCAAGAGTAGTAGTTTGAGTCTTTATATTTTATTCCTAATACCCAATTTGTAGTGTCTCTTGATATATTGTAAACCGAAGCCCAATCCTTAACAGCATCTAAATAAAATTGCTCTAATGAAAACACCGTAGCTGCGTTAGCTGAAGATAATTTGTCTACTATCGAGAATACAAACGAAGATTGACCAAAACTATTCCACTCGAATTGCAGAGAACGATTATGGTGCTTGTTTTTATTTAGTCCATTTAAATGCTCTTTAAATCTACGTTCAATATGAAGACTAGAACCGATATAATACTTGCCATTGACTACATTAGTTATGTAGTATATCCCTATTGTCATTAATTCTTTACTGGTTAATCTGGTAGTTGGAAAAGCGACAGGGTTCCAGAGCCTTTTCGAGTTGCAATCTCTATTCGCTTACTACCATAGTAACATACATAAAAATGACTACACCAAGTCCCAAAAATTATCGCAAAGAATCTTAGCAAACTCTGCTGGTATCGGCTTTTGTTTTTCGAGTAGCTTCTTAGCGAAATCATCAACTATATTTTGCTTTTCCGCAGCATCTTTACAAATAGCCTCAAACTCCTGCTTTACCTTCGACTCGAAGCGCGACTCCTCGATAAAGTTCTGCTCAGAATCAACTCTGCCCCACATCAACACGTTTTGACCAGTACTAGCATCTCGTTGTAGTACAAAACTCCAACCAAGCTTAGTTAGCTCATCCATAACCATAATGCCAGTAGATTCAGCAGTTTTTATTACTTGAGCATCTCGCCATGCCCATTCTTCTTCTACCATGAGCGAGGAGATTTTTTCGATTGTGTCATTCATAATATTAAAGGGGCATAAAGCCCCCTGTAATGTGTACCAAATCAAGCGTGAGACTAGCGGTTATTGGGTGTGCCAACGTTAATAGAGCCAACAGAGCCAGCCTTAGCCACTTCCGCAGTCAAGTTACGTTGAGCTTCGATTTCTCTGAACAACTTGGCGATTTCATTACTGAGCGCGCCGTTACGTTCGGTGAGAGATTCGATTTGTGCAAGTTGCTTGGCTGTAGACGTTTCAAACTGGCTTTGAAGTAGTGCTTTCTCGGAGGCAAAATCGCGAGTCAAACGGCTATTTTCGATTGTAACTGCCTTTTTGACTTCAGCATCACGCTCTTGCTTGACGGCAACAAGTTCGGTCTGCAATGCTTTGTAAGCTGCCGATTCAATTGCTTCCTTGCCAACAGACTTCAAGTACTCGTTGACGGTCACATCTTTCTTTTCTGCCAGCTTCAGATTGAAATCAACTTCAGACTGACGGTATTTGGTCTGATATACTTCGGTCAAGCCTTCAATTTCAGCTCTCTTGTTAGCGATGTCGCGAGTTAGATTCTCTGCGGTTTCGGTGAGACTATCAACTGACTTGAATGCTTCTTGAATATTTGCTGTTGCTTTGACGAGTGCTGCTGCTGCGGAGGAAATTACTACGTCGGTGTTATCGGACTTGGTTTTAGCTGTTGCCATGTGATTAGTTGTTTTGTGTTTGTTTTACAAGTGTAGAGGGTTGTGGTGATGATTGTATCTATCTTAAGGTACATATAGTGAACCCCCGCAAATATCCGATGCGAGGGTTCTTTTTAGTTTGTACGACTAAAACATATAGGTGTACAGTACTTATATTTTACTTCCTGATTTTGCCTTGTTAATATCCTGTGGTCAAGCTTTAGACTTATATTAGCCGTATTACCATTATACTGATTCTGCCATGATAAGGCAGAAATGAGAATTGAACTCACATCGCTAATTATTAAGCTTGAAACGTCGATACAAAAGGGAAGGTTTTAAAATGAACTTGGAGCAATAACTTCAATTTCACTTTCAGATTGAGCCACTTCTCTAGACCCCAGATGTTTACCAGTTACATCACCCTCCGATAGTCGGAGAAGTTCGGCTCGAACGAACAAGACTGCGGTTTAGAAGTGTTGTATAAGCTTTAACTTACGCTCTTTAATTAATATACTCGACCAACTTACTACCTCGCATCTACCTAAAGACAGATATAAAAAAGCGCTCCCGAAGGAACGCTCTCTCTCTCTCTTATTGCAATGGTTGAGTCAGATAGTTAGTTATATCTTTTCCAATCTTGAATTGAATCACCTCAATGGCATTTGCACCTTCCCTTGCCACTACAACAGCCTCTAGAAGCTTCTGAGCGCGACTGACGAGTGCTTGCTTGGTTGTCTGATAAATTGCACCACTGTAGCTGATTTGCTCCCACACACCTTCGTTAATGTCTTGACTGTACTCTTTAACTTGAGCAGGGTGCTTGTCGGTCAGCGTACCTTCAATGACTTTCCAATCGGTGATTTTCTTGGTCTTGTTGGTACGGCGAACTTCGGATTCATACAAACCAGTGTTGGGGTCAACACTCCACTTTTCTGCGCTGTCAAGGACAGGTAATGAATCGAAAAATGTAACGATGTCAGTTAACTGCTTTTCGAGAAACAACAAGCTTGAGACAGGTACATTCTCGGCGATTGTAGCTCCGTTAACCACAATGTTGCCAACTGCGGCTTGATTGGTTTTGTCGAGTGTTGTGATTGTGTCGAACAACTCGGTTAATAACGAAGTGAATGCTGCAACTTGGTCTTTGACATTAGTTTGAGTCAACTTCGATTCAGGAGGATACACATACCCATCTTCAGCATTGGGGCGATAAGTTTTGCTCAAACCACCAAACAAATCTCGCTTTTGAATTGTCTTGTAGATTTCAGTCTTTGCCTTACTGACGCGAGATTTAACGCCTTCGGTGATGGCAAGCAATTGGTGTAGAAGAAGTCCAGATGCAGTTGATTTAGCCATGACAGTTTTAGATTAATTTTGATAGTTTAATTAGATTACAGAAAAGAATGTCGAAATGTATCTATCTAAAGTTAGGTATAGACAATTGCGCCAGTATTTAGGTCGATGATGCGGCGCTTAATACGAGGCTCAAAGTAGCACATAACTTCAAAAAGTCTGGTTAGTCTAGCTAGACTTTCCTCTCCACGATGCCACATTAAAAGCCAACGATTATGTTTGGCAGAAAAGAATTGTATTTGATACATTACAACACCTTAACTAAAATAATGTCGTTGACCAACAATACTAAAAATGCAATAGGAATAATGACTTTCGCAAGTTGCCAGCCATTTTGGGTGAATCGCGCTTCATGTGCCTCTACAGCTTCTCGCGCAATCTCTTCTGTTGACTTGTAGGGTAAGTAAATGTCATTTTTGCCAGTCAGTCGTGCCATGTTAAAAATCTCCTTCGTAGTTAGGGTCAGCGAGTAGTCCTAAAACAATCTGCTGCAAACAAGTAATGAACGGGAGCAACCTTGCCGAATATTGAATCGAGTAGATGTAATCCTCAGCGAAGCGGTCTTGCAACCATCCTGAAGCTAATGAATAGACTTGAGCATCATATTGGTCATCCATTTTTTCTGCTCCATCTGTAATCAGCGTATTGTTTAGCGTACTCGTAAGTCTTGAAAGGTAGTGGACATTCAGGGTCTTCGACTGAAAAAGTTAACAAACCATCAAAGTTGAAATAAGGGCGTATAAGATAAGGTAACTTCACATCAAACCTCCGATGTATAAATTAAATCGTTTACTTTCAAATCTTTAGGGAATACTAACTCAGTATTAGTTGTAAAACTGCTCTCTTTGAACAAAACGTAATTTGTTGGTTGAATTGTTAATCTCCCATTATCAAGTCGAATAAACATGAACTCTTTGGCTTGCTCAGGGTACTCAGTGAAACCATCGTCTAGAGGACAGACAGAAAAGAGATAAGTGCCTAGAAGAGCTGTTTCAGCGTCAATGGCAGCTTTGCATCGTAAGTTGGCTAGATACTTATACTCAATTGCAGACCAGTTTTGGCTGTAGCAGTCCCAGCGTTGAGCTTGCTTAATGTCCCAAGTGTCGGCAGAGAAAGATAACGGGTCTTCAAACAATATTGCATGAGGTGGCAAATTACGAAAAAATGCCCCACACTCCAACATAACGTGTAAGCCCCAACTCCGACCACACACACTGTTGAGAGCAAACCAAACAGCAGGGATGTAGCCAATAAATTGCTTGTGAGTGAAATTAGTGTCTATCCAAATATATTTGTGTTTTGGGATGTCGCCCACTGCAATGTTTTTCATTTGTTAAGTTTAGATATAAAAATGCCCCTAACCAATGTTCAAGGGGCGCTTCTCGTTGAGGTTATCTTAGATGGTGCTAATTGTCTCCAAGTGGTAAGGTTATGTCGAAGGAGTAACGGATTCATGACTTCTCTTCTCCCCTAAGACTAGAGCTTACTTGCTGCTTCATGTATTGTAAAACCTAAAAACAATACACTACAGAGTGGGTGGTTAGGTTCCTCAGCCCGTGCCGATATGCACCTACACCTTGGGTTGTTGCTGGATAGCCCTGTCCTAGACCCAACTTCGCAGAGCTTGATTACTTAGGCTCAAGTTGCGGCTGGGGTTAGCAGGAACACGCCCACAGATTGCATATTGACTATTTTGCAAATATCCAGATTGCAAAGAGGGGAACCCTAAGACCGCAACCTCTTTGCTTTGTTTAGCTGGTAATTGAAGAGTCACCTCCTTACTTACTTGCTACACTGCATTGCTGCATCTCTTTTAATATAACTCAACTTCTTTTTCTGCGCCTCTATCCAAAGACAGATATCTACATGGCAAAACTCAGTTTCAGTTACTAAACACATACAATCAGTCCGAGAGAAAGATACTGCCATGTTAATCCTTAAAAAGTTCTACAAGTTCACGCAAATTACTGATAGCTTCATCTTCGTTGTCAGCGCCGTCCCAAGCTTTTTGCCAGAGCTTTGTCGCCTTCTTTTCTGACAATCCTAGTTTTGATAGACCTACATCATTGAAAATCAAATCAGTTACTTGTTTTTCTATAGAAGCACATAGAGGTTGCGCTTCATCATAAACCTTTTTCGCCGCCGTGAACTCTTTTTCAAACACTTCCCGTTTATCAGCATATTCTAATAGAGATGCTGCCATTTTCCTTACCTCATCTACAGACTTAAAAGCTGTACCCGCAGGTGATTTAGGGGGTTTTGGGATTTCTAATACAGGTTTTGCTTTGCGTATTGCTGCAATTCTTTGCTTCAAAGGTAATTCAAAAACACCATCGTCTAACATAACTTAATCCTTCCAAAATGTTTTCAAGCCGTCTTGTTCAATCTCAAAACAGTATCGAGTAAAACAGGCAGAAAAGAAATCTGCCCAAGGACATAAGTAGCCTCCAGCCGTATAATTGTTGCTTTTATGCGTAAATTTACGGAAATGCAGCTTTTCTAACTCAATACACAACAACATTTGAGCATCTATGAAGCCAATTTGCTGCGATTGTGGAAAAACAAAGGCAAAAACAATCTTACTATTAGGTTTTATCTTACGAATAAAGCCTAGACCATCACCAACTTCAGTTTCGAGGAATATATTGCCCGTTTTAGCGGCTGCGTAGTCGGTTTTTACCTCAATTAGCAGGTCTTTTTTGCCGACCACACGAAAATCCCAGCTTTCATTGATTTGTTGGTCGAGAGTAGCTGGAATTACTTCGTATTTTTTGCTGAGGAAGAACTCTTTTACGACTTTTTCACCGAAATTACCTTTAGCGAAGGACTTTGAGCGCTCAGAGTTAGTCAAAATTGCGAACTTCCATGTTCAAGGTCTTTCAATACCAACAAGATTTCCTCTGCATCGACACCAAGAAATTCTAAGTCGGTAATTTCAGCAGTACTCCACTTATCAAAGGTGGCGCGAATTGCTGCACAAATTTTATTTTCGGTATATGGAGACATCGCGTAATCACCTTCACCTCCAAACAATCCAAAAATAGTATCATTCTCGAATCGATAGTGGAAATCTCGTTTTGTTTTGCTAACTTTGTAACCAGCTTTCACCAGCACAAGAACCAAGTCTTCTATACTGTTGATTTTTTCGAGTCGATTCTCTTCTACAAGTGTAGCAATTTCTTCGCGCCAATCTAGCCGTTTCAATTTGTGAGCGCCACGTTTTCCTTTGGGTCGCTGATGCCGACACCAAGCATACGCTGACGTTCGGTAGCGTCGGTAGTCGTTGCTTTTATCTCTCATAGTATTTCCTCAAATCATTCATCTGTGCATCACCACCTTCGATTACTACTCTAGGGTTCTTGTTTTTGGTTACAACTTTAGGAGCTAAAACTGGACTGTATTGAGTTTCTTGTCCTTCAAACTGGTAGCGTTGTTTGCGAACTACAGGAATGTCGTCGCCATACTTAGCTGCAAGAGCTTCAAGTTGTTGAATATATTTGCGAAGTGTTTTCATTTCAGTGATTAGTATACAAAGGTTTCCAATCCAAATTTTTCAAGTGATGATACATTCTATCCATCAACCACTCTGCAAGACGCAGTTTCTTGGGGTTGTAGCCAGCCTTGAGGCAAGCAGCCATCAAACTATACCCAATCTCTACATCGCCTGTCAAGCGTTCTCTATAGTGTTGGAACCGTTGCAGTTGTTTCTTCGAGCGACTGGTTTTAGGTAACGGGTCACATCTGAAAATGAAATCTGGGTCGTTACTTCGTGTCAAACCCCAATCTCCCCAGAACATATATACATCATTGTGCAGTTTTGTAGAGTGTTGATTATAGCTTGTAAGACCTTCAGGCGATTTGTAGTTGGTAGGTCGAACCAATCTTACAAGAGTCCAACCTTCGACAACTTCGCCATACACTTCTTCGTCTCCGAGACAATTAATTGCTGACACTTTTTTCACTCCAATATTTTACACAACGTACAACCGTATCTAAATGACATCGAGGTACAAGTTCGACAGCATCACTTCGACGACACCAACAACGTACTCGGTATACTTTTTTCTCTTTATACAAGGGAACAAGCTGGTGTAACTTGAAGACGATATCTTTCGTTGAGGGTGTTTTCCAAACTTTCGAGATTGGTAGTGTTTTACTAATCTCTCTAGGGTCAACATACTGGTCTTTCATGCCAGCATTGTAACGTCTAATTACCAATTTCAAATAAGCTTCATGAGCATCACAAACTTTATCGCGAAACTCTTCACTAACTAGGTCAAAAGGGTTGCCAAGTGCGGTTGCTCGGTCACACCTGATGTCGGAATCACGTTGACGCTCTTTGAGATGCCCTACAACCAACATTACAACGACTCCAACAATTCAGCTTTACTTGCAAACAAACGAGCTTCCTCGACTTGCCAATTTGGGTCAAGTTCTCGATTACCTTTTTGAAGACAATACAACACCAGAACTTTCGCATCAGTGTTTCGAGAAAAATAATCAGACTCTTCTTTGAGATTTTGACTGCTCTCGGTAATTTGACGAAGACGTACAATTCCTGTCTGTACCTTGTCATTCTTGATAAAATATACCGCTTGACCGATTGCAAACTTGAAAGTTGGGTTTGTGGGTAGATTATTGTAAGCTGCGCGTAAATTATCGTAGGCAATTAGAGAGTCGTCTTGATTAACTACATCATTTGTGAGTTCAAGACGCAACTTAATGAATAATTCTTTGATTCTATCTTCCAGCATAATACCTCGCGTTAACCCTGATATACTAGTATAAAAATAACAAAAACTCCATCTATCAAATGACAGATTATAAGTTCATGAACTCGCCACTCGAAGCGGATTTTGCTATTGGCAATCTTGACCGTTTACTAACTCGCGCCAAAGCAGATATCAAAACAACCATCGGTGCAGCTAAGGACATCGCTAGCAAAGCAGCATGGAAAGACCCCAAGAAGAACGCCAGCTACACCGATTTAGGTAAAGGTGCATCTGAAGCCAAGGGTCGTGCCAACAAAGCTCTCAGCGAGAAAAACGCAGCTAACAAAGCGGCAGAAAGAGAGAAAACTGCCAAGGATACCACTTTGAAATATGTTGAGCCTCGCAAACCCAGAGCAACCGCAGGAGCAGGAACTAGCGACCCCACAAAGGAAATCGCTGACCGCTACAGAAAAGAAGGTAAGGAGAATTACGAGAAAAATGGGGCGCGAGATTTAAGCCGTGCAAGTGCCGATGGAACGCTCGAACTTGATAAGCGCTTCAAGACTGGCGAAAAACGTTATGAATCTAATAAATCTAAGTAACGGCACTCAAATCGCTCTCCAGTGACCACTGAAGGTAGCTGGGTGTAGTTACAACACTCTTTAGATAGTATTGATGCTCTGAGCCGTCATCTGGTGCGATGTGCGAGTACACTTCGTAGATGCTTGCTTGTTTGCCAAACCGTACACGTTGTCCTACACTGAATTTGAATTTAGGATTGCTCATCTGGTCTATCTCCTAGCAATTTTTTTGCCATCTCTAAATAGTACTCGTCATTAGGTAAATCCAGCTCAATTGCGTTGTTGTTGACACGAACAAACTCATGTAACTCTGCGGGTGTCTTTTGCAGCAGCCCTAAATCAGATTCGTGCAGTTGCTTAGCGAGACAAGGTACGTTTTGCTTGTCACCATGTCCTGCGGTCGGAATACAAACTTTCGCCAACACTTGCTCAGGAGTTGTAGGTCGATTCTTGTAGCTCCAATGGAATACGCCATCGATGTTTGCGATACCACATTTTTGACAATAAGTTATTGAGGGAAGTTTATCAGTCATATTGCTAAAACTCCTGATTGTAGATGTAATAAGAAATTTCCTTTTCTGCCTGAGCCTTCAGTTTCAGAAGTTCGGGATGGTTAGGAAATTCTTGTAAAGCGGTATAAACATACACAGAAGCGTCAACATACTTCTTTTCTGCAATCAGGCGCTCGATGTAGTGTAATTTGTATGAGACAGTGTGGCGGCGAAAGAGCCAATTGATTAGGCGGCTAACCATGTGAGATTCCTGTGGGTAGTTGGGCAATACTGAGATGCGAGAATGCACTCTCGACGAGTAACTTGATGTTTATGAATAGTCTTGAAAATCGTTTGTGCGGTGGAATCATCGACGACGTATTTTTTGGTATTCATTGCAAATAATGGTAGATAAGTTTACTCAGAACATCATCTAGCTAGAGGAAGATATGTCTGTACAATCATTAGCGAAAATGAAACCGTTAAAAGTCTTATGATGAAGAATTTCTAACTTCTAAGCATACTCTTCTTTAGTAAGTACTTTAGTTGCTGTTGGTTGATAAACGCTAAACAATCGGTCAACTTCTTTAGCTTGAGTATCACTGTTATTCAACGGGTTATCGTCGTCCCAATCCCCAACCTCAACGCTCTGAGACTTGATTACGCTAGGGGCAATGCAATCGTTCGGGTAGTTCGCATCTTCGATAACACGCTCGATTTCATCGGCTCCTAGATGGTCATGGTCGATTATCAAAACTTGCAGTAAATATGCTTTAGTCATTGAAAATATCTCCGATATGCATACTGCCAGTGACCGTACCGATGCTAATAACCTTGGAATTGCCAGAAGCCTTAATGTTTGTGCGAATGTTTTTACGCGAGTCTGAAATTTTCACTTGAGAATTTTCGGAACTCACAATAAAACCAGTAGCTTCAGTCCAAGTCACAGCAAGATGTTCGTTTTCCTGTGTGTAGATGTCGATTGTTTGACCAGATTTTATTTCCATGTTACTTTTCTCCGTACTTTCCCAATAGTGCCTTGAGTTCTCTGTGTGGTGTTTTCACAACCAACGCTTTTGTTTCTGAATTATAAGTAATGATAATCTTTTTATCATCGATTGTGAATAGCTCTAGCGGAACATTGTTTTGTAGCTGCTGTGGCATAACTAGATTTCCCATAAAGTAGTTGTATCAAACTGTTCGTTACTGTCGTTGTAACCTCTAGGATTACTAATAACTCGCGTATCACCTAGCTCGTAGTTCACAGACTCATGTAGATGACCATGAAACCAATATTTTGCACCAGAGTATGCAACAAAACCATCGAGATTGCTTGCATACGCTGCGCTAACAGGGTCAGAAAAGAACTGTGGGCTTAGTGACTTGGGTGAGGGGGCATGATGAGTGCAAATTACCTTTTTAGAGTCGGGTGTACGGTCAAATAAAGCCTGTCGTAGCCAATTAACTGAACGATGATGCCATTTTTCCGTGTCTGAAGGTGTTATTTTTCGATATCGGTCATCATTTCCGAGTCGAATTTGCTTGTAGTCGTTCAATTTATCGTAACAATCAAGTTTCCCTATAGTTGAATCACCAAAAAGCGCGAAGTCTGTCCATAAGGTTGCCCCAAAAAAGGTGACATCATCAATAACCACACTCTCATTCTCAAGAACGTGAAAGTTTGGGCTATATTTTTCCGCCTCGGCGCGAATTTTGTCTGGTGTGTCGGGGTATTTGCCACCATAGTACTCATGATTGCCAAGAATATAGATAATATGCTTCGACTCGATGGTATTAGCTGCCCACTGAACTCCTTTAATACTTGTGTGGATGTCGCCAAGCAGTATAGTGACATCGGCTTTGTCGGTGCTGGGGATGTGTAGGGCTGAAAATTCGAGATGAAGGTCTGAAAGAGCTAGGATTTTCATTTAACACACCAAAACATTTAGTTGAGAGTTCAAGTATTCTCGAACAGCCGCATTATCAGCTATCCAGTCGCCATGCAAGCTGTACTCCTTGCAGTCGTTCAGGATAGTCCATTTTGTATCGTTAGTACCGCCGAAGCTCATATAAGCTGACAAAGTACTCGGATTGCCCTTCTGAAGCTCAGAGACGATTTTAGCCTCATCTCTGGAGCTAAGTACTACTTTGAATGCACCTTGCTGCTCAGAACGGATGATGTGAATTTTCTTGGGTGTAGTGATTGGCACTTGTTCGACTTGACAGAACGTCATTTGCTCGTAGTTAGACATAATAACTGCTACCTAACTCATCAGTGTGTAAATTTAGCATCGATTTGTCATCAATCCAAGCTTGCTCTTGCGGTGACATTGAGTTGTAGCACTCACGCATATCTTGTTCGCATTCTAGGACGTAAGACAGTGCATCGACAACCATGAAAAAGATGAGTCGTGTGTTAATGAAAAATGGCAGGAAGCTATTAGTGATGTCGCAAGAACCTCCAAGCCCGAAAAATAGTTTAGGTCGCATCGATTCCACAACTGTAGCCTCCGAGATTATCTCGCTTGTGTTTTTGTTTCAGGTCATCAAGTGTGATTCCGTCTTCTAATGTAACTTTCACTGGCATTTTTTGATATATACCACGAGACTGATTGTAAACGTGAAGCTCGATTACTTCTTGACCAGTGAAGGACTGACCGCGAGAAACGAGGCGATACTGTGGTTGACTCATATCTTTTTCATCTCTCTATAAGTTGATTCAATATCTGGTGCTGCATCGACTTTGAACTTCTTCTCTTGGTCAACGTACCACCATTGCCTTTCGATGGCTCTGTAGGCATAGTAGTAATCTGCGAATAGTGGAATCCACATGATGTTGTCACCATCAGTCTTGCGGAGCCAATCTCGGCTGTCTACGGTGATATGTGCAGAAGAGGAATTGATGCGGTTGGGTTGTGTCATGTTATTTTTTCGGTTTAAGGTAAACTACATTCCCACTGGCGTAAGTCTTCTTAGTCCATCCCAGCTTCTCTAAGGCGTTTGCAATCTGCTTTTTGGAAATACTTTCAGTCCCTTTATATATTTCAGGTATAGTTACTAGATATTACTAAGCCGTCGGCGCATGAGACTAGGCAAGCGCCAATGAGCTAGAACTCACTCCGTTCGTGTGCAGAAAAGAAGGTAAGCGACAGTGAAAAAGGAAATGCTGCATAACAACACCTCCACACTACTATTCGCAATACTCCCGCCAAATTTGCTCGACTTCAGGTTCTTCGCAGTCAAATCTGTAACCTAAAGCATCACATCTAATCCAACGTTTATTTTTGTATCTGTAGATGTCTCCACGAACTGTATCCACTCTATTCCAGACAATCAAATCCTCCTCCTCTCTCCTCAGCCAAGCACTACCAGCTATCTCTAGTGATACTGTTTGATTAATGACCTTTACGACATCCTTCGCGCTGACCTCGACCTCGCGGCTGATTGTTTTAATGCTGATATTTTTAGTTCTTTTCAAAATACTGGCAACACCTAAGCTTGCCGATTCTCTTGATTCCCAACCTTCGTGCGGGTTGTGGGCAGAGTCAATCCATTGCCCTCTAGCATCGTCGTGCTGAATAAACCATCGTGTCATTTTCATAGTGCTTGTGTAGTCCCGTACCATTCTGCATCTTCAAAATTCGTGAAAGCTTCCAAAAATTCGTTCTCGCCGCTAGGATGCACAGCAATAACGAACCACCAGCCGCAGTTTTGTATAGCGGTCAGGTAAGTATAATCGCACTTCTTTTCTGGCATATCAATAACTCCAAAATTTACTCTTGATGTATTCTCTCGTTTCTTCACTACAAGCAAAAGGGCAAGAACCGTCAACGTGACAAACTCCACTCATAGCTGCACTTCTCCTTCTACATAATATGGTTTAGTTTTGATATAAGCCCGATAACTTTCAACTACATCATCAGTCTTGAACTCGTCAGGCATGGCAGAAACAAATGGTGTGTGATTACTCCAATAGCATTGTATTGTGTTGAAAGCAATCGATACAAGTACTTCGTTTAATGCAAGATAGTGTGCTGGCATTTTCCCGTAAACTTCTAGATGACGTTTACAAAGAGCAATACCGTGTAGAGCCAACCATTGCATATTTTCGCGACTCTGGCAAGCCCATTTAGTGCAAGGATGATTAACGTGCGATTTTGGTGAATACTCGTTACCATCTTTTTTGTGGGGTAGAGCCAGACCGTGATGAGCGCAAGCGACTGCAAGCATCTGAGCAGCTTCAAGAGCCATCTTGCTGGCTACTTTAACTGGAACAAGACGCGCAGCTTCGATTGGAGTTTCGTGAAGTACGAAGATGTTCATGTTGCACCTAGTAACTTGGTAGTTTTGCTGCTTCGACATAATCTTTAGGAATTAAACAACCTTCAGGAAGTTGGAACTCACAGCCCAACATTCCATCAATGTATCCAGTATTACGGTAAGTCCTAAACTCAATATCGTCATCTGTCAAAGTGGGGAAATCCTTCCTTGCCTCTTCTGCCAATTGTTTGATAGTTGAGAGTGAGTGTCCATAGGGGCTATTTAGCATATAGACATGAGGCATCGTAGGCTTGAGGCTCAGCACATGGTTAGATGGTAAGGGATGACGTAGTTTTTTCTAATCATTTTTTCGGTTCTCGCAAATAGGGGTATCCGTCTGAGTAATCATCGCGCAAGTGGAAACCGTATCGTTCATACCAATTTTCAAGTTGAAAAACTGTCGGGCAATGGTCGTCAAGCGAGACAGGCACTAATACAACCGTGAAGCCAAGTGAATCAGCTAACCAACACACTTGAGCTAACAGACGACTGCCAAGTTTCATGCCACGATACTGAGCCTCTACTTCTATTTCTTCTAAGATAATTTTCTTGTTGGTGTGGTCAATGAGTAAACTAGCATTACCGCGACCTTGGGGGTCACTTATGGTTGTGATGATGTAATGCGAAAGTAGTAAAGCAGTCATCATCCTTGAGGCAGAAAGAAAACAACTGAGTAGATAATCCAAGCATCAACAATAAGAAGCGCCCAGAACCAATACCAATCAATCTGAAACTCGAAACGAACTTCGGGGAGAACATCGTGCGCCAACTTCAGAGCCAGTGCAGCTAGGGCAGAAAAGAATATGTAGAGCTTCATGTCAGTTCCTTATAGCTCCTATGTTAAATAAAGCGGTACTTGCACTCTAAGTACCGCGAGAGTGATTATCGTGTAATGAGTCGAAACATCTGAGCTATTTCTTCAAGAGGCGTAACAGGAGGTCGCTGCACCTTGAGTTTGGTTGGGGTTGGTACTGTAGGTTTGGGTACGATACCGTACTTACGTTTACCAAATCCAAGTGACTTTTTCATTTAGTATTTATCTCCGACACCATACAAACCAGAAGGAACAATCACAAAACTACTCAAACCATAATAATTGAGCCATTCTAGGGTATTGGGGTGGTCGAGTTTAGTCTGAACAATTTTTTTTCACTTTGGCAGGTTTAGTGTCCCAATCAATAAGAAGAATGTCATACAACTCAGCTTCGCCATCATCGTCAGCAACTAGCGGCAACTCACCAACAACACCTTCCCACACTTCTTTTTCTGCCTCTGCTTTAGCAAAAGTCTCTTGCACCAGACGAACTCTGCGCCGAATCTCTGCAAGTGGGTTAGCATTTGTTTTATCGGAGTTAAAGGAATGCTGAAAGTCTATGGCTAGTGTCCTTGCGCCATCAGAGAATTTGACTACGAAACCAGAAGAGAAAATGCCACTACGAAAATCTTCGGTAGCTTCAATAGGCGATGTTAGTAAGTCAGATGATTCACGATTGAACTGTTTAGCCTGACCATCGATTTGTAGATAGAAATTGTCACCAAACTTTTCGACTCGAACTCTAGACATAATGAATACTCCTAAATAAGTGTTGAAGAAGAAAGAACCTATAAGCAACCGCCAACCGTTCTTTGTTGGATACGGGTAGTTGCGACTCTTGCTCAGCGCAAGTCGTCTTTTTCGGGTTCTGTGGTAGGACTTATTGACATTGCCTGAAGATGTTACCACTTAGCCTGAACTTTTGAAGCTAGACCAGAAAGAATGATTGAGGAATACCAAAAACTAGGATAGCCCTGACAAGCATCTTTAACTTGGTCACACTTGTCGTTCCAGTCGCTTTCAGATGTAGCACTATTCATCAAATCGATTACTTGTTGTTGTGTCATAATACTTTTTTGATTGGTAATAAAAATTGTAGAGTGAGGGAGGATTTGTGTCACTCCCTCTGAAGACTTAACTATGCTCCAATGTGCTTAGCAGGTAATAGCTCGTCTAGGTAGTCGAATGCATTCTTGCGAACCTTGCCAAACATATTGCCCTTGAAGCCAGCTAACGGGTCAAAACCTGCGTCCTTGCCAGTGGTTTTGACATAGGAAGTCGCAGCATTGGCATAGCGATATCCTGTGTGCTGATTTGCATCGAAGATATCAACGTCAGATAAGCTTCTATAGATGTCCATGAACTTGTGGTAATTCTTGACTGCGGAAGGGTAAGTCTCGTCTTCGTCTAGAACCGCAGGTATTTCTTGTGTGCGGCGAATTGCAAAGAGGTCGCGAGTGAGAGTGTCAACCACTTTTTCATCGAGCTTCAGGTCACGCAATGCCTCTAGGTGCGGCGCAGTCTCGTTATGGAATCGGGTTTTAGCCAAGTCGATGTTCTGTTTAGCCATCGCCATGAGTTCTTGTGGTGACTTGTGACTGCCCTTTTTGGGGTCAAAGCCGAAGAATTTCTCAGTGCCTTTTGCCGAAGCTAACGCCATCGTCAAAGTGTTTTTGCAGATAGCTCGGAATGAACTGAAAAAGACTGCGCGAGGTGTCGTTCCGTCATGGGAGAGTGTGAAAATCATATAAGGGGTGATTTTATCTGCTTCACCTTGGATTGTGATAACTTCGTCGGGAATGAGATTGTTGACTGCGAGAATTGCACCAGAGTCAAGCAAGAGCCAGTCTTGAATCTCAATCAGACTTTCATCGGTGTAATTCTCTAGCCAGCGCAAGCCATCCTGATATTGGATGATACGGTATTTGCTGGGAACTTTTAGTGCAAAATTACGTCCGTGATGGTCGATGTGTTCTTGTTCGAGATAGGTTGGATTGATGCCAACTGCCTCTTCTGTCAGAAATTCTTGGCGAATGTAGTTGGACTTGAGAGCGTCTACGGGTGTGTTGTCTTCATTCATGTTGGGGTACATGAACGCTTGCCACTCTTCGAGTTTAGCTTCAGCGATGATGTCGATTGGAAACATCTTAGGGACTACTCTGGAGGTTTCGAGTTGACCGAAAGCACCAGTCGTACTAACGTGTAGTGACTTCGGTGTATTGTCGATAGTGGGAGTGGTTGTGGTCATTTATTTAATCCTGAGTGAATAGATGCAGAAAAGAAAAGCGAGACTATTTTTCGTCGTTCTTGTCAGATGGTGTGAGTAAACAAATAGTGACAGCACCAACCCAAACAACAGCGTAGAAAGTCCAGATAGGGAAAAACATCATGCAGGAATACCTAGTTAGAGATTATTAAAAGTTTGCTTGGAGCCATCGTTAGATGGTGTTGCCCTTTTTAGGGGCGTTCGCATAAGTTTCACCAGACCTATTCAGAGTTAAGTTCCTGCGAGTTGTCTTTTTACCAGTTTTGAAAATCTTTAAAGGCTCTGCCTGTATATCGGAGGAGGTCGGGCTAAGGCATAAGTCATGATTTATTCCTGTGAAAAATCGATTGCGTTTTCTTCGATGAACTCGATAACATAACTTAAATCTTGCTCGGAAATTGGTAGCTCGATGAGTTCGTGGTCGTACTCGTTACGAAGTTCTACAAATTCTCCTGATGAGCTAGTAGTTACTGTGATTGGGTACTCTAAGCTACGTTCGTGATTCTGTACGATGTGTTCTTTGACTTGCTCAATTGTAGTAATCATCGGCTGTACCTATCTTTCTGTAGTGTTGAGTGAGTATCATTCTTGTCGTTCAAGTACCAAGTGACCAATCGTACATATCGGTAATCGAGTCGGTCAGCCTGAAGTCTACCTCCCAATACCAGTATGATATCGGTATCAGGGGATGTTGGTAAATCTACCCGCAGAGCTAGTTTAGTCACCTCGTAGTTGACATCCAAGACAATCTCAAAGATGTCTTCATGAGACGCTTGCGCTAGAAGGGCAGAAAAGAGGGTGAGGTTACGAATGGAATGTTCATCGGCGTAGCTGACGTTAAAGCATTGACTGTTCTTGTAGACTCCATACTCTGACCAGACGTAGCTGAAATGCTTGTGTTTGGCATGATTGGAGATGATGAGAGACTTCTGTGCGTGAGTGAGTAGCGCGAGTTGTTGGGCAATGATATAAGGGTCGCAGAACTTGCGTGGCGCGAGTAGGCGATGGTGCAAGGATGTAGTCATTACAGTGTCACCCCAAATCTATTTTCTGCAAATTCGAGCGTAGCGTCAACATCGGTAAACACTTTCTCAATCAAGCGTCCTGAATGTCTGTAGAGCAGCACCAATTCTTTTTCTGTGTGCAAGAGGATGAACTCTTTTACTGCGAGAGGTCTACCAGCGATTTTAGACGGCTTGTAGCCCGTTGCAAGCTTGCCGAAGGTACATTCTAGGCTTTGACGCAAGAACAAGTCGTGGAGGCTGAAATCTTGAAGTGTGAGAGGGTTTTTGGGTAGTGTGGCGAGAGTCATTTTGTTCTCCTGAGAAGTAGTGGAATGAATAGCCCCGTCTAGCCGCTAGGTCAGCTTGTGAGACTAAAATAAATCGCTTGCTACCCGTTCATCCCAAGTAGCTGAAAGGATTTGTGAACCAGTGTAGAGGTAGTAGTGGGAGCTAGGCGCACCGTAGAGTCTGCCAGAGTAACGAGTGCGGAAGACTACATTCTTTTCTGCTACTGCAATCAACTGTTGACCAGAACCCATGTAGCCAGCAGCACCTTGAGCAATACGTCCCTCTGCAAGAATCTCACAAGGGAAAGGAAGGAACTCGATATTATCTGGGTCGTAGTCTGGCACACAGTCGCCTGTGTGAGAATTACTGCCACGAAATCCGATTGAGGTACGAAAAGTAATTAGACATTTATCATTTGTCAACGTATTGGCAGCTTCGATAAGCTTTTGACCACCTTTTTGAGTTTTGCCTAGAGATACATGATTGATACTTACTTGCCCTTCAGCATCGAATTTAGCACGACTGGAGGTGTTTAGTTCAACAGGCAGAAAGGAGAGTTGTCTACCTCGACCTTCTTCCCCTACTTGAACGACTGGGATTTTGATACCACTTGATAATTCACGGGCTTGGACAAGAATACCTTCAGTCGGTTTTCCGTTTTCAATTGTGTATGTTTTCACGGTGTTTGTTTCCTTGAGTAATTAACGTGTGAAGTAATGAAAGCGATTTTAGTATGCGTTGTGATGAGACGTAACTTAGAATCTAGGGCTTATTGACATTGCCTAGCTGGATAGTTAGGGGAATGGTGATTTTCTATATGAGTCCAACTTTTACCAAGTTTAATAGTAGAAATTACACTTGAATTTATTTTGTACATCTTAGCTATAGAGGCTTGAGTAAACCCTAAATGCAACAATTCAAAAATTGTGGGTATATCAAAATCTGTAAGTTTTGACATTGAATTTTTTTCGCCTTTTACCCTCCCTTTTCTAACCTTATCTTTGCAATTGTCTGAAACACTGCCAAGAAACAAATGTTCAGTATTTGTGCAAGCAGGGTTATCACACTTATGGCAAACAAGCATACCTTTGGGAATTTCGCCATTAGCTAAAGTCCAAGATAAACGGTGCGCTCTCCATTCTTTACCTTGATACCTTGCCCTTCCATAACCATCCCTATCTTTAATACCCTCGAAATTTATACAATCGTCCATAAAATCATTTACTGCTTTATTCGTCTTATTAGTCTAACAAGAGGGAGCTTTGTTGTCACTCCCTCCAAAGTTTTAACCTACTGCCAGAGCTAAACATCCGCAAGGCTTGATATCGCTAGCAGAGTAAACTGTATCAGTCACAGTAGCTAACTTTGATGTGTCGCCGCCAAGAGCTTGCACAGCAGAGCGATAGAGATTGGACACGATGTAGATATCGTAACCGTCTGGAAGTGCATCGTAGGAAGTGAACTGAACAGCACCAACAACAGGTACAGGGCAGTTCTCAATGGTTGGAGTAGGGGCGTTAGCTGTCTTGCAGTTGACAGGTGTACCTTTAGCAATTGTGAAGATTGGTTCTGCTCCAACAGCAGCAATGTATTTCCGTTGGGCTACATCGAACTCTACATCAGACTTGTTGTAGAAGTTGATTTGGTGTGGTGTTGCGTTGTAGATAGTCATGTTTTTTATTCGGGTGATTGGTAAAGGGTAACTAGCGTCAGCTAATCACTCCACACGATGCACTAACACAAGCTAATGCATCGTGTGGAAAGATTAATCACAGTATTCGGAGGCAACTTTTTCAATTACTTCGATTGCGTCATCTATAGAGGAATCTTCAGTAGGGAGATGAAGTGTTTGCCAATAATACTTATTGTGAAGCGATACTGCGTTAGGGTAGCTTTCTGGCTCTACTACTACGATAGGAAATCTTGGTCTAGGCTCAATCTTTTTTACATATTCTTTGACCTGTGCGATTGTTGTAATCATGATGCTTCTAGCTCCTGTTGTAGTCTTGTGTACTCTTGGAAGTGATACTGAGCCGCTACTTGTTTTTTAGTGCGCTCAAGTTGCTCTTGTTGTTTTTGTTTTGTTTCGTACTGTGTTGCATCGAACTCAAAATTGAATAACGTTGCAATGTATTGTGTTGAATCAATCAATGCGTGAATGCTTTCATAGCTTATATTTTTTTCTATAGCTTTGTCAAGTACTTTTTGAGCTTGTTTGAAGATGTTTATAGGATTTACATCTTTAGGCGTACATCTAATTGGGTAGGTAACTAAGCGCTCAACCCAAAGAAATTCAGCAGTCGGAGCAAGAGCAAATTCGTTATAAGGTACGTGAGGGATGTTTTTCTCTTCTGCCATCAGGCGAAGCGAATGAACTCGATTGCGATTGCATACTTGAGAGCTACCGCAGTCGATGAATAAGATATCTTTTTGCCAAGCTGCTATCATTTCGCCCGAAGCATAGAGATAGCCTTCAGAATCGATTTGTAAGCCACTGGAAGAAAGGTCTTTACTTCGTAACAGAAAAGAATCGATGAGTTGTTCTTTTGAGAGATTAGTTTTTGCCATCAGATTGTAGTTTTAGGTATTCTTCTTTAGTAATTTCATGTAAGCCCCAGTGATTACCAAGAGTGACATTTTGAGTCAAGCAGTCCTCAGCCTGTTCAATACTAGGGGCAGTGATTGTATTGGCATAGAAATAGTCTGGAATGTAGTAAGAAAAGTATTTCATAGGTCGAGTGCCTCACATTTGATTGCTTGGTATTCAGAGTCAGGTGAGACTTGCCTCCAGTAATCTAAAGCCAACTCTACTGCTTTCGTAGTCTGGAAAATCTCTTCGAGAAACTGCCAACCATTCTTCGTTCTTAGCTGAATTTTAAAGAACGGTCTGCTTAGTATCTCTAGATATTCACTTCTAGGTATTTGAATCAGACCAGAGCATCTATAGGGAAGATGTTTGACCTTCTCTTGTGCTTCAGCTAAGGACTGAGCCTTAACCACTTGTGCGCCGATTGTGTCTACAAGATGGTAGGAGTAATATTGTATAGGTTCAATTTCAAAATAATAGTGTTCGGTATTTCCAAAGTCAGCCGAGTTCTTTTTCGGTGAATGTTTGTTAGCCATCAGCTATATCTTCTTCTGATAGACAGTAATCCTCACTGTTAACCACAGAGTAAGTGAATTGAATCAATACCTTTCTAGGGAATTTTCCAATAGTCTCTACTCGTAGTGTTATATCGCTGCTGGGTTGATGGCAGTAATCCAGAACTACAATTTGAGCATTGTATTTTTCGAGAAGCTTACGCAAGTCCCTGCGGATATCAGGCTTAGGCTCTTCTTTGGGGAGTTCAACAAACACGAACACATCATTACCGTTAGACAGGAAACCATGCTCTAGGCGATACTTGACTACGCCGTTGAACGTTAGCCAGTTGTACTTATCTGCAAGCTCCTGAGCGATGCGCGAAGCAGTATAGCCACCGTCTTGTTCGACGCTGCGAGAGATAGCGGGAACACCTTCAGCTTTAGCGCGATACTTGTGAGTGATACTGGAATAGGAAACTTGAATTGCTTTCATTTTATTTAAAGTTTTGGTTATAGTGATAATTGTCTTGGGAGAAATCGAAAGCCTTGTTGGGTGAGTTGGTGAAGTTCAAGAAACCTTCTAGTTGATTAGTAGTGTCAAAGCGATATACAGGAGTGCAAGGCATGATTAGCTTCGCTGTACTCTTGCGTAATTGCTTGTCAGCTTCGATTTGAAAAGGGAGTCTAGTGTCTTGTGGCATAATTTTCTCCGAAAAAGTTGGCAGAAAGAGAGGGGAGTTAAGGGGTGTACCCTCTCAAGTAATGCTTCAAGATTTGATTAGCGGATGTGATGCTTCGATGTTCAGTGTCGATGCTTCGCGCAGTTCCCAAGCTGTGCGATGTGAATTGTTGCGGACGATAGCTACATCAGGTAAATTACCTGTTAGCTTTGCGTGTTCAAGGTTTAGAAATGCTTCTCTTGATGGTGAATGTTGAGACATGACGTAATGCTCCGTGATGTGAATGTTTTTGTTGTTGAGCGTTTGACTGCTCTTGTCTGTTCGTTAAGGGTAGCTTCTCACGAACAGATAGGAAAAGTCAACTGCGTAGGCTATTTCTTAGGGGATATCTTTTGGTGATGTAATAATTACTTCACAGTTATCGTCAATTTCATGAATATCGATATACTCATTATTGAAAACTAGGATAGGCTTTTCTTGAATATCTGAGTTGTCTAGAATCTCAAGATGAGCATCGAAGACGCAAGCTAAATCAGAGCTAGGGTCACAAGTCCAATTAATAGACGCATTGTATTCTTCAAGAAGCTTACGCAAAGCCGTCTTGAAATTCTTTTTTCTGATATTTAGCATTTCTTTATTCCAAAACTTGATTTGTATATCGTTAATTTCGACTTGTTGGGCGACAGTTCCTTTGTAGCCCCAAAGTTTGCCCCCTTTTCTTTGGCAGACAGGACACTCTAGATAAGCGTAAGGCATAGTTCGATTCACAAAAACATCTATGCCTCTCTGCACAATTGGTTCAGTGTTGCAACAATGGGTTATAGACATTAATCAATTTTCCTTGCGAATTTTGCACCAGACTTCGACAAACGTTCGATATTGTCTAGAAAACGATTGGCACTTTCTTCATCATCAAAGTAGCGCCCAGAATGAAAATCAACAAAATCTTTTGTGATGTGACATACAATTGGATTGACTGTACTGTTACTCTCACGCAAGCAAACGAAGTCAGGTGTCGATAAATCGCGCACCACGACACGAATACACTTTGGCTGTATATTCTCAAGCCAAAAGCGATATTGTGTCTTGACAGCTTCAGGATGTGGCAATTCTGCGATGTGCTTTTTATTGCCATGCTGAAAATCTACAGGAAGCGAAGCTAGAAATATATCTAAATTGTTGATGAAGCTAGCTAAAGTGTAGGGTTCTGTTGTGTTGTTATATGTTGCCATGATTTTAATCTCTAATAGTTTATCAATGCCCCGTATAGCCGATAGGTCAGCACCAAAACTAGAATACGATTTTTTGGGCTGCAAATTCCCCTGTGTAATGCCTTACAGCAGCTTGTAAGACAATCTCAGAAAAGAGAATTTTGTCCAAGATAGGGAATATCTCAAGCGTAGGGACGTTTTCATGTTTCCACAAGTAATCGAACAAATCATCTTTTGCTTTCTGGTAAGCTTCAAATTCACTATGCAAGCTAAACCCAAGTTCAGAACGTCCAGACTCAAAATGATGTCTGTAATCATGGACAGCACGAAACTTCTGGTTGGTAGCTTCATCCCACAAAGGATGCTCATTGAATAGCGAGAAAATGAATACATGATTGTTTTGAGCGATGTCATCAAACAGCGCTTTACTGTTTTCATAGCTGTCTGCTTGTTCAGTTAACTCAACTTTCAAGCCCTTGGCAACAATGGCATCATATTCATGATTAATCCATTTTGTCAAAATGTCCCCTGTAAGTTCAGGCAAGTTTGGGGTTTGGTCAACACCGTCTAGATATCTTTGTGCTAATGCTTCTAACATCTTTTTTTTATAGCTCCAATTTAGGGTTAACGAGTAGTGTGAATACTCTTAGCTGTGCAATAGCTTACACTACACAGCTAGGAATAATCAACGATATGTTTCAGGTCTATAGCACCGTGTTAATATCAGGGTATTCTACATAAGCCCAAAAATAATCACCATCATACGAATCTAAAAAAGACCATGTAGAATCTGTATGGTAGATAACACCTTTATGGAGCGAATTAGCTGATGCAAGGTCAGCAAGAAAATCGATTTTCTCTTGTTCACTGAAACCTTTAGATAAAGTCAATACACGGTCAGGGGTGTATACATACTCACCAGTTTCCCAACTGCCCTTATAACTAGCTTGAACTTTAGCGGCTATAATTCCGAATTTCTTGATAAGTTCTAGAGTAGGGAAGATAAATTGTGAATTGTAATTTCTATCAATGTCAAAATGTTTCAGCATATTTTTATACCAGATTCAAATCAAATTTAAGTTGCACAGGCTTAGGAATGCCGTAGACTTTAGCACACCAAATCATAGCTTGCAATTGGTGGCTTAGCAATCCCTTTTCCCTAGCAATGCGGTTGAAGACTACTTCAAATTCACGATATGCCGCCTTAGTGAAACTAGCAGAACCCACAATTTCAGGTACAAAGATTTGTCCCATGTGAGAGTCTAGAGTACAACCCGTCTCAACTTTAGGGTAAAACCCGTTCAGAAAGAAATGGGATGTTTTGGGCGCATTCAAAATCTTCAAGATATTGGTTTCTAAAAGCTCATCCTGCGGCAGTGAAAGCACTGCTAGAGACTTTCTCAAGTTCAGGGAGAACAAACACCTAATACCAGAGTTGTAGAGCGTCTCACAGTCATTTATAACTGTTTGCGTCAACTCACATAACAACAGAGCGAACTCTTTGTTTTTTTCCCAGCTTGTAGAGGGACTAAGGCAAGAGATTACACCGCACCACTGCAAGAGCGAAAATTTGGGGTTTACGCTATGGCAGAATTTTGCAGTTTCGTGAAATTCTGTAGAATACCAGTCTTTGCATTCTGGATAATACCTGATTGCCAGATTGTAGTAATAGTCAACACGTTTTCTAATGACAGATTCATTGAGATGCTTTAATGTTACAGAGGTTTTTTTCACAACTATCTAGCCTATACAGACTAGCCTAAAGGATAGTAGAGACATTCAACAGAATGAATGCTCTTAATGGGATAGTCTTGCACTATCCGCATAGGAGAACTCATTATTAAAATTCTTTCTTTTTCATTACAGATAGAACCGTCTCAAACGTCTCTACCTTTGTTTCAAGATTCCGAATTTTGTCATCTTTTTGCATACCAGAAATAAACAGATTCAAGGCTACAAAGCTAGGAGCAACAGCGCCGAATAGGGCAGCTCCAATTAGAGTTCCCATTACGCATCCCCCCTAATAAATTTGGGGCGTGAATTCACAGAAAGAAGCATTACAGCTTCTTGGTGGAATTGCTTAGCAAGCCATCCTGCAAGGTGTTTTGCTTGGCTGTCAGTAATACCAAACACTTCAAAGCGAATTGTATTTTCTGGTATACCTTGCCAATAACCTTTCCCTTCATAGACCGAGAAAGAATTGCAGTCTAGTGTTTTGAGACATAGAGCGAAATAGTCTACAGCCCTAGTAACGTCTATAGCGTCAACTGTATCGCCAACATTGCGACCGAGTGTTACTTGATGTGTTTGCATCGTATCATCTAGCCTTATAGACTAGCCTTAGTAGGATGAAAGCGTAGCAAGTAATGTTATTAGCATCACTCCGCACGATAGCTAACGCTAGTTGCCAAGTTATTAGCTACCGTAGGGAAAGATATTAATTAATCAGGGAAAACAGGAGCTAAACCGTGTTCTATCCAATCATAGCCAGAAACATAATATCCAACTTCATCATCAGTACGTTGCTCTTGCAATTCTGCCCATGTACCATCTTTATACCAGATAATACATTTTTCAGTATCGTAACCAAGAACCTTTGGAAATTCATTCCTGTACCATTCATGAGAATGTCTAGAAAAATCAGTGAATGCAAGATTAGCTTTAAGCTTTTCTAAAGTTTCTTCATTGAGTTCACTGATTTTGACAACAAACCTACCACAATCATACCCTTTTGTAGAAATTACAGAATCAGGGTAAGGGAAACAATCTACAGGAACACTGTAAGATAATCTCACAGATAGCACTATTGAAGTAGCTTCAATACCTTCATCATTAGTTAGAGGGATGTAGATATCTTTCAACAAGCACTTAGTATTTGACATTTTTCTATCTTGCTAAAAAGCAAGCCGTAAAGGATAGAATTTTTTTGGGGGAATTGGAAAAGTTGTATAGGGTAAATAACCCCTATGGGTACTCTACATAATGTTACAAGCTTTCCACTTGTACGGACTAGTGCTAGTCTTAGCTGTGCTGTCAGCTTATTTATAATCGTTCTAGATGATTGATTGCTATTCTTATATAGCTATTAGCGTACTGTAGACTTTTCTCAGAATCTCTTTTACAGACATCATTAGGAAATTCGTTAATCTTAAAGTCAATTTCAGATATTAACTTTTCAATTCGCTTTAATTTTTCTAAATTACTCATTGTCTTATCTCCTATGTTTTCAAGTGATGCCTTACGGTAGTTAGCTTTACAGCACAGTTAGGACTAGACTAGACTTAACCAAGTTACAGTAGCAAGGATAGTAATAGATTCTAAAATTGTAGAATCTCTAGCAGTATTACAGCTATATAGCCTATAGCTTGCCTGAACAGTCGTGGTTAAGTAGTTTTTGTCTCAGTTACTTCTTTCCATACTCTTTGCTGCGATGTAGTTGATTTTACATACTTTGTATCGTATCGTAGTTATCCCAATAATCTTGATTGTATATACCGAATTTATCCGCTAAGTATTTTGCATACTCTATAGCGGTTTCTAATCTCTCTTGAGCTAATTTTCTGGTTAGTTCAATTCGTTTTTGTTCAGTCATTATCTTATTTTCCTTATAGTAGCGAGTGAATTACATCGCAGTAAGGAATACAGAAAGAAGTAACGCGATTATTTAAGGTCATCGCAGTGTTTTGTTATAGCGCCCTAATCAGTATTACAAGCGCTGATAGTTTCAGTACTCTATCAAACTAACCGCTATCTAAAGATATCTTAAATTACTTTAGAATCATAGCTTTTATGCTTAAGTGTTATATCTTAGTGACTTGCTATCATCACGACACGCCCTTACAGCCCTTTACAGGCATACAGCATTTTTCAACTGTCGGAATTATGTGTATTCAATTTTCAAGGTACTAGAGATGCGACCGCTTGGCTTGCGTCTTACCGCTTGCTTTGCTTATCTCGTATCTCATGTAAATTAAGTTATCAGGTTATCTCTAGAATGTAAAGCCCCCTCGCAGTATGTAAACGGATAAAAGTGGTTAAAAGTCTTACAGTGTATAGAGAAAAAAGTTTGAAAATTCTTTTTAGTCCTGCAATTTTCGTATTAACATAATATAGCGTGTATGTATTTCTATGCTTGTATGTGTATTCGCTAGAGATGTATATATGCTTAGCAGCTACCTCTAGATTGACCTGTAAGACTTGTTTACATACATTCAGGAGTATTTGTACCCTAGCAATTTTGCTAGTCTTAAAATCGATTTTAGAGCTATGCAACAAATTGCATATAGTAAGTATCGTTAAATAATCATTAGAGTGAAACATATATAATAATCTAAAAGGATGAGTGATTTAATATCAATCATCTCAAATGATTATACAGTAGGATATACACGTTATACGGTATCATATAATACAATCTGATGCTGATATATAAACGAATAAGCTGATATTTGTCTTAGGGAAGTAGATGAGTTAAGAGATAGAATGTGAAGTTTGTGCGAGAGATAGAACGGATTTGTTCGTGTGCTTCTCGTATATACGAGAATTATACGAGAGAAATAATATGCCCCACTTGCTTCGACTAAGTGTAAATCTGACACTAACATATAGTTGCAACTGCAATCATCTACACATATACCAACGAGTTTGCGCCATCACAGCATTGTTTGATAGTACTCGAACATTCATACATACAGTGAAATGCACAAAGATTGTCCTCCAGAAGAAGAAGTAGAAGTATATAGGTTAAGTTTATTCGATTAGCAACTCGACTGTGTAAGGGTTTCAGCCTCAACATCGATTAGCAAAACAGCTTATTCGATTAGCAAATTCTTCATAACTAACCCAAACAATTATGAAACTGCCCTATTTGATTAGCAACATAATCGCAAAAATACTGCTAACAGGTATGCTAATATAATAATAGTAAGCTACTTAAATAAATATGGACGAGACTTCGGCGCTTGTAGCCCAACTAGAAAAAAGCCTGTGGCGTAATCCCACAGATGAAGAAGGGGTTTTAGGACTTTTCAGTGACTCAGATAAACCATTAGCCAGTGTGCTTCTTGGTGGTGTTGTAAGTATGCAAAAACAACTGTCAGAAATAAAATCCCTGATAACAGCTATTGCAAGTAACAAGACCAATTCAGTAACACCCACAGAGCTAGGTATGTTCTTCATCATGGACGCTTACAAGTACCTTATCGAAGACTTTACCCTTATAGGCGACAAAGTGGCTTACAGGGGAGAAATATGCGGTCAGAGTGATTCGGTAATTTTGCAGTTATCTATACGTCTCGAAGACTTCTTTGGTTCTAAGGATGTCCACTTTGCAAATCTGTTCAAGGGATTGCGCCGAGCCTTAACCAAACGTGATAACGTGCATCAAGACTATAAATTACTATTGCAGAATGAGTTGGACGAATACTTCAGCCAACATAAAAAAGCTAAGCGAATTAAGTTCAAGGTCATAGCAGACATCTTCTCTGAACTACCTGATGTCACAGAACAAAAACTAAAAGTGTGGCTTGAAGAATTGGGATACAATCCTAAACCAGACGTTAACCGAGTATTATGGTACACCAATAAATAAAAATATGAAAAAGCTAATATTAGCGACCCTAAGTAGTAATCCGCAAGTTCTATACCCCGACTCCCGCCTACATAGTCGAGTGCGATACAATAAACATTGGAGACACTTGTTCTAACTAACACCCTTATGCAACACTTCGCAGATTTTAGTAACGCAGCTAGAAAAACATTTACAAGAACAAAACAAGCTACCCTGCTTGGTGGTCTAGGTAATGTCAAGGAAGGTGCGCCAGTACCTAAAGAACAAAGGCGAACAGTTACAAGAGAAGTGCCTACACCTCCCCCTAAATACAAAGGACTTCTATCCTTCCTTAACCCTAAGAAACCTGCTACACCTGCAACCTACACAGCAACTGAAAAATTTACACCTGAAAACCCTTTAAATGATAGGATAGGTTATGTAGATGCAATACAAACTGCCAGAAGAGGTAGTACTAACCCCATAAAATCCAACAGCTATATCGACAGACAGGGTTACATGAACACACCTCAAGATAACACTGTGCTGGCGGGAACCATAGATAAATTAAGAAAGACAGCCAGCGTAGACCCTAAAAATGAATATGGAGCTTTATTGTATAAAGATGACCCTAGAGTCACTTTAAAAACCACACCTATAACGGGAGGTGGTAGTCATTCAATAAAGCTCTATAGTGGAAACACAGAACAAGATAAGAAATCGTTGGTCAATATCCATACTCACCCACCATACGCAAAAACAATTGCAGGTGTCACACCCTCACCTAGAGATTTTCAAATGGATGCTAATCAAAGATACGATACTCCTAATACAACATCTTTGATTTTAGCAAATAACCCTATAACTGGTCAAAATCATATCACACAATATAAAACTAGCAAACACCCCTCTTCAAGAATTGCTAAGCATTTAGATGAAAAAATGTATTCAGATGCCAATCACCAAACTTATGCTGAGACTGATAGACAGGATTTCCTAAACACTTTTAGAAATTACAGGCAAAATGTCAAAAATCTTGGCGGAGACTATAAAGTAATTAGCAATAAAACTAATCAGTAATATAAACAAATGAACACTGACGACACCACCACCCCCACTACAACCAAGAAGCCCTCGACCAAGCTGCCTGACATCTTTCCTCCCAAACTAACCGACCTCAAAGGACTGACGGGCAAAAAAGCTGACAAGAAGATGCTGAAAAGTATCGCAAAGCCGCCCCTTATGCCCAAGGCGTTGCAAAAGAAAAATGCCAGTGCAGAACTCATCGAACGTATTAAAAGTTAGTGGCAAGCGAATACTGGAACAATAATGACCAACTAGAGGAGTCTATCAGTGAATAAGCTCCCATTAGAAAAAGAAACGAGAAATAAAGTTGCGAATTTCTTTAAATCTCAAGGTTACGTTGTGCAGATGGAATACAAGACCCCCTACGGTTTTATAGATATCCTTCTCAAAGAATATAAACCAAGCGGTGAAGTCATTTATCACCTAATTGAATGTAAAAGAAAAAATGACAGCACAGCCATCAAAAATAGTATAGGACAACTCATCTGCTACGCTAAGCACTTCCCTAAATCTCAAGTGCAATTATATTTTTGCACCAGTTGTAAAAAACCTCTGTCTCAGGAATCACTCAGAATAATGCAAGCAAACCCCGACATCCTCTATAAGGTATTCTAGTAATATACAGAATAAATAAAATCATGCAACATTTTGCCAATTTTATCCGCCTCAGTGACAAGAACATCAATGCAGCCCGAAAGAAAATCACAGAGTTGCAACCTAACGGCTGGACAGAACTAAGCGGCTTCAAATCCGACAACACACCATCAGCACTGAAGCTACACGATACACTTCAGCATAGGCTCATTGACAAACCCATATTCAAAGCAGCAACAGGCATAGACCCCAATACACTATTTCCTAGTGGCTCACCTCAACAAGCTACCAAGATGATGCCGCTAGTTCAACAATCTCCCAGCATTTCAAGAGACAGGCGCAATGTCCTTAACGAAACTATCGAGAAGATGGTAGATGTAGGTACTTTCCCCAGCTACCGCAGCAGATTACCCGTAGATACTATGGAGTTACTACCTAACACCAAGTTCGACGCTGTGATGCCTTACATACGCAAGAAAGCTAAGCCAGCAGATAGGTTAGCTGCTGAGGCTATTAGCATGACATTCCTACCAACCAGCAGCAATGAAGAGTTTCGCAACATCTATCTCGACACAGCACAACGCGATAGCAGAATACGTGCAGCAATGAAAGAGCGACTACCCAAACTAGCGACCGAGAAATTGCAGCCTAATGCCAGTGCTGGTCAACGCTTAAGGGCTAAGCTCGAAGACAGAAAAAATTACAGCAAGCAATTTGACTGGACTAGAGACTTGAGCGCAAGGGAAGACCGACTCAACCAATATAGACAAACAGGACTAATGCCAAGATGATGCACTTTACTTCTTTTCTGCCAACGAACGTAGTGAGTGACTTCAGCAACAGCGCTCGTAAGTCATTCACACGACAAAAGCAAGCCACACTACTTGGTCAAAATGTCAAGTAAAAAAACTAAAGTCCCCCTCGAAAAAGTTACCAGAGAGAAAGTGGCGAGTTTCATGAGAGCAAGCGGATTTGTTGTCCAACAAGAAGTGGTCGTGCCAACTGGTCGTATCGATATTTTGGTCAAAGAGTACAAACCAAACGGGGAAATTACCAACTACATTATCGAGTGTAAACGTTATGGAGACAGCAATTCAATCAAAAATGCAGTGGGTCAGTTGAGAACTTACGCCACCCACTATGGTAAAAATACTAAATTGTATATATGTACCAGCGACCCCACACCCTTAAACAAGGAAGCCCGAAAAGTTCTATCTTTGAATCCCGATATCCTCTACAAAGTATTCTAACTATATGAACACTTCCTCATTCGCTCGTATCCGTAACGCCAAAGCACTTCTCCTCACATCAGACAAGCGTGTAATGCACTTCCCTGCCACAAACAAGGTACGCATCGACAACATACTTCCTGACAATCCCAACTATAAAGCAGCAGCCAGACGCGCCAGCGTGAAAGAATATGAGAACGCAAGTAAAGCAGCCTCTACGACAGGGTTAGTTCCACCAGTGCAAAACTACCGTGAACGAGGGAACATGACCTCCTACACGCAAGACTATGCTGGTAAGCCATTACCTGACAAACTAGAAGGAATCTCACCAAAGGAACAATATAAAATTGGTAGTCAAGTAGGGCGTATGCAAAATCGCCTATACGAGAAAGGTATGGGTCACATGGATATACATGAAGGCAATGTAGTTAGACCAAACCCAAATAAAAAACAACTAAAATTGGTGGATAATGCTTCAGTAAGACCTATTGAAGTTGAATATGATACAGGCGAGATGAAAAATCCATACTCTCGTCACTGGTTGGGTAAGCCATTTATGACAGGCTATAATAGCAGAATAAACTTTTCGCAACATAAACAGATGCAACATTTCGCTCACTTCGGTTCGCAGGATGCAAATTTCGCACCATTTACAGTAAGCCCAGCCATCGATGCAGCAGCTACTCGTATTGGAGGAGCATTAAGAGGGGGTCAAATAGGTAGTGCTATAGGTACAGGATTAGGTGTAGCTAAGGGCGCTGGAGTTTTTGAGACAGAAGAAGAAAGAGCCAATACTAACGGTTGGGATAGAGCCGCCAAGACGTTAGGTTATGGTTTGGCTGGTAATGCGCTCGGTACTGGACTGGGTACTGCTATTGGTGGTAACTCCAGATTTATTAGAGAGAAAGCTGAGCAAGGCAAACAAGTAGCAGCTAAAGGATATCAAGACCTAAATCAAAAAGTGAAAGATTATGGTACTAAACGACGTAACGACTTTGCAGATGAACGTGGTATTGGTACTGGCGCTGGTGTAGCTGCAATGAAATATAAACGTGGAGCTACTCCCGACCCCTATGCCAATTCTGCAAGACAATCTGGACAACCACCTCGCCCAATTGAAATAGATTAATCCTCATCATCGTCCTCCTCTATCTGACTAAGGAGTTGTAATTTCTTTTGTAGCTCCTTTTGCAATTTCTCACGTTCTTTAGGATTCTTCAACCTTTCTACCGTCTTACTACGATTCAATTGGTCAAGCAGCTCCTGATTAGTTTTGGGTGCTTGCTCCATCACCTTACCATGCATCTCATGCAGCATCTTCAATCCTTTGATTCCTTCGGTCAGCGCCTTCAAGTTAACCTTACTATATTCACGCAAATCCACATCTCCATCAGCGTCCACAGCCTCAAGTAAGTCACCATACTCTTGCTCTAGCCCCAAGTTAATCAGCTTCATCCCCTTACGAATAATAGCCAGCGAATTTGCCTCAGTCTCGCTCTCCTCATTAGTGAAATAGCCAAGCTCAGTACCAAGTGCTTCCTCCTGTACTCGCGCCAAGTAGCTATCGCGCAATCCGCCCCAACCTTCGATAGCAGATTTTTTGGTTAACTGACTAACACCAACTCCAAACTCCCGCGCCAGTTCCTCTAAGTTGTAGCTCTCAGACCAAATTCGCGTATGCCCAGTCTCCTCGTCAAACTCCTCAATACGCTTACCAAGAATATATGCACGTTTGATATCCGTCCAATTAACCCAGCTTGTCTTGCTGAGTTTATGGATAGTTATTTTTTGCATTTCGGGCTGGTCACTGTTCAAATTGCGTAGTGATTGCAGCTTTTGTTCAATGTTATTATTGCTCATCAGTTCTCAAGATTTCCTTTTTCTGCACGCCGTAAGGCACTTGGTTATTGTCTATGTACTCTATCACGCTCTGCTTCGGACTATATAGCTTCAAGTCAAGTTTTTTATGCGGAACTATCCACACCATCACAGCATTAGCCGCCACAACATTCTTTTCTGATGGCATAATGACCTTTAAGTACTCGATGGTCAGTGGATTCTTAGCATCGCACAAAGCAAAGTCAATCAAGAACTGAACACCAATAGTCTCAGGCGGAATGTAGCGCTTGACTGGCTGCTTGAGTATACTGTCTTTAATTTGAACTTTGAATCGAGCCAAGTGAGTTTAGGCAGAATGCTATACTACCCAATATATCACGATATACATATCTATGGCAATCTCTCGAACGACACAGAAAAATTCCAACGACATGAGCGAAGCCGAACTTCGCAAGATGAGTGACGCGCTCGACGATGTGTTGGCAGAAAAAGCAAGCAAAAAACTTCGCCATTTTGTACCTTGGGCTTGGGATTTATATGAAGGTACTCCGCTAGTAAGTAATTGGCACATCGATATTATTGCTGAGCATATTGAAGCCGCGCTCAAAAGACAAATAAGAAAACTGGCAATCACTGTCTCTCCTCGTAGTTGCCTAAAACGTGGCACAGAAATAAGGATGTGGGACGGCTCTGTTAAACCAATCGAAGCAATACAAGTTGGCGACAAAGTTGCCTCATTTGATATCAAACGAAAGATAAAAGTAGAAGGTACTGTAACAGCTAACTTAGATAATAAGTACCAAGAGACATATCGTATTGGACTTGACACTGGATATTCAGTTACAGCCACTATGGAACACAGGTTCTTTACTGACCGAGGATATCGTCATGTAAGTGAACTTAGTTTGGGCGATAAAATCTCAATGCATGACCGTAGGCGCAAAGGCAACGAGAGTGAATCTGAAGAGTATCACTCCAAAATTATCTCACTGGCATACATTGGTACTCACAGAGTTTACGACATTTCTGTGAATAAATGGGACAATTTCATTCTAGCTAACGGTATAGTCAGCCACAACAGCAAGACAAGCATCGCATCTATTTGCACACCAGCTTTTCGTTGGATAACTACCCCTGAAGAACGTTTTTTTCTGTCCTCACACAAGCTTGACCTTTGCACTACCAACTTAATTAAAAGTCGAAACATCATTAACAACCCTAGATATGGGGATAGGTACTGTAAGCTCGATAGTCCAACATATTCTTTTCGTTTAGCAGAAGACCAATCAACCAAAAAGAAAATCAGCAACACAGCTAGCGGTGATATCAACATCTCCTCACCTGACACTGGAATTATCGGTAATGGAGGCACTGTCTTTCTTATCGATGACATTATCGATGAAACGATGTACCAAAATGAGCGTATTCGTCGTGAGCGCAACAACTGGGTAACTGACCAGCTATTCGGTCGTAGTAATGATGTCAACACTGATGTCAAGATGGCTATTTGTCAGCGTCTTGGTGATGATGACTTGATTGCACATCTGTTTGAGAAATATAAAGGTGAGGACGGCTTCTTCGAGCTTTGTATACCTGCCGAGTTCGCCAAGCGCAAAACCTATTTTTCTCCATTAGGTGAGCGCTGGAATGACCCACGCAAGACTGAAGGTGAGCTTATGGACAAAAAGCGCTTACCTCTTAGCTATCTCAACACAATCAACCCAATCAGACGCAAGACATTATTTCAACAAGACCCTTCAGGTGGTGGTAAGGGTATCACGCTTGATGAAAAAGATATTCGCATTGTGTCTCAGAAGCCAACTAAGATGGATTCAATGCTCATCATGTGGGATTTGACCTTTGCGGCATCAGAAGCGTCTACATCGTGGAATCTGGGCGCTGTAGTGGGCAGAAAAGAAGACAGCTATTATGTCATCGATGGTATTCGCGCTAAGCTGGATATTGTGGGGCAAATGGCTGCTATCAAAAAACTAGCCAAGAAGTATCCTGAAGCTGAAATTGGTGTAGAGGCAAAAGCTAATGGAGAAGCAGTGATGCGGCTACTAGCTGCTGAGTTCCCAAACATCGTACCTTTCAGACCTAGTGAGTGGGGAGGTAAGGCTCAAGCCGATAAAGAAAAGCGATTTGGTGCGGCAGTACCTTACATCAAAAATGGTCAACTATATTTCTACAAACCACACTCAACTGACTACACCCTCGATGAAACTTACGACCCAGACCATGCTATCAACGAACTTGTTGGCTTCCCATTATTTTCTACGAACGAATGGGTAGACGATATAAGTTATGCTATAGGCTACCTCAGTCAAAAAACCAGCAACAGCACCATCATGTTATTTGGCGATAGTGACCACAAACTTAGTGAAGATGAGTACTGGGCGAAATATGAACAAAGATACGACTCAAGCTACAATGAAAGTAACGACCTTTTCATATTTACCGACAACATACCTAGCTGCGAAGACATCAGTTCTATTCAATTCTAACCACATGACCTCACCAATCACAGCCCAACTCGTATACAGTGCCTCACTCTCCTTCCCGATGGCTAAGGTGAAGATGTTCATGTTGCATTGGAAAGATATCGTTGTTGCGCTAGAACTAAACACAATCCAGCGTCAACTTTATTTTCTGTCTCAGGTGCTGTACCTGACGGGCGAGTTCCTGTACCAAAATGACTTTGACCTACTCTACAAACTTGCAAACGAGTGGAAAAAATACAGCCTCAACCGATTAGCTGACATTGGCGACCTCTACGGCATCATTAGGATACTTAGTCCTATTGAGCATGACTTGACTAGCCTCGAATATCTCGAACGTCTACACAACCAACTAACGCCTCAGACCTGTGCCAACCATACTTAAGCACACGCTAAACAATGACTCGCTACCAGCACCTCACGAAATTGCTGTTGGTGAACTTGTCTTAGCAATCAAAGACGAAGCCGCAGTCCTATACACCAAAGACTTCACTGGCAAGGTACTGGAAATTGGCAAAGGTGTCCAAAAGTTTACTGAACTTCAAGATGTCAACGTAACAAATGCGCGTGAAGGTGATTTCTTTGTTAAGCAAGGGAACGAGTTTACAGCAGCCTCACAAATTGGAAATCTCAATCGACTGAGCGACCTTCAGATAAACAATCCCACAAATGGGCAGTATTTGCGCTACGACGCTCTGAAAGAGGCGTATGTGAATGCAAGCCCAGATTATGCTTTGTCGCAGCTTACAGACGTAGATTTGACAGGTCTAACAAATAATCAGACGTTGTATTGGGACTCGACCGCAGGGAGATGGAAACCTCGCACCCGACTTAATCTAGTAAACGAGCTTAGCGACGTTGAACTAACACCAACAGCAGGAACTGAACTCGACCCTCACAGACATCAGATACTTTCGCTTGATGCTGCTGGAACAGTATGGAGCAACCAAGACCTTCAAATTGTGCGTGACCCCAACCCCACTCTAGGAGCAAGCCTCAACGCTAATGGTAATTATCTTTATAATTCTTTCACTAATGTTGGTTCAGTGGTGGCTAGCGCTTCCACTGTTAATCTGCCTTATGCTACTGCGGATTATTGGATTGTAACGGGAGTTTCCCTTGCTACTCAGACTCAGTGTATCTTGTTACCCCAAATCTCACCAGCGACCAATCAAGCGGCTGTAATGCTCATTGAGATACGCCAAAACACAGGGCAAATCTTAATAGGGGGACTTACAAACGTCAAATATGAAGATGGCAAAGCTATCAAGTTGTCTGGCGCTGGTAAGACCGATATCATCACAGTACTTGTTCAAAATATAAACGGGGTCATAACTACTTATGTCACCGCAACTGCACTCAACATAGCTGCTCTAGGCGAAGGGGGCATACCTGCGTGGCGCTACGATATCCAAGACAATCAAGCCCAACTTCTAGCAGCCCCTAAGCTCTACGACGATTATTTCAAGTATGTCAAACTTCTGCTAGACTTTGAGGCACAGACATGGCGCAGTAAACTTTGGTACGAAGACAAAAGTACAGCCAATATTCCAGTGACTGTACTTGGAGTAACCCAACAAGACACCGACATCACTACGTTTGGCATACCCAACCAAATTGCTGAGTTCGATAATGTAATCGACACTATTACCATCACACCAGCCGCGACCATCAATGTAACTGGGGATTTTACCTATGAGTTCTATCTCCAATACCAAGACACAGCCTTTTACGAATCGGCAACAACACTTACCCACGACTACTTCAGTTCCGCTAATTTCAGTATCAGCTACACAGGACAGATAACTACCAGTACCCAGAACCTCACACTTACAGTAACAATTGGAACTAACACCTACACATTCGACAACGCCAATCGACTTTTTAAATACCAAAACAGTCGTTACATATTCTTTTCTGTCACGCGAGTTGGAACGAGCATCAAGGTACATTGCGATGGTCAGTTACTAACAGAAAAAGAGGGTCTTGTAATTGATTCTGGCTTAACTAATTTGGCTATCTCTTCTGCCACTATAAGTATGATTGGTAGGCTTGATTCGGTTCGTTTGACAGTGGGTAAGGGACGATACACCGATGCAGTCTACCAACCTCCAGCTATGAGGTTTGGTCGTTTGGGCGGTCTTGAGGATGTGGTTCACTCACAGTCCTTCAATTACTTTCATCGCAGTATTGGTAATCAGATATTCTCCTAATGAGTAGCACCATATTTCCCCACACTACAGATGAGAGTGCAGCCGACTACAATCTGATACCAGTAGGTACTTTACTTTTAGGTTTCGTATCTAAAAATATCGCCACAAAAACATACAAAAACAATATTGCAATTGTAGGGAATAGTAAACGCAATCTTAAGGACTTCATTGAGTACTCTTCTTTTTCTGACGGCTCTATCCTCAGATACTATAAAGGTCAATTAACTACTGTCGTACCAAACATATATCTTCAAGATATCGGTGGGACTAATATAGGCGGTGTTGGAGACTATCTTGCAGTTACTTCGTTGGGAAATATAGTAAATGTAGACAGAAAAGAATATCAATTGAAGGAGCTTAGTGATGTAGTCGATACAGTAGCTCCCAACAAATATGCACTGACATATAACGGTGGAGTTTGGGGGTATGCACCTGAAGCCTCAGCTCTTGGCAGATTTGATGATGTCAGCTACGCAGTTGTTCCTTATGGTGTTTTTGTATCTTACTTCGCACCTACAAATGTCGGTGGTTTCGGTAATACCTACCGAATTTTACCTCTTACTATCGATTGGGATAAAGCTCCAGTACTAGGTGGGAACCTTAACTGCAACGGAAAAACTATCCGTAATTTACGATATAACTGCCAAAATATATCGTCTGCACAACCACTTTCAAGTCTTGTTATCGACACAATTCAGCACTCCGAAGCCAATATAATCTGCTCCGATGGAGTCAAAGTTCTGGACATACAACTACTTATAAATAACAACCACCTCAAGTTTTTCACGCTCAACCTAAGCAATTTTGCGGGTATTGTAAGTTTTAAAGCAGATGCAGATATAAGCTTTGAGAACGGGTACTTGCCTAAGATAAGCAAACCAGAGAATACTTACACCTTACTGATATATAAGGATGATGTTAAGATAAAAGTAGTTATTTTACACAAAAATCGGGATATGGAGTCATTTTCTAATGGGGCTTAAGCAATATGAAGGTCAACCAGTAAAACAACCTTCTATCGAAGGGTATGGATTCAACATAGAAGTGCCTACACAAGCGACACCAATATTGCTGTTGTTCATTGCACTAACTAATTTAGTTCTTATATTGAAGTCTAAGCCAGTAGGATTTGCTATCGACCTCTTACGTGGAGCCGACTTACAACTGTTGGAAAACCTTGATGATATAGCGGTAGAATTACGTGAATTAACCCAAGCAGATAGAGTACTTGTCACAGGCTTCCATAATGGCAAGCAAAATACTTTATACCACTGGCGCAGAATTTCGACCCTTGCAGAATCTACTAGATTTGGTGTAGAGCCTGTACTTCATAAGACAAAAGACTTAGATACAATTTCTGTTTTCAGTTCTAATGACTATGAATTTTTAAAAACACTTGGCGCTCACAAAACTTTTATTCACATTAATAGAGATTTGCCAACTATATCTATCCAGCAACGCAGATTCTTAATTAATTGCTATATGTTTGGGCAATATGTGATGTTGCTTCAAGATGACGTTCTTAGCGACCCTTACGGAGCTATTTTCATTCAATACGACAGCCCTGAAAAATGTGAAGTATCTAGAGGGGAGGGAGTTGGTTGGACTCCTTCTGTTACAAACTCGGCTTATCAAAAAGTGATGCGAGTGAACAGTCTTATATATGACAGAGGCACTTCTAGGACTACTAAAGTGCTACACTGGGTAAAGAAAAAATTAGGTTTGTAGCCGCCGATGCTGTACAGGAACAAAGAGGGTCAATTAATAAGTCGTGCTAGAGCCATATTATTGCTGCTTAACGAGTTGGGTACGGTAGTTGAGCCTTCCTATATTGATGACGATACCTTGGCTTTGTACGGGTTCCTTGCTGCGCCAGAGGAGATTGCACCACAACAAACAAGTGTAAGTAAAGAGGTCAGAAAAGAAGCGTTGGCTAATGTCGATTGGGTAAGCGGCGCTAAACATCTCACCAAAGCAACAAAAGATGCAGTCGAAGCTTGGCGGTCAGTAGTGCGTGATTGTCCTGATTGCGCCGCACTTCCCCCGTTACCTAAATTAGTAGCTACTAAGACTAAAATAACTTCACCTCTAAACGAAGTAGAGCTTGATGCAATAAAGAATTATGTAACCGAAGATGATGGTTGGCTCTTGTTCTTGCAAACATGGAAAGATTTGCAATTCCCTGACTCGAAAAACATTGTTGCTAACCTTCTCATAGCCTATACCAAAGTGAAGCTCGATGAAATTATCGGCAGCATTTAATCATTCTTTTTCTGCTGGTTACTCTTATACTAGCCAAGTTTATGATGCTGCAAAACTGATTCCAGATTTGAATGGGCTTTATCTATGTGACCCAGACTATTTAGAGTTCTCAAAAATAGGGGTAAACAACAGCAATCAAGTTCAGACTGTCTACAATCTGCTGTTCGATGGCAACTTTTTATATGCTTCTGGAGGCAACCCTACACTAATAGTCAGTGACAGCCAATTCAACAATCAACCCAGTATAGATTTTGCCAATTCAGGTACTCAGAAGCTACTATTCAATACCTCTGTGCAAGTTGGTACTTTGATTATCGTTTATCTCACAAGGGTTTCTGGTAGTTATCTAGTTTATGCGCCTCGGCAAATAGGTAATAACCCTCCAGTGTTGTATGACGCTTTTCCTTCGGGCGGTTCTAGTCTTTGGGCGCAAGAACCTCTAGCAAACAATTCTGTTTATGATGCCACATCAAGAATAAATAGTCGCTCAGTATCCCCTACAACATTTATCCCTCTCAACAACCCAAGAATACTTAGTGTCACTAACATATCAAATAGCAATGAGTATGAGTCCGTCAGTGGCTTTGGGGGTAGTTACAGAGATGGTGGGAAAAGTGTGTGCGGCAAAATTGCAGCAATTATAACTTCTTCTTCTCCTTGCCCTTTAGATACACTTGCAACTGTAGAAGCTAAGTTGGCTCAAATTTATATTGCTTACAACGGCGTAACTATTTCATCCCAACCTTCGTTTCGAGTATTTGTTGGGGCTTATTTTAGTTTTGACTTTGCCACTATTGCGATTGATGAATTCTTTGATATCACCACCTACGCTTATGTATCTCCTAGTGGTTTAGGACTCAACTTTACAGGTTCAGTGCTATCAGGTTATGTGCCAGAAGTTTTTGATGGTAGTTTCGATATTAGCATCACTAACAGCAATAGTATGGTGTCTTATTTTAGTTTTTCGCTAGAAACTGTAATAGCAGACCCTTTTATTCTTAATTTCCCCCAACAATCTAACATTGCAGTATCCCTCTCTACTCTCAAAGATGTTGACGACATACCTTATGGCATCTATACTGACGCTTTTGGCAACATAACTAAGTGGGAAGACTCGCGCCGCTTGCCTGACAAACCTCTTTACGTCACCAGCACAGCCGATTCAGTTAACCAGATTACATACGATGGAACAACCTCATCTTTTATCACTAATAGCTCTCTCAATCCTCGGTCACTTTCAGGTACATCGGTAACTTGCAAAACCTTTATTTGGGTCTACAAGCAGAAACAAATAGGCGAACGTTTCATGGCTAATGCTTTTCCAGATATATTTGCCAATGGCGTTCTATGGACTACACCTACAAGTGAAGAAGTGTTTGGCACAACTGCAATCACTCAGTTGAATACCAAGGTCAACAAAGTTGGGGTCAATGCTTTCAATTACCAACTTCCGATTGAGTATGGCGTAATTATTACAGCAACCAATGCTTCGACTGCAATACCATTTAGCGGATTCACTTCACAACTTAAAGGGGAGTTGCTATATTTCATCGGCTGGTCGGTTGCATTGAGTGATGCTGAACTTACAGCAGCTACACATCTACTTGCCAATAAGTTCTTTGCATCGACACTCCTATTATTTAGTACGACAATAGAATATCGCTACACATCATCTGTTATTGTTAACCTCAACAAAAAGGTTACTGAAATTGCGGGAAACGCAGTCAGCTACGAGATACTGGTCAATCACTACTCAGCAACTATATCAGGCAACGACCTCATCTTTACTTGTCCGACCGATGACTTTGTTAGCTTCACCATTCGTGCCTACACAACAACCGAATCACTTACTTTCAGTTTTAGTGTCAGTATTACCTTACTTACCAATCAGCTTTACATCAATCTGAAAGGTCTACTCAACACTTTCAGTTCATTCTTTATCGTGACTCCTGAAACTGCAACACTATCAAGCGGCAACATACTGCAACTTGATGAGTATCGCACCAATGGTCAAGAACTTCTTGGGGTGAATGCAGTAAATTACACAACACCAACTCAAACCGATGGACTACCTGTGGCTCGGTTTAATATAGATGGCTCTTCACACCTCGACTACGGTACTCCTAGTAGTTCTAGTGGCTACTGCTTTGTCATGGCTTATATTCGCAAAGAAGGGCAAACTGGAGCAGCTTTCTTATTTGGTCAGAATAGCAACAATATCTTTAACTCTGGTAATAATGGCGAACTTCTTGCGACAGACTTTTATGGTGATGTTTGGGTAAACGGGGCAGAAAGGGAAAAGAGTTACGTGCTGCCCGAAGAATCTCTCAGTGTGGTTATATTCAACTCAACTGACTTAGTGACTATTAACTCCATCGCCAAGGACAGAGTATTTGAGGATAGAAGTGTAAAGGGGAGCGTAGCTATGTTTTGCATCGTAGACTACAAAATAAGCCCATCTTCTTTTTCTGCCGTCGAGCGAAGCATTCGCGACTACTACCAGCCAGCCAAAATAATCACACTACTCAACTTCGATAGCAGTATTACGGATGGAAGTTATCGCGCCAAGACCTTGACCAGCAACATCTCTGTGCTTGACACCGTAACCAAAAAGTTCGGAGCCGCCAGCTTCCCTATTTCCAAAAATAGTGTGCCAGCCTATGTGCAAATACCCAACGACTCAGATTTCTCTTTTCTGTCAAGTGATTTTACTATTGCGGGTTGGTTGTTGGCTGACCGTGCCACTACTGGAGCCGAAGTTATTAACATCTATACACAACAAGGATTGTCACTATTCTTTTCTGCCGACCGACTTTACTTAGGTCGCTCACTAATACTTGGACTCGCTCTCTTTTCTGTCGCCTTGCCTTTATCTTCGACTGTGTTCAGCCACATTGCTCTGACAAGACAAAATGGAGTGCTAAGGTTGTATGTTGGTGGAGTTCGAGTATATGAAGCTGCCGATGATTACGAGTACCGCGACTGGAATACTGACGCACAAATAGGGCAAGCCACTGCAATTACTACAAGTGGCTTGAACATCAATTTAGATTCGTTTGTGGTGTACAGGAGGATTTCGCTTTACAACGGTGTAAGCTTTACGCCGCCTAGCAGTGCCTATGTAGCTAGTTAAGCTCAAGAATACCTGAAAACTTATTTAGGTAATTGCTAGGGTCAAGTTCGTCGAGTTCGCCCTTTCGCTTCATTTCCCGTTCGCGCAAAAACTTCTCACGTTTGGCTTGAAGTTCTTTCATGTAGTTGTCCGACTTTTCCAGTGTCTTGAGTTCGGCTGCGGTAGCTGTACCATGATACCGTCTGAGTTTATATAGGAACACTTGAGAGTGCCTGAACTTGAGGTACAGTTGCTCTCTTGTTTTGTCTTCGCTTCTATAAGCTTTCTTGCGAAGCAGTACAAATTTACCCAAACCAAAAATATCGATAGGAGCAGTTTCATCAGCACATAATTGGGCTTCTATTGCTTTGGTAATCTCGCGGAGTGTTTGATAAACGAACGCTGGTGTCAAGAAGCTGCCTGTATCTGGGAATCGGTTTAGTAGGTTAGCATGAGCTTGGAAAACGTAGGGAGGAATGTGCTTGCGTGTCTTTTTAGTGACATTAATAAGGTCTTTTTCTTTCTGCTTCCTTACGGTATCAACGTAAGGTTCTGGTGTAAGTTGTGACATAGTGTTAAGATATACATATCTATTTCATATTAGCACCATGCGAAAGCAGTCAAATAGTTTCAAAGAGTTCAAGACACAAGAATATTTCAAAGCACTAGCTGAATCAGTGTTGCAAGTTCGTAGAGCAATCAATAGCGACTTTGCTAAGACTACTTTTATCGATGAACTAGCTAAGTGGATTGCCAAATCGAATGCCAGCATCTATGAAGTACCAAATACCATCTTTGATAAGTTTGCAGAAAAGAATGTAAGTGACATCACTGCCAAATACTTTGCCAAAGTGCAAGTCGAGTTCAACAAGGTATTAACTACCAATTTTGAGTCAATGATTAAGTTGGCGCTTAGACACCAAATGTACGACTACTTGTACGAGTATGGAGATGATGATATTCGCAATTACTTCGACACGCAAGTAATAACTGAAGATACTAAGGAACTATCAGCAGAGTTTGCTGCTAATGATGACTACGGGCAAAATATGCAAAATCGAGCCAGATACGCCCTGACTAAAAAAGCTGTTGAAAATCTATTAAAACAACGCGGGGAACAAATCAATATCAACGACGTAGCTAAGATACAAGAGCGCGTCAAGATAGCCGATGAAGTGTCACGCAATGTCTATATGCTTAATAAGATAAGTGACAGCACTAACAGCGCCAAAGCTGCCATGATGAACTTCCTATATGGCAGTAACGATGAAAAGCAGAACTTCATATCTAGTAACTATTTAGGCAAGCGTCGTCGAGTATTGCAAGCATCCTACTCAACCGAAAGTAACAAACAAATTCGTAAGGCTATTGCATTATTTTTAGCAGACAATCGAGAATACATTACTAATATCAAGTCTCAACGTAATAAGTACGAATACGACCTCAACCTTCTCAAAGTACGCATCAGGAATATCATCAACAAGGATGAAGCTGGACTACAAGGCGCATTTAAGCAGCAGTCACCTGATGTGATTGTAAAGACTGAATTGAACATCGCTTACAATTTCGGTAAGGTGGCGGCGTTTGGAGGTAAGGCAGATAGATACAAGCGATTCAGATGGAATGTTGACAGAGAATATGCACTGATTAGTCGCTACAAGCGACTAGCTAACGGCAGCAAAAGAACTGACCCTGTTCCATGTGAAGACTGTGAACTTCAAGATGGTCTTGAATACTACTTATTTGAAATAATTGAAAACCAAAGAAGTAGCGGAGATGTTATTAACTATAAAGCTGGAAACCCTACTGTCTGGCGCAATTCAGCTAGACCTATTATGCCCCTACATCCGATGTGCCAATGTTTTTGGTCGTTATCGGAAGACGTTGATGAAGAAGATTTTGACCCCAAAAAACAACCTCCAAATCGACCACCTCAAGGCGGCTTAGGTACACCAATTAAGATTGCACTCGCAGCAACTGCATTTGTTGCTGGACTGGCATTACTCGCATCTAACAAGTCACTAGGCAATGCGACAGCCAAAGCCATCTATTCGACATTCACAACACCACGACTACCTGTACCAGACCCAGCTAACTTGCCGAGAATAGTAGAATCTGGACTCGAAGCACTCAACTTTGTTGGGGCAGAAAAAAATATAGTAAATAAGGTGGCTCGGAGTGTTGAAATCATCAGTCGCGTTTAGTATTGGGGTTGCTTTACTTCTTCTGCTGGTCTTGGTGCGGCGGGAGGCTATGGAGCAAAGAAATTTTTAGATTATGCACACATGATTGGGGGCTAATTTTTAGTTGGTAAAGTCGAGTTCATGAAGAAAAACGTAATTGGTTTTTCATAATAACTACTAAAAGCCGCTAACTCATACGCCTCTAGAGGTCGCTTGCCACGTTCGATTTCGCTAACAACATCCTGACTGAATGAAAAATCTGCTCCAACACTAGCCTGAGACTTATTCTTGGCTTTGCGTAGACTGCGTAGTTTTTCCCCTACTTGCCGATTGAAGAGTGATTTATTGTCCATGATAAAATAAAGACTATATACCTATAATAGCGTATTCATTATGGTCGAGCAAAAACCTACAAATTTATTTTCTTCCAATACATTTATATCACTAATTATTGTAGTGTTAAGTGCTGCACAACCTAGTATTGTAGACATCTCCAAGAATGGGGGTACGTTTGAGAAGTACTTTAATTTGATTATCACTTTATTTGGTGCTATAGGTATTTCAGCAGAAAAGCTAAAAGAAGAAAAGAATGTATATACTCCAAAGTGGTTTCCTCTTGGGCGTAATCCTGAAGACGCAGAACAAAACACTGTAGTCGAGCCTGTTAAACAAGGTACAGGAAAAATTGTTGAAGTTACTGAGCAAGTTAGCGAAATTGCTAGTAAGGCTGACGATACAGTGGCAAAAGTTGAGTCTGTGTTGAAAAACCCTTTGAATCTGCTGAAGTTGAAGTAATTATTATGGAAGCAATTATCACCAATACAACTTGGGCAAAACTTAGTACAGTACAGTCTACAGAGTTGCCCGATGACGAAAAGTTGAGATTGAATAAGGGGCAAGAGATTTATGGTTTACTTTCTTGCTCTTTAGTAGATGACCACTACAAGCTAGAAGTTGTCCCTAATCAATTCATCTATTTGTGGAAAGGTCATGCAACTGTTCCTGACTTTAAAGAAGTTCCTGAGCTATTAACAAAAGAACAGCTTTATTCGATTGCAATTTATGCTGACTACAGTAAGCTCGACAACTTAATCGATGCTCTTAATCAAACACTTCACAAGTACGAAATCAATACTCCTTTACGAATTTGCCATTTCTTAGCTCAATTAGCCCATGAAAGTGACGGCTTCAATACGACTGAAGAGTATGCAAGCGGAGCAGACTATGAATGGCGCGAAGATTTGGGGAATGTGTATGAAGGTGACGGCAGGAAGTTCAAGGGTCGTGGGCTTATTCAATTAACTGGCAGAGCCAACTATCGTGAGTTTAGCCAGTACCTTAAAATTTACGACCTCGAAGCTTATCCCGAACTAGTTGCTGAACCTGAACTGGCTTGTAGTAGTGCAGGGTGGTTTTGGTCTTCGAGAAATTTGAATGCTCTTGCTGACCAAGATAACTTTGACAGAATCATGCGTACTATCAATGGCGGAACAAACGGAGAGTCCGACCGATGGGCTTACCTAGTCCGAGCCAAGGCAGCTTTTGGCATCTAGCATACAATGATATTATAGTCAATATACAATTTAACGTTTCATGAAAAAGACCAACATCGCATATTTTAAAGCTCCAGCATCAGCCAACTTCGAGTTGGGGCAGGTGTTGGTGTCTGGCAGTCCACTTAAGGAAGAGTATACAGCCCTTGTAGCCACAGAAGGCAAATTTACCGATAGCACTGATGTCGAACACGAATTTAGTCCCGAACGCCTCAATACAATCGTTGAGCATACCAACCGAGCCATCGATAGCGGCACAGTTGTACCTGTTTGCGCTGACCACAAAAAAGATATTCCAAATACCATTGGAAGCATTAATGGAAGAGCTTTTACTAAAGTTATTACCGAGGCAGATTTGCCTAATCCAAATAGCAAGCACCTTGTAGGAAAGCTTGGAATGTTTTTATCAGGGGTCAAAGTTGCAGCAGCCAAAGGAGTCGAAGCACTTAAATCTGGAGTTAAGTCGGTTAGCATGGGGCTTAACCTCGACCCTAACGAACACCGAATTATGGAATTGTCTCTTGTACCTATTCCTGCTATCCCTAACATGGGCTTGTTTCATAAGAAAGTGAGCAAAGCAATGACCGCTAATTTCTCAGGCATCCCTGATAGCGGCAACGCGGTGACTTGGGACGAGCTTGATGCTAATGACCAAGCGATTGACGACCTTCAAGACGAATACAACGAAATTTGCCAGAAACTGTGGCTTCTACTAAAGAATGCCTATGATAACGATGCGATTAACATTGATAGCCCTGAAGTTTTGTTGCAACTGATTTACTCTCAGTTAAATGGATTCAGCGTCAAAATTATCGAACTACTCGGTCTGACTCAGTTGATGCAACAAATGAATCAACAAGCACAAGCTGGTGTACAAACCCCACAAGACCAAGCAGCGCAGACTCAGGCACAACTACAAGGCGGCGCTGAAAGTGGCATGACAATTCCTCAGTTGCAGCAACAGACTACCTATAAACGTGGCAACAATAGATTGGCTCAGTTCAACTTGTCGATAAGGACAACCAAGAAGTATGTAAGAGGAAGCGGAGCCAAATGTTAGATAATGCAGAATTTATTAAATCTATTAAAGGCAGTAGATTTGTAACAGGAGAGTCTGTTAGACCATCTACAGTAAAAGATAGAGCTGCTGATAGAGGGTTAGGCTTAGCTCGACGAATCAACATTCCCACTAACAAACGTGAGTTTAATACTGATAAGCCTTTGGTTACTCCTGCACCTACTAACAGAGCAGTTTCCAGCAAAGGAAGTGTAACTGTCAACCCTAAAGCTGTAATGCAAGAGCGTAATCAAGCTCAGATTGATGCCTTACAGAAAAAAGAGTATCTAAAAACTTACTTGAAAGATAAAGGTACTGGCACAACCTCTAAGCCTGAAACTGTAACCAGAGCTAAATACAAAATAAGCTCTGAAAGAAGAGAAGTGCCTGTTGACCGACCTATTGTAAATCTTGATGGTACTGTGACTACTAGAACAGAACCTAAAACTAAACGAGAAAAACCTCTTACACAAGAAGAAAAACTTGAAAAAGCTAGATTAGCTGGTCAAGTTGCTGGGACTAAAAGAACTGCTGCTCAACAAACTTTTGAAGAAGAATTTCCAAAAGAATCTAAACCTACTGGAGCAGATAAAGCTAGATTTGATGCAGAAAAAAAGGCTGAAGCTGAAAGGTTGCGGCGCGAAAAACTAAGAGAAAACTATGTCGGCAGTGAAGGTAAGCCTAATGTACCTTTAGTCACTCCAGCAGTTAATTTTATAGGGGATGCTTACCAAAAATATGTAAAACCAGCACGTAATGCTTTTCGTCGTTCAGTAGCTGAACCTCTTATTGCTAAGGGGATGACTGAAGACCAAATTACAGGAACTCTTGCGGGTCTTACTGTCGCCCCCATTGCAGTCGGTACTTTGGCGTACAACGATTATCAACGTAAAAAAGACGAAGAGAAAAAACTAACTGAAATCGAAATCAGACGACAAGCAGTACTAGACCGCAGAGATGCGATAATTAAAGAAAGACAAAACAAATTACAACAAGAAATGGCTAAATATAACCGCAAACCTGACTCAATCTATGCTACTTTTCTAAATTCTTATGAAAAAGCAGTGGCTGAGTTCCAAGACCCTGCAACTATTCAGCGTTTGATTCAACATGGTAGCACCTACATCCCTCAAGACAATACTGGAGTTGTTAGCCTTGAGAAAACCTTGCGCGGCAAGATGCAGAAAAAGAAGTTGAGAGAGCCTCGCCTACCTGCAAGTATGGGTGTTAAGGAAATCAATGCAATGATTGAATCTGGTAAACCCGTAGGCAAGTACTTCAATAAAACTATCCGTAAGTCTGCTGAGTTTAATGCAGCAAATCTTGGCGCACGTATCGGCTTATTAGCTGGAATTGCTAGAGGTGCTGGAGTAGGTGAGTCTGAGGAGGAGAAAGCTGCTACTGGTGTTGCTTCTAGAGTAGCTAAAGTAGTTGGTTATGGCGGTTTGGGTAGAGTTGCAGGTGCTGGAATCGGCAATGCTGCTGGAAGTGCGTCTGATGCTATCCGTAAGAAGTTTGCAAAGAAAGCTTTACCCCCTAGTAGTAATTATAGTGCTAGTTTTGGTCTTTTGGATGGTACAACTCGCCTTCTCAGTAAAGGTAAAAATATAGCAAAAAACGTACATGAACGTGTAAAAAATCCTGACTGGGATGCTGTGAACGCTGCTAACATTGGTCGTGTCGCTGGGGCTACAGCAGGAGCTATTGAAGGTTCTGGTCTTGGGGAGTCTCAGGAAGAGCGTGAAAAGACTGGTTTGATTACTCGCGCTGCTAAGGTAGTTGGTCTTGCTGGTGTTGGTGGTAGCCTTGGCGCTCATGCTGGTGGTGTTGTAGATTTAGGCAGAGAACGATTCAATTATGCTAAAACTGGAAGAATTGAGCTTTCTAAAACTATTCGCAAATCTGCTAGTTTTAATAACTCCTCTGCTATGGTAGTTAGTCCTGCCCCTGACCCCACAAAATCCGCCAATCCCAAAACCAAATTACCATTAAAAGGTGTTGTTGGTGCTGGCGTTGCTTTAGGTGGTGGTTTACTGTTAGCCAATTCTCTACTGAAAAAGAAAAAGAAAGAGGAAGAGAATGCGTAAATCTGCAAACTTTGCATTGAACGCAGTCAAGTTAGGCGCAGGTGTAGGTGCTGCGGCAGGTTTGCTTCGCGGCACTGGTATTGCCGAGTCTGAAGAAGAGCGTCAATCTACCACCGCAAACGAGCGTCTGGGTAAAGTACTTAGTAATGCGGCTGCTGGTTCTGGGATAGGTGCTGCTGCTGGATTAGGCGTAAACACTATTCGAGGTCGTTTGCTTGAAAAAGAACTTCAAAAGCCTTATGTATCAAAAGTAACTGGTAAACCAGCAGTTAGTATGGATAAGGAGTTTGTAGAGGAACTGAAATCCCCCACACCACCAACAGTCGCAACACCTGAACCAACACCTATTAAACGCGATGTACCTCAACCACCGTCCAAAACACCAGAAGAACGTGCTGGAGCCTTAAAGAGAGTAGAGAGGCAGCAACAAAAGTCTAAAGGTGTTCGCAAAGCTGTTCGCAACATACTAGACCCTAGAGAAGCAGAAAGAGAACGTATCATTGGTTTGCGCCAAAAAGCTGTTGAAACTGGTCAACCTATACCCGAAACCATTTCATTGCGCGAGAAATGGGAAGCTAGGTCTAGAGAATTGCAAGACAAAATCAAAACTAGAGCAAGACAAGATACGCAGATACTCAAAGGTTGGTTGGGTATGTCGCGAACCATCCGTAAGTCTGCCAATTTTATAAAACGTCAGAAACTGCAAGCGGAGTTTGGTATTGTTGAGGATGTTGGTAGAGTTGTCACTAAACCTTTGGCAAATGCAGTAAGAAAAGCATCTAAGCGTGTTGGCGGAGAAAATGTAGCGGCTCGATGGGTGACCCGTAAGGCTGCTAATTACAACCAGAAGGCAAAGATGCTCAGCTATGCTCAAGAAGGTCTGCATGGCACTGCTAACGCTTTGGATAGCGATACTGCTGCTAGAATTGCTACTGGAGTTGGTGTGGCTGGTACTGGGCTGCTTGGTGCAAAATTACTAAGCAAAAAAGATAATCTTGAAAATAAGACAACATAAAAACATGAAACACTTCGCAAGCTTTATATCCCCACTTTCCCAAGCTGATAATAACTCTTTCCTAAATAGGCTCAAAGTACCTCTTGCTGGATTGGGGCTGGAGTTGGTCTGTTAGGGAGTCTCGCACTTAGTAGAAAACTTGGCAGATAATTACTAATTCCTAAATCCTTCTAAGAACTTGTTATTCAAGTCTGACTTACGTTCCGATAAATTATATAAATACTGGTCTGCGGTAGGTCGCTTATCTTCCTGCCCAAACCAATTTTTAGGGAACTTGGACTGATACTTATACACTTGAACGTTACGGTCTTTTTCAGGCAAATTGGCGTGAGACTTATACCTCGCTGCTCTACCAATTACTTGATTAATTTTCTCATCGTTGAAGTGCGGCTCAAGAATGTGAACGCTTCTGGTTCCTTTTAGGTCTAATCCTTCACCGCCAGCAGAAGATACAAGCAAGGTATTCAATCTGTCATTATTGTAGTCGTCCAAAACTCGGCGCTGGTCTTCTGGTTTAATGTCTCCACGAATTTCCCCATACTTAACATTTGGGTCAGAGCCTAGACGCTGCTTAACATCCTCAAGACCGCTATCTAGGTAGTTGGAATATATAAGGTTCTTTTGATACTTGTTTTCTGCAATATTTTGTAAAATTCGTGAACTTTTAGAGTCGTATTGTTTTTCACCTGCTCGATAATATTTTCTTGCAGTATTAGAGGCTTGCCTATTTAAGTTGAGAAAAGTATTGAGTCGTTGTGCGTCTTTTTCGGTTGCAGCTTCTTGACCACCACTGTTCAAGATGTTTCTAACTTTAGATGGTAGTTGCGAGTAGGTTTGTTTATATAATTTAAGTTGATTAGGGTCTAGGTCTACATCTACACGCTGCTCATTTACACTTGGGTAGTTGCTCCTGTCTTCTGGTGAGTAATAGTCAACGTATTGTTTAGACTTATTGTAGTAGTCCTCTAGATTCTTAGGCTGAATTGTAGTAGTAGGTCGCGCTCCTTTGAATGTGCGGTCGATAAAATTAGGGTTAGTAGTTTTCTTTTCTGTATAGGTATCTGTAAAGGCTCTTCCACTCGGCAATATATCTTCTCCACTAGCTATGTTAACTAAAGGAGCTATGTCTGAAGCGTTATTTTGTATGGGGGTTCCGCTTAATAATAATGTTTTGTTTGCTTTACGTGAGGCTGCTAATAACCCTTGGCTTCTAGCTGTGTTGCTGTTGCGGAGTTTATGAGCTTCGTCAATTAGAAGAAATTTGTCAGTAGTGTCGGGGTTATCCCTAAGAAATTTTTCGTATGAATAAATATCGTAATTACCTTTTGCACCGTATGTTTTTAGCTCTTTGCGAAAATTATCCTGAAGCTTTGCAGGAGTAACAACTACAGTGCCATTTGTACCATACTTTTCCGCCGCATTGATGCCAGTTATAGTTTTACCACTACCAAGACCATGATATGCAATAAGACCACGTTGATTGGCAAGTTTGTCTGCTACTCGCTGTTGATGTTCTTGAAGTGTAATTGGCTGTCTCTCGTCAGCAAAGTCTGCAAAGTGTTTCATGTTATCTAATTGGCATACTGTTTTTTCTGTTTTGTTGCCATTGCCAGTTTTTATAAGCTTTGACAGGATTAGCTAACGTTTTACGATTAGCGGCAAGTAGCCCAAGTCCAGTACCAGCAACTAGACCAATTGTAGACCGTTTATTGACTTCATCAATGTATGGTTGATTTTGTTCTCTTAAAGAATTATTTTTATCTGTATACTCTTTGTAAAGGTTATCAAGTTCTTGAGGGTTTTCTTGGGCTTTATCGTGTCGGTTCCAAAAGTTTGTGTTCAACTCATTAAATTGGTTATCAATTTCAGGCTTACGTCCAATCTTATTACCAATATAGTTACCTGCAAGACCTCCAGCTAACCCAAGACCAATCGTAGAACCAATACCAAAATTAGCTCTACCCCTTAAATATTTTTTACCTAAAACAAGACCTACACCAGTTCCGACTAAAGCCCCACCTTGAGTCAAATACTTTTCTTTTCTGGCTTCTGGTGTATTAATGTATCTATCATAGTCACTTAAAGCTTTTTCTTTGAGGATATCATTTTGTGGGTCTTTGTTCCAAGATTCTTGCGACTGATTGTAGCCTATGTATTCAGGCGTTTCTTGGGGGTTGCCAGCTAGAGCTTTACCTGCACCGTAACCCAATAATCCACCACCGATTAAAAGTGCATTTCTACCAACACCTTTAGCCACCTCATTACCAAAACCAAAATTCGCAAAATGTTTCATATCTTCCCCTTTCTGAAATTTAATGTATCTAACAGCTTCACGAAACTTATCTGCCAAGGAGGATATAGGCTGCATTGTTTGTGGGTTAGGTATAAGACTACCTTCACTTAGATAAGCAGCACCTTTCGCTCCAGACTCTAATGTATTAATAGCAGCCCTAGCAGCAGGTTTAGCAGAATTTTTAAGAAATTGTCGCCTACTAACAGATTTTTCAAGACCACTGTTTATATTTTCCGCGAAATTATCGTACTTTTTTGCTTTGGTAGCAAAGTCGTCTATCTCCCGAACTTTTTGTATAATTTTAGGTGTAGTTGGTACTTGAGCTTTTGTTGCTTCGTATGTAGCCGAACCTAAATTTTTAAGAAAGTTTCTTCTATTCATTAGATTTGTTTTTGTATTTATCAATTATACCTTACGCCAAAAACCCATAAATAATGCCATGCTGAGAAATCGGTGTGGCATTATTGTTTTAATCCTAAAAAATGAAAATAATAAAAATGGATGAAGAACAAGATTTAGGCGCTCAGGGCGCTGGTATGGAAGGAGCGACCGAACTCAATCCTACCAATGCTTTTGGCGAATTACTTCTAGACTTAATTGAAGCCCAATATGAAGGCGACATTGATGCTGGTGTACAAGCTCTCGTTCAAGCTACTGGTTTGAGCGAAGAAGACGTAACTGGCTACATTAGCGGTGAAAATATCGTTGATGATGCTGACATTCTCGAAGCAATGATTGGAGCTTTCCCTGACGCTAACGACGAAGATATTCAAACTATTATCGAAGTTGCAAGCGGAGTTGAAGAAGCTGACCGAGAAGCTCTAGAAGCACAATATGAAGGAAACGAAGACGCTGAAGGAGGCGTAGACCCAGAAATGGCACAACAAGGCGCAGACTATGCGGCTGCTTATAATCCCGCAATTCAAGCTAACTTTAACCGTAGCGTAGCTGAAGAAATTCAACGAGTACGTGCAGAAAATGAAGCTTTACATGCAAACTTTGCCAAAGCTCAATTTGAAGCTAATCTTTCTCAAGCTTTGACTGATTTGAACGCTCGTATTAGCCAAGATGTTGTTGACGGTATTATCACCCCTGCAATGAAGGAAGCTCTTATCGGTAACTTCTCTGACCCTCGCCAACGAGTAGCACAATTCACTGGCATTGCTCAAACTAACGGTGCGCGTGATTTGCAAGAACAACTCAATATGTCGGAGTTTGCGTACAGCTTACTTCGTAATGTTGCTAATGTTACTCAGTTCACCGATTTCTCCGTGAGTGCTGAAGAAGTTGCAACTGCTAATTTCTCGGCTAGCCTCGAAGAAGCTGCTAAGGGCGACCTTGTGGCTATGGGTCTGGATTTCGGACTATAAGGAGCAAAAAACACAATGTATTTAACAACTCAAAAATTTATTCGTAACGGTAAGGCAATCATTTTTAACGCCGCAGCTAAGAAAGTTGCAATTGATGGTGTTGAAATTAAGAGCGCTGATGTCCAACTCGACTCTTTAGGTGTCGCTTCGATTCCTGAAGGTTCTTTTATCGCTACTACTGGCACTTCTGGCGAAAGAGTTGCCCGTTTTCTCCCTCGCACTCGCCTAAACGCTGCTACTGCTACTAACTCTCCTACAATTCAATTGAAAAGCCCTTGCGCTCAATTCAAGGTTGGTGATGTACTGTACGCTAAGCATTGCCACGCTAAAGTCAAGTTTATTGGCACTTTTGCAACTGGCGACATCATCACTGCCAAAATTGCTGGTGTAACTTACTCTGCAACTGTAGGAGCTACTCAGACTGGTGCTGGTGCTGCTGCTGATTTCGCAACTGCTAACGCTGCTGCTCTATTGACTGCTGGTATTACCTTCGCTCAAGTTGGTTCCACTGCTGTTGCTACCATTTATGCTAACGATAGCTATAATGTGTATTTCGCTACCTCTGGTGCTGCTGGTCAAGTTGTTGTTGAAACTACTGAAGCTGGTTACTTAGGTGACAATCTCACTCCTTTAGGTACGATTCTCGCTATCGGTGCTGAAAATGCTACTACTGGTGTTCGCTCGGTAACTTTGGCGGCGAATGCGGCTCAAGCTTTACCTATTAACTCTATTGTTGGTATCAATGTCGAAGAAGTCCTTGGCTTGTACCCTGACCCTGTAGACCTCACTAACGAGCCTGTGCGCCATTTTGCAGTTATCAGTGAAATCGCTGGTATCTACCAAAATAATCTGCCATACATCGATTTACAGTTGAAGCGTTTGTTTGGTTTGCACTTGCATATTAAGCCATACTTCAACAAATAACGGAGAAATATAAAAAAAATGGCAACAATGTCCCCTATTGAAGCTTTCTTAAAAGAAGCACGTGCTGCTAAAGCGGCTGACTTGGTTATCAACAATACTCTTCGTCAGACCAAAGAACGCAGCAAAGTTCTCAACACTTATGTACCTTTGATTGAAAAGACAGGTCGTGACTGGCTTGCTTACATCGGTACAACCGTTGACCCCATTGCATCTTTGGTTGCCACTGGTCAAGATTACCCTGAAGCGAAAAAAGGCGACTTCTCTCGCATTCAAGCTCGTAACTTCAAAGCAGCAACTTCGTATCACTGGGATGAAGATACCCAATGGCGTATGCAAGAAGTTAGTGAAATCGCTAAGCTCCGCAACATCACCATCCAGAACATCCAAGTTTCTGAAGGTAAAGTACAGTTGGGTCAAGATAACGAATTGGCTAAGGTCATTTTCGGTTCAGTAGCTTCTCTTGTACGTGGTCACATCAACTTGATTGACTATCTTGCTTGGCAGACTCTTCAAACTGGTAAGATGGCGTATACCGACCGTCGTACAGGTTTGAACGTTTCACTTGACTGGCGCAAGGCAATGCCCGTCCGCCGCAATATGTTCCCTCAGCCAGTTTATCAAACGGATTACAACGGAACTGAAACTGTTGATAGCTTGAAGCGCGATTGGACTCAGCATGAAACTGCTGACCCTTTACAAGACCTTGTAGATATGCACTCGAACTACAAATGGGTTAATGGCTTCCCTGCTGACGAGATTGCTATCTCGGAGCGTTTGCTTCTGAACATGGTTCGCTGTAAGTCTGTTAAAGAGGCTGTAGTTGCTGCTAATGTTCTAGGCAATGTCATTACTGGCACTCCTAGCATTGACCAAGTTAACGAAGTCATGACTCGTAGATTCCTTCCTAAGTTCGTATTGGTTGACGACTATGTTGAACTAACTGACAACGAAGGAAAATCTGTCCCTACTCGCGTACTAGATGAAGGTACTGTCGTTTTCTTAAGCCGTCAAGGTCAATTTAATCGTATTTTGGGCGGTACTTTAGAAAATGGTGGGCGCAGTGGCGTGTACGTCAATACTTACACCAAAGCTGGCGACCCGCCTCTTTCCATCACGAACACTGCTTCAATGCAGTTGATTTCGGCTCCTACTATAGGTCGCACTGGAAGTGCCAGACGTTTTGCGAAATTGGCTAACTTGGAAAGTTCAGTAAATCTTGCTGAATTTACTACCTTCAACTCTGCTGACGGACTCACTGTAATCTCCTAATCTTAGTTATTTTAACTAAAAAGAAAATCCCTCTTTAGAAGTATATTCTTTAGGGGGTTTTTTGTTATACTAAAAATAAGCGAATAGAGATTGCAACTCGAAAAGGTCTGGTAGCCCTGTCGCTTTTTAAATTTACCAATCTTACCAGTAAAAATTTATGTCTATTCAACAATACCCCTCGACCCAAGGTATCTATAAAATTACCAATACCACAAACAACAAATTCTATATTGGGAGCAGCAAACAACTAAATAAACGAATTATTGACCACTTTTCAAGACTAAGGAACAATACACATAAAAATAAGTTCTTGCAAAGAGCTTTTAACAAATACGGCGAATCTTCTTTTAAAATAGAGATTCTAGAACAGTTTGTTGGTCTGACACAAGAAGAATTACTAACTAAAGAGCAACACCATCTTGATTTAATCGAGAATTGGAGAGAATCTTACAATCAAACACGTAGTACAAAATACTTCGGGAAAATTTTACCTGAAGAATATGAAAGAAAACAAAATAAAATTGCATCGGTAACTGGAGAAAATAATCCTTTTTATGGTAAAACTCATACTGAACGAGTAAGGAAAATTCTTTCAGAATCTAATTTTAAAAGTGGCAGCAATGTAACCAAGAAAAAAGACGGGACTTTTGAAGTAAAAATAAAAAGGTCTATTTACATAGGCTCTTTTAAGACCTATGAAGAGGCTCTAAACTACAGATTGCTTGCGGAACGATATTATTATGATAATGACGAATCAGTAAAACCTTTACTAGATGCAGTAAAAAGGGTTAGAGACTTACCTAGAGGAGTACTATTTAGAGATGGTAAGTATGTAGCTAAGATTACTTGGAATAAACGTCAGTACCAATTGGGTACTTTTAATACGCCTGAAAAAGCTTCTCAAGTATATCAAAATGCCGAGAAATACATTAATGAAGGTTGCGAAGAATTTTCCTATTTATTAACAATTAAACAGCCTCACCCATATCCTACAGGTGTGTGCCTGAAATCTAATGGTAGATTTTCAGTAACTATTGTTGTAAATAGTAAGCAACTTCGTGTTGGAAGCTCTACTACTTTAGAAGAAGCTGTCGATATTCGTAAAAAAGCCGAAGATTATTATTACAATAATGACCAAACTTTTGCGGCTATGTTTAACAAACCTAAAAAAGAATTACCGAAAGGTATTCGAGAAGTGAGAGGGTCTTACACGGCTGACTTTAATAAAAAGAGGCTAGGCACATTTAAGACTATACAAGAGGCAATCGCAGCTAGACTAGCCGCCGAGCAATCTCTGCTATCATAAATACATCTACACTTATACAAATATGATTAACAAGCAACCAGCCCGTCGTTATCGTATCTTCCCAGCCTATGTCAATGGTGAAGGTCACACTGTTCCAGCAGGAGAATATTACGAATATGAAATTAACCTAAATGAAGCTCGTCAACGCAGTACTGCAATTCTAGTAAATGCCAGTGAGTTCCAGACCATCACTCCCACAAATCCCTCTCCCGACATCTCATTCATCCCTAGTAATGACCTAACCTTCGACAACACAACCACAATTCACACAGTCAAAAAGCTGAAAATCAACTCCTGTTCAGCATCCGAAATCGAAGCTCTCAAGTTCGTTGGCAAAGTAGCAACCCAAAAAATCGTCGAAGCTCGTAAAGATGCTAAGATTGAATCATACGCGCAACTAGACAAGATTGCTCCACTCAAGAGCAAAAAATGGGAAGACATCGCCGTTATCGACTTTGAACTGCCCGACCCCACTCATGGTCTAGTATACGAAGGACTCAAGACATTCGGCTACACCGCAGAAACTACAAATGGAAAATCAGCTAACTAACCCACTCTCAGGGCAAAAAATGAAGCAAGGGGCAATGAAGCCGATGTTCGGTGAACGTTTGCCCCAAGCTCGTCCCAATGCGACCAACAAAAAAAGTGGCGGTTTCACAGCACCCGTAGTCAAGCGCCGCAAAGGTGTAATCTCAGCAGGTATGGGCAAGAACATGACATTCGCATTTATGAACACTAATCTCGCTTCCTTCAGTTCGGCTCACACCTCATCCTCTTTTTCTGCCTCGGAGCGTAGCGGAGTAGCCGAATTTCTCAACTTGACAGGTCGCCAACGCTATTACAGCATCGATGACATTCCCGATGATGAGCTAGCAAACATGACTGACCAAGAAATCAACGAAGCAATCCACCGTCAGCAAGAGGTGGAAGCCAAAAACAAAATCCGCGAGAGTGCCAATGCCAGAGCCAACTACCGAGCCAAGCTAGATACATTCCGCGAAGGAAAGTCTGCCATTCGCCAAGGTTATCTTCCTTATGTCGGGAAACTACTCTATGGATAAACCATGAAATACGCAAATCTTCAATCACTTACACGCAAGCTGAAAGGTCGCCTTGAAGTTGTACAACAAGAGACATCTGGCATCACTGGTATTGCCACTCAAGAGATTGACACTGAGACTGTTGAGATGCTTGTAGACGAAGTTGAGTTAGGTGACATCGACACGTATCTTCAAATGATTTATGTGTTCCCTCTCAAACTGACCGAGGCATCAACTGTCAACTACCTAAAGATGATTTCGGAAGACATCGCAATTGCGAAAATCATTGACTTCAAATTTCCTCGTCAGACCGACGGAGAAGCTAACAACGATGGATTTAGCCAAGTAACACTACAACGTGGCTTGGACAAGCTACAATCGCTATTTGCGGGTACTGGTATCTTCGTAGCTGGTGCAAACGCAGCACTTCAAGCTATTCAAAACGACCCGAACGCCCCACAACAACAAAATAGAAATATTGTATTAGCAGGAGAAGAATTAAAACCCTTTATTGGTTACGACCTCAACAACGATGGTACAAGCGATACAGATATTTTTAAAAAGAATCTCAACATTGAGCCTAGTTTTTATTGTGCTGAGGACTTCAATGATGTTGTTGGTACTAATGATAGCGACTTTATCGTAGACGGAGTACAAACCCGCCGCGCTCGATACATTGCTCCTTCTGGGAATCTCCGAAATCAAGACACAATTAGCTTCTGGTAGCCATGTTCATAGACCGTCCCACTTACCCTATTGACTTCAAGTTTCCTGACATAGACCTTCAGACAATTGCGGCGTACATTAGGAATGAGGTTAATATCACCTTTAGTACGGCTCTAGGCGGCAAATCAGCTATTTCCAGCTACACAGTAGACAATACCAACAAACTGCCTCTGGGGACGAATATCTACCCACTTCTGAAGATATTTCGTAATGAAGAGTCCACACTATTCCCAATCGGTGCTGGTGATGTAGTTAGTCTCACGATTGCTTACGTTCTAGCCTATAGCGCCAAGGACACAGCTTCAGGACTGACTTTCCATGTAGCCAAAGAAATCAAACGCATACTTCAAAACAGCGAAGTTGATGACAATATACCTTTCACTATTGACAAAGAGCAAGGTATTACTATCAAATACGAATCCGCCACAACTACTGACCTCATCTACGACTACGCCAAGATAAATTGTGCTGTTTTCGCATACTGATATAATTAAACTAAATCTTAACGTTAAGAACAAATAACCATGTCAAACATTCAAATTGCTTTAGGAGTAGCTAATCCTACAGTACTTACAACCCTCGACCTCAGCACGAACCCAATCAAAACAATTGGTGACTCTGAGTACGTTCCTGTAACTATCGCTGTCACTCAAGCTGATATCACCGCATCCGTTATCCCTATCGCTACTCAGTCCAAATTAAAGGCTGAAGTAGCTGGGGCATTCGATAAAGTCCGTGTTGGTGATTTTATTACCGCACTGGCAACTGGTTCTTTGACGGCAAAAAGCAACGTAGCAGTCAACAACGTATATCTTGCTTCTGGCTTGAAGGAAATCACTTACGATGAAAACTACAACAGCACCAACCTCGGAGTCAAGTCTGGCGACGCAATCACTGTCGCTTCTGCTGGTACTGGCATTCCTGCCAACACCATTGTCACAAAAATTGACTATGTAGCTCGTAAAATCTACATTGACAAAGCTCTAACTGAAAGTAAAGTTGCAAGTGTCAGCGTAACCCCCAAAATTCGCGTCACAGCCGTTCGTAAATCCACTGCTGTAGCTAATCCTAACGAAATCGATTTCGATAGCACCGTAGCGACCACAGGCGTAGCTGGTAACGTCACTATCAAAGGTGGTGCAGTTGATGGCGTGTTAACGGTTCTTCGCTTAACTCCTGTTGATAATGCAGTCAATGCAAAAGCCACTCTAAGTATTGCCTCCGCGACTCTCGATGGTTCTCAGGTTGTCGGTAGCACTGAAGGTTTCAATGGTCTGGTCTACTCAGCCTTGACTTACAGCAATATCGGTCAGTACCAAATTGACCTCAACAGTTATCGCACCAAAGCTGGTGTAGCCGCACCTACTGGCGCATAAACTTAAATGAGTATCGAATGTGAAGGTACTAAATATTTCGCTATCTCAAACCTCTTTGTCAGGAGTTTGGATAGCGATTTTTTTACGTTCCCTGCCCCTTACCATATTGTTGTTGACTCAGACAAAGCAACAATAGAGATATGCTATGCTAATTATTACGAAAGTCCACTCGTATTAGACTACATATTTGACTTGTTTTTCTATGTGATGGCTTTTGACGGTAGGATATGCTCTTTCTTTCTTCGGTCTATACATCAGAAAGAAGACCCACGCAACGAATCTTACGGCTACAAGGCACTTTACGCTTTTCAACCAAAGCTATCTGTGCAAAACAAATCAACTCTCAACGAAAAAACACAACTAGGACAATTTTATGGCAGCCTCCTCGACATCAAACAAACCATCCTACCAAACCCTAGAGGTCATTCTAGATAGCGGTGAAAAAGTTCGCGTAAGACGCACTCCACAAAGCAACCTAAAACGCCTGATTGAACTTCAAGGTGAGTTGGTTGGCAAATATCTCGAAGTAAACGGAGCCATCTCAGAGTTATTTGTTCAAGACGACATTGTTGCACTCATCAAAGAATATTTGGGTCTATTACCAATTCAAGGTAAGGACGAAACCTATTTGGACTACGAAGACCTTAAGGAAAATTGGGAACAACTCGTTCGCTTAGTATTCAACGGCTCTATCGACGAAAAGACTCGTAAAGTTGAAGGCACTACAGAACCAGAGGTCAGCAAGCTGCATTTTTTGCCCTTCGAGCTACAACTCCAGAACCACTACCATCAGTGGAGACTGAATCAGGGCAAACTTCTTCTGGAACGGGAGAAAGAAATCGAAAGTCTGGTCGAAGCCAACAAGCAAAAACCAACCGAAGACTCACCGAACTAGATTTCCCTCGATTTAAAGACCCTGTAGAGTTTGAAGTCAGTGATGTAATTCTTGACTGTCTTCTTTCTGCATATCCAGAGAACGCTCTGGAATTATGGCGCACTCTTGATTATTGGGATATTCGGACACTTTTAGCCCTAAAACGTGAAGCATCCTATTCTCCTGATATTAAGATACAAGAAATAAAGAATGAGAAGTTCAACGAGTTGTTGGACAATTTAGGTAACAAGCAAATACCTTGGGAAAATCTAGATAAGCGAACCCTGAGAGGCATCAAGAAATACAGCTTCGACTTCTTCAATAATTAGCGATGATACAATGATTGGATGCAACTAAGAAGTGTAAGGCAACATGGCAGCACCCTCGATAGATACATCTCCATCTCAATCAGCAATTAAAGATGCGCTCAATAAAGGCACTCTAAACATTGGTGATGATATTCGGGGTACGCTCGGCAACGTAGCTGAACTTGATAAAAGTCTCACTAAATTGTCGGGTACTTGGGCATCTAATATTAGTCAGACGGCTAAGTTAGGTGCTTCTCTTGGTGCGCTCGGTTCCATCGCTATAAATGCCACGTTTGCTGTAGCCAACATCAGTAGTGCGTTCAACAAGATTCAAGGCGCAAAAAGTATTGTAGATGGTGCTTACACTTCCGTCAAGAACTTAGTCGGTATCAGTAAGAGTCTCGATTTTAGCGAAGCGATTCTTGGCACGAAAGAGTTTGGCGCGAACATCAAAATTCTCGAAGAAACTACTGACGGCGTATTCAATCGCATCAGTACTGCCAGCCAAATCATCTTCGACAACAGTTCATATCAAAAGTGGTCTATCGGCGCGGTTGCAGCATACAGCAAAGTAGAATCTGCTGCGTTTCGTCTAGCTACAATTACAACCTCTTCTGAAGAATCTGCGCTTAGTGCTGTCGGCGCTCGTATCAAAGCATTGCGCGAATTACAACGCGAGACAAACTTTGCAACAAATTCTACACAAACGCTTAACGCTCAATATGACATTGCTTCTGCTGGTTTTAGTTCCAGACAAGCCCAAAAAAGTGTAGGTAATGCCTCCATTAACTTAGCTGAAGTTGGCTTTGCAAATATTGAAGGAACCAACCAAGGTATTGTCAAGATTCTTGCTGCTAACAAGAACTTAGGCGATACGTTCAGAGATGCGGATAAACGGGCAGCACAACTATTTGCGACTACTAAGGTAGGTATTCTCACACTTGACCAATTAAATGCTGAGGCGGCTGAACTAGCGTCAACTGGTGTAGGTGCTGGTGTTGCTTTTGAAGAAATGGCTACGGCTTTGGCTCTTGTCACCACGCAAGGTCTATCTGCTGGCGAAGGTTCGACTGCAATCAAGTCTCTTGTAAACGAAATTGTCAGTAATGTCCCTAAAGCTCAAAGTGCGCTTGCTACCCTAAAAGATGAAGCTGGTAAACCTATTCAATTTGGATTTGGAGCGCTAAAAGCCGAAGGTCTAATTAAAATCATCGAGCGTATAGGTAAAGCCACTGGTGGTAGTCGTGACGCTCTAAATGGTATCTTCAGTTCAAGTGAAGCAGCAAAGGCGGCAAATGCTTTATTGCAATCTGGAGGAGAAAACCGCAAAAAGTTTCGTGATGAAATTGATAATGCAGGTAGCGCTGAAGGCATCGATAAGTTCAGTGAGTCTTCCAAAGAGCGTGGGAAAACATTAGAAGGTGCATTTAGGTCTTCATTCAACAAATCTCAAGCTGCGGTTGAAGAATTTGGCTCTGGAGTTGGGGAAGGTGTCAAAAAAAATCTAGAAGATACCAACACATTGTTAGGTGTGCTAGGGACTAAAAGTACAAGCACTTTTGGTAGTTTTGCGGGTTCCATTGATGGTATTGCCAATAAGTTTCAAGCTGTGTCTGGATTTATTGGCAGCGTGTTCAGTGTAGTTGCTCCACTTGCATTTTTCTCTTTTCTGTTTAAGAATCTTGGACGTTTAGGTGAAAAAATTAAGTCTGCTCTCAAACTTGATGATGGAGATGTCAAGTACGAAACATTAGCGCAAAAAATTGAAGCTAGTATTGTAAAAATTGCTAAAACAGTTGTATCTAAAGTAAAAGATATCGTCAAGCAAGTCAACGAAGAAATTGCTCAAGTAGGGCAAGAGGTAAAGGAAAAAACTGGGCTAGGGCAAAGGAAAAGCAACAAAGTTCAACCAGAAGTAATTAAAAACAATGTATCCATTCCTGCTGCAAGCGATGCAGAACTAAAACGTTTAAACTCTTTCCCTGAAAAAAGTGGCATAGCTGGTATAGGTCGTGCTTTTGGTGGGGCGAAGGAATCTGTTGGAAAACTTACTGGAAGTCTTGGTAAATTGTGGGAAGCTGCTGCCCCTGTCCGTAATGTGATTGGTGGTGCAGTTGGGGAGTTATTCTCTTTTGCTAAAGGGTTAGGAGTTGTCGGTCTTGCGGGTTTTGCTGCTTCTACTGCTCTGCAATTTATTGGGAATGTTTTCACTGGCTTAACAAACAAAGCAAGTATACCTGAAATCAAAACTCTGACAGAAGACCTCAAAGACTTAAAGAATGTAGGTGGTCTTGACGAATTTGTAAAAGGACTCAGTGATGTTGATGCACAAATAAAAAAACTTGACCAAAGCACCCAAAATTTCTTAGATGGCTTAGATAACCTAAAGCAGTTTTACAACACTGTTTCTGGTAAATCTTTCATAAGCGGTATTAACCAAGAAGAGTTTGGCAAAGCAAGAGCGCTTCTATCTTCACAAATAGCTAAAAATCAACAAGCTATCAAAAATAAAGATTTCAACCCCCTAAATGACGAAGAGAGAAATGTCGGAAGAAAGATTCAATTAGGAATTGTTCTTAGTGAAGAAGACCTTCAAGTAATTAAAAAGAAGGCTGAAAATCAAGTTGACCAGATTGAGAAAGAGATTTCAACTATTGATGCAGCTATTAAAGATGCACAAGATAATGGTGGGGCTGGTGCTAGAGATTTAGTCCGCGACTTACAAGAGCAAAAAAAGCTTCTTGAAGGTCAAGCAAAATCTAAAAAAGAAGCTGTAGAAACAGATAGGAAACGAGCAGTTCTTGACAACCAACTACGCCGACTAAACACATTTAAAAGTGATATACCCCTTTCTGTGACACTGACCTCTGCGGCTAGAAGCTCTGCTAATGCTCAGTTTGCTGATTTGAAGAAAACTCTTGATACTGTGTTCACGGTAGATACTATTGACATATCTAAAGTAGATGTTAATATTTTGAGTCAGCTAAATTCTCAGATAAAAGATTCTCTTCAAAGTATCGAAGTACAAGCCGACTTAGACCCTCAAGGTGCATTAGATGCTCTTCAGCGCATTACAAAAGAAGCCAAGGCAACTCAAGTCATTGCTTCTAATCCTTTGTTGCAAAAAGCTACTGACAACGCTTTCAAAGTTGTTGCAGAAAAAGCAATTGGTTACAACACTGCAATTGCTAATTCTTACACCAAACTATTCTCTACGTTATCTGGTCTAGGGGCAGTTGGAGGTGAAGCTATAGGTCAAGCAACTGCACGTAATTTGCAGTCTATACAGAAGAACATAGCTACGTTAAAAGCAGGGTTAGATAAACCTAATATTGATGCTGTTGAGTATGCAAACACACTAAGTAAGATTGCAGACTTAAGCGCTGAGGCTTTTAATATCAAGAACTCTGGGCAAATTACTGAAGAGCTTGGTAAGCGCAAGCAAGTACTGACTTTCAATCAGCAACTGCTGGATGTACAGAAAAACATCGTCTCTTTGTTTTCGCAAGAAAGCAAGTTCGGCTCCTTCAGCGTATCACTAGCGCAAGCAAAACTTGCGGCAGCAGAAAAAGAATTGTCAGTCAAGCAAGAATCTTTGGCTATATCGGCGCGGGAAGAAGAAATCACTAAGCGTAATATTGTTGAGGCAGCTAAAGCAGAAGTAGGTAATAGAACACAACTATTACAGTCAGTACTTACGAACGGCAAAATATCTGGTAAAGACGCTCAATCTAAGTTTGGCATCGATTCAGCTATTGATTTAGCAAGTAGCAAAGATGTTGCAAATAAAAAAGCGGAAGCTGATAAAACTATACGGTTGAATCAAGAGAAGTTGAAAGAAAGTGAAAGTAAGACTCAGGAAGGATTTTTTAAGATTGACCCTGCATCTTTAGAGCAGTTGAAATTATCTCTTTTTAAAGAAGAGTTTGATAGATTTACAAAAGAATCTACTTCTATAATTCCTATAGATACCTTACCAGAACTTACAAAAAATGTTGCAAATGATTCGGTAGCTGCTAAACTTTCCAAGCTTATTGGTAAAGATGCGAATGGTACTCAGTTTATAGATACCGAAGCAGCTAGAAATTCTGGTTCCGAAGCTATTCGTAAAGCTTATTTTGATGCTGCTGCTCAAATTAAAGCAGAGCAACAGGCATTGCAAACCAATATAGCTAACGCAAATACAACTAAAAACAATATTACTGGTGGTGCTGACCAACTAAAAGAGCGCGTTGCCAACATCGACATCGAAAGTGCCAAGAAAGTCGTCAAGCAAGCAGAAGAAGACCTCAAGTTTACAGTTGTCGCAAATCGCCTCAAACAAGAGATTGGCGCACTATCCGAGACTATTGCACGTAACGAAGCTGCCATAGACGCAAGTTTTGCTGGTCAACAACGTCTCGTTGATATCTCTAAGGGGGTTGGCGACGCATTCAGTTCGCTGGGTTCTACTGCCTCATCTCTCTTTTCTGCCTCTTCGCTAGGTGCGGTTTTCAGCAATATTGGTTCCAAGTTTGGTGACAAGCTAAACCAAATTCTGATAGATGCTAACAAGGACATCTCTAAATCAGCAGCTAAGGTAAACACTCTCAGAGCTACCAGAGACAGAGTTGCAGCAGCAGAGCTAGATGCCCTAAAACAAGGACGTTCAGACCCAGATTTAAACAAAGCCGAGAAAGACCTTAGTAAACAACTTAAGTCTGCTCAAATTGAATATGACCGCGATGTTCAGTATGTAAAGCAACGCACGATTCTTGAAGGGCTTAATGCCACTATGGAACGTTTCAATGCCATTACCAAAGAAGGCGCTGACAAGCTTGAGAAGGTCGCAACACTAGCTAATGCCCGATTAGACTTGCAAGGACGTAGAGAGGCTTCCACAGTCCAAAGCAATCAAGCTACGAGAGGATTCAGTTCGTCAGTTCTTGGTTTGTTCGGGCAAAACAATCCTGCGGCTGCTGCGCTAATTGGTCGTAACGAAATTCTTGCGACTATTGAGAAAACTCAAGCTGACAAGAATGAAGCTGGTCGTGCTGGTGAAAAAGAACTCAACACACTTCAAGTTCAAGAGCAACAACTAAAAACTGAAGAGACAATGCTGGTCAATGCGTTGACTCAGACTAAATTGCTATCGGTACTGGTTTCTAAGCTTGACCCAAGTAGCGGTATTCAAGTTGGTGACATTAGCGGTGTAAATAAATTCATCGGTGATATTCCCAAAAACATCGCTGACGCTCAGAAGCAGACTCTTGGTTCACTAGCTTTGAATAGAGAGACGCAAAGCTTTGTTAAGCAAGACACTTTCAGCAAAATCAACAACATTGGTTTGAATGGTCAGAGTCAGATTCTTGATATTGCACAACGAAACCCCTCTGCTGGATTGATTTCCATAAAAGAAGTAGGTACTGCGCTAAGTACTGGTTTTGCTACTCAACAGCCTATTCAAAATATTACTAACCGAACACCCTTTGGAGCAGACTTCGAGGCAACCCAAAGACAACTACAAACTATTGGGGGTAGCACTAGAGATTCTGTTCAACAACAAGCACAGCAACTTCAAGACCAAATAAACAAAGAGACTCGCAAGATTACTAATGATTTCCGCGATGCTTCTCCTAACAAGCCTCAAACCGCTAGCTCAGTTGGCAATACAACAGACCTTAGAGTTGTAGTAAATAATTCTATAACTATCGACGGGGTAAAGACTACGTTTGGAGGTGACAGCTTGAATAAAGTTGGCGCTGCTGTCGGTAAAAGTGGTGACGTTATTGAAAAAGCTCTTACTGGTTTTGGCAAAGCGTTCCTTGATTTATCTAAGACTGCTTTTGGAGTTTAGTGCAAAATTTGTCAATCTGTCTCAAGTGATATAATCAAGTAAAACAGTGAAGAAAAACAACTATGGCATTAAACGTTCAACAAACTAAGCTGTACGGCATCCCTGTACCTTCGGACAAAATTACGGCTGGGGAACTGGCAATCGATAGTACCATCGCCAACTTAGGTGACTTCTCTATCGGCGCATCGGTAGTTGCTGTTACTTGGACTTTTGATTTTGGAGGTATCTCCCTTACTAAAGTGCAAGAAATCAAAGCTGATGCAAACGCCAACTCTGAAGCCATGTTGCTTAACCAAGTAAACTTGACCGCAGGAACTGGATTGGTAGGTGGTCAAACTTACCGTGAGTACACCCTATACCCTTTCTCCTTTGAAGAAAAAGGTGGTATCCGAGTTGGGGCAAGTGATGAATCTCTCAAGAGCTTCCCCGTTACTTTCGTTACCAACGAATATCGCTCTAAGATTGGGTAATCCTAGTGGGTCTTAGTTATTCCCAAGAGAAGCTTTTTGGCTATCCGTTAAAATCGGGTGCGGTTTCTTTTGGGAAAATTAATGCTCAGAATGCCAATGCTTTCTTTCTGCTCAATGGCTCTAGCTTGCTTGCTGGTGCTGTAACTTACGAGACAGTTACGATAAATTTTGAAGGCATGAAAGTAGCTGATATTCCCTTTCAAAAACCCTCTTTACAACAATTTGGCACTCAATTGTTCTCATTTCGAGGACAAACTTGGATAGTGACAGCAATTGATTACAGTGGCATCTATATTGTCGGTTCATCAGAGTGCTATCGAAACTACACTCTCACAGCAGTAGAATTTAACAATCCAGAATTTGCAGTGAGTTAACTAGCGTGTGGAAACTATTTCAAGATACACCCAAACGATTGCCAACTTGGGTTGGAGGTACATCTGTGTCACCATACACAAGTGAAACGACTAATACTGTTAATCTTGACCAATACACGGCTCAAGCTGCGTATCTAACTGCAATCCATTTCGACCAGAAGTCCAAGTTGCCTTTTCTTGTTGGTTTCAACTTTGTAGCTCTTGGTGCTGATGGATACAACAACTCAGGCTCTCGTTTCGCTACACCTGACCTCAATGCTTGCTATTATCTGACAACTGGCGACTTTCCGACTTCAAAAACCGCCACTCTTGACTTCTATTTTTCTGACTTAAATAGCCACAAAGATTTAGATTGGGTCAATTACTATCCCAACGCAATTATTTACAAAGACAAAGATACGACTTCCTATAAAGTATCTGACATTAAAGGACTACCCATTACTGACCGCACAACCATCAAAATACGACTTGACTTTGACATACTCTTACCATTTCTCGGATTCGCTTCGCTTGTGCAGAAAAAGAAATTGCTCAGGTTAGTAGGGGCGGCTGGTGATGCTGAGAGCGTCAGTTATTACGGGCAAGTTTACCGATATGACAAGTTCCTGAAGTTTTCACCAAATAGTTTCTTCGCTTCGCAGGGGGATATATTATTGTGTCCTTAGTCTCAAATCTCTCCAGTAGCGCCGAAAATCCTCTTAGAGCCGTTGTAGGTACTTACACGCTAAATCAGGAGCTTGACCAGCCTCCATCTCTTTCTGCCGTCATTTACGTGGTGACTCTAGATGAAGTGCCAACATTAGGAAGTGATTTGACATTTGGCAACTACAATTTCTATCTGACCAACTACAGCTACAAAGAATCACCTCAAGTACAAAAAGTCGGTAATGTGTCGGTTCGGTACGAAGTTTCGCTCAGCTACTCTCATGTCAGCAAGCTTTTTACTGAAAAAGGAATTAATACTGCTAAGTTTGTTTTGGCTTATGGGCGTTCGGCTCAAATTATCGGTGAGCAGTTCTACCGCTTCCCTTTGATTTCGCTTCTGTCTCAGGTAGCGGCTTTCACTGGTATCAGATGTCCAATTTCAGGGCTAAGTGGTTTTGTTAATCTTCCATACCGACCAGCTAACACAGATTTTTTCACACTCAGTTCTTTTCTGGCTGAGCGAAGCGTCCTTGATGCCAAAGTAGCTGTTTACTCACAGTCTGGTATCGATTACGTTGCACTTGGTTCTGGGCGGTCAATCACGGCTGCGCCTCTTACTGAAATTACTCTGACAGATAACGAGACACCTTGTTACAAAAATACGCTGCTCAATTGGAATGGCGGCACTAACTATGGACTGCAAAATACTTACGTCCAAGTTACCGATGATGAGTACGTGCTTTACGAAGGCGACCCCAATCCTCACTTACCTCCAATAGAAGTTGGTGATGGCAGCTTAGTTCCTCGCGACCTCAGTATATTTGTTGACAATGGTGGTTTGAGTAAGCAATTCAAGATTACTTTGTACAAATATGGACAACCTAACTCGGAAATATCTGGCACTTATGGTTTTAGTCATTCGGCTCTCGAATTGGTTAGCAACCCACTAGCACCAGTCAATCTAGACTATTCAATTCTTGATAGGATGCAAAGTAATCCTTCCCAACAAGCTAATGCACTTAAAGGGCTGCTGGGAAACCTTGTCAATCAAGCTATGGGGATGGTGGGTACTAATATTTTTGCGCGTCCTATTGTGTGGCGAGTCACTAGCATCAAGCAAACTAATTTTATTTATCAGCCTCTCGAACTCGATATCAAGCCACAGGTTCTTGATGCTTTTGGCAATTATGTAAAAATTGAAGTTCCTGCACAATTTGACTACCTCCTTAACTGTAATTCACAAGTATTGATAGCTGAGCAGACTGAAGGATGGACTATTAAGCGTTTTGCTAATGAAGATGCAGCTAACTGGACTCAAGGCAGTATTCAGGCATATATCAATCTTGTTTATCTTTTGCAAATTGGTAATCAGATTGCAAATGATATTGTAAGCCTTCAATATTACTATCTTGAGGTATACAAAGCCAAATGCAAACTTGAGAGCTTCTTGTATCGCAAAATTCCTATCACTGAGCGCGTAGATTATTTCATAGAGCCATTCAGTAAATACTACAAAGATGGCGACAAAGTTGATTGGAACGTCGAGTATATCCCTAAAGCTCAATTGCCTAACTCACCTAGCACTCAAGACCCTGTAGCCGTACTTTTCCCTAGTCCTGACTGGGTTCCTAATTTGATGATAGTCAGTAAGTCGAGATATTCAATTTCTGCTGGTGTCAGTGGGAATCCTGAGTATAATGACCAAGCTGCTTCGCTTTGGGGCAAGAATCCTATTTACTTGACCACTGGTGAGGAAGTTTACGAACATACTCGCTACATGATTCGACCAAGCAAGACAACTAAGCAGAATATTGACAAGATTTACGAAACTTTCAATGACCTCAATGGTTTGTTAGGCTCGATTAATCAGAACGAGTTGTATAGTGGAACTTACTACCGTCCTTTCAGTTACATGAATGTACCTGATGATGCAGTAATTGGTCAGGGTGTACCGCCGAGTATTGATATCAACAAAGTCATTCCGACACAACAGAAAAAAGACCCTTCGGCTGTTCCAGCGTATTCGACTGCAAGTAATGATGCCAGCTTCAAAGACGACTCCTACTCAATCTACGGAACAATCCGCACAGTTGCCGATGCCAGCTTCAAAAGCAACATACAAAGTTCAAGCTTTAGTACAGCTTTGGGGCGACCTCCTAGCGCTACAGTACGCAAACCAGTTAATCAACTCAACCCTGTTCAAGACAAAAATGGACTTAAAGATTCGCTGACCTATCTAACCTCTAATGTGCGTGACCGCAACATATTGAGCGATGTGACAATTACTGGGGCGCAGAATATACAGGAGGCAATTAAAGGCGCTACATTCAAGCTGCACAAAGATGTGTTTGATGGAGCAAGTCTAAGTACGTCATTTACATGGACACAAAACGCAATCAAGCCAAATAGTGTGTTTCAGTACTTTGGTCAAAAATGGGCAGCTAAGTCAAGTACGTTCACTACGCAGATTATCAACGGAGGTGCGCTTAATCAGCCCGTCAGCGTCACGTTCGGTGAAGTAGTGCCAGTCACACTCACATCAGTTAGCACGACCGCTACAGCGCTAAATAGCATCAAGGGTGGGTTGGTGACGACTGTTAACGTGAGTGGGCTTCCTAACCACATCGGAAATAATTTAGATAATGTTCCCCTAAACTTCGGAAGATGGGTTAGTAGCGGTGGGTCTGGACTTTAGATAGTCTTGATACCATCGTTCTACGCTTGGAGGAAGTTCTCCAATAGAACGTTGATTTAGATACCAAGATTTTAGGCATTTACTATACCAGTAGTGAATTTCATTAGAGGATTCCATATCTACACCATCCAACTCTTTAAATACTGCAATCCAGATGATGTTCCCACTGTGCAGGTAGCGATGCCAAATTGCAATTTTGTTTACTTGAAAGCGCTCGTAAGCTCCGCAGTTTTCGAGAGTGCATTCTGATAGTACGGGATAGTATCTAGTCATGTTAGTTTCTTACACGGCTTTGTTTTGATAATTGGTAAGTTCAGCCTCATTGAAAAGCACCGAACCTCTTATAGAGCCTTTTACAGCACTTTCAGGGATACGGAAAGCATTCAAGATTCTGCTGTCCAAGTGGTCTTGATACCATCTGAGCATAGTTGCTTTTTGCTCTGGTGTTGGGGGTGGGGTAATCACATCATCGATGATAATCATGTCGCAGGAGTAGCCTGACTGCGTTTGTCTTTTCTTCAGTTCGGTTAGTACTTTGGACTTGGTGGTTGTCCAGTCCATCACTTGAGGATTAGCTCGTTTAGTGATGTCACCTGATGCCAAGATGGTGTCGAATAGTGGGTTGTCAGTTTGTGTCATAGTTTTCTTCTAGTAAATATACTTTCTTAGGCTCAATCTCTAACGGCAAATCTTTAAAGAAATACTTTACCCTAGAATTTTTGTATTGTACATACTCCCAACCATTAGTTATAAGTAAATCTTCAATATCTTTTGTTTTCTTGTTGATATTAGGTAGTTTTTGTTTTAGTTGGGGTATAGTAAATTTTTTGTTTATATTGTAGGCAGTTTCAATAATAGCTGTGTCTAATAAAACATTGTCTACATCTTCGACCTCATCTTCGTTCCAGTGGTATGCCTGAATAATAGATTCCGAAAGCATTTTAAAATCTATTTCAGCCAACCCAAAACGTTTAAGCAGCTTTCGTCTTAATGAGTTGTAAGCTTTTGTAATTTCGGAAGAACTACTAGAGCCATTATGAAAAATTCTCCACACCTTATCTTTCTTCTTTTCATCCACTACTTCTTCAACTGTAAAACCCTCTAAAATTTCAGGGTCTAAGTTGAAACACATGGAAAGGGCTGCGGTTGTGACTCTTGGGGTATTTAGTAAAGTGTCTAGTTTTTTATTTATCTGCTGTTGCATACTATATGAATATGCAAATAATTCATTAGCCGCTTGTCTTGTAGCTTCTGAAGTTTGTGTTGACTCCTGAAGTATTGTGACCAACATATCTACGTCTGGCGGTCTTCTGGTTAATGTGGTTGCTATTCTAGACATGAGCTTTTTTAATGTACTAAAGTACTATAGCACATCTTTACATTAGTACTTTTACACAGTTTTTAAAAATGTACTGATTCTTTGAACGATATTCAAGGTTTGTAAGCATATAACGTTAGTACACAATTAGTACATATAAAACTGTACTAGAGTTGAAAATGTTTGTAGACATCGGTTTGGGAGATTACCTAGTACATCCCTATACATTATTATTTTTATTGAACATCCCCTCTTCTAGCCCTACGGCGACTGAGTAACAAAAAACCCCCAGTCATTACAACCAGAGGTCAAGCATCGAGCATACAAACTAGCGACTAGGCTATAACATAACCGTTTTCATCATATTCAGTGTCATCGCTTTCCTCGTCGTCGTCTTCATAGTCCTCATCTTCGCCATAAAGCGACTCAAACAAGTCCTCAACATACAATTCGACAAGCTCTTCATCATATTCAGTATCAGGAGGCGTAAGCTCGATACCGTAAGTATAGGTAGCACCTTCTTCAGAGACAATAGTACGTGTAACTGTAATTGACGTATCGGACGATGTAACTTCAGCATTTTCGTATTCTTCACGTAATGCTTCGGCTACTTCGACAAATTTCGAGATTGGGTAGGTCATATTGTTTGGTATATGTTTACTTGCTATAATAACACATACCACCACTCGCTGTCGCTCGTATGCAGAAAAGAAGGTATACTAGAAACATACTTAAAATTTCCACTATGCAACACTTCGCTAACTTTGGCACTATTCGTAAAGCCAACAAACTAAAAAAGAAAACTTGGGAAAAAGACACTACTGGTGATGCTAATGCTACTAGATGGGATGTCAATGAAGCCCGAAGTATGAGAAATGAAGAAAATCCAGACCCATTGGCTAGCTGGCAACGACCTTACAATAACGGGTTAACTGCAAGAAATAAAATAGCTGAACGCAAATTAAACCCTAGAAAAATAAGTGCTAGTGACGACCTTTCCAGACCAAATTTTGACCAATTTACAGATGTTAGACCTAATGAAGACTATGCAATTAATGCAGAGTATTTAGGTTTTCGCAAAGACCCCTTTAAGGGATATGGAGGGATGATGGAGGAGCCTGTGGATTATAAGAAGAAGATTATGGGTCGTGGAATTAACCGATTTGATATGCGTGGAGGAGTAGAGCCATAATGACTCAAGACTACACACAAGCACTAGCCGACATCAAGCAAGGATTTCAAAATGCAATTCCGCGAGTGCAAGCTTTGGGTGATAAAGTTGTCATAACCCAAGGAAATGAGAGCATCACGCTACCAATCTCTCCAGTAGTTACAACCACCACGATTATGAAATAAATATGAAGACAACCTACGCTGCCAGCCGTACACTTTCCGTACCAACCATCACAACTACATCTGGCGGAAGCATCTCCGCAGGTACATATTTTTTCTGGCTTTGGCGGAGGAATCGCGCTGGGTATACTTCCCCGTCACCCGTAAAATCTCTTGTCGTAGGTGCAAGTGGCACAATTACAATAGCTGCCGCAAATTTCACAACTTTATCATACGAAGATATAAAAGAAACTTTAATCAGCGTAAGCACTACAAATGACTACACGACTAGCAGAATTATTAGCAAACTCGACCATTTCGAGTCAGACTACATTACCCCAAGAACCTTGGGCGACTTGGTTATTACCTCAAATTCGACCATCAACGGAGCGACCAGCTACTCTAACCCTTCGGACATTGCAACACTGGCAGGTGTTATAACTGGCTATCGCGTACAATTATCAGGAAACGGTTTTGTATACGAATTTGTTAGCAGTGCTTCAGACCCCGTAGATAACGTAACAGTTCTCAACCACAGTAGCGGCAGGTGGCTAAAAACCCGTGAAGCAAGCCTCTACGAAACGACCGCATTAGCCGAAATCGACGTAATCAGTGCTGACCAAGAGACTTTACTCGTTGCTCCACTCGAAAATATCAACTCAATACCAGTTCCTGTCAAATACTGGATTATGAACGATACAGGCGGTACTTTGACGGGTTTGCGCCTCAATTTAAGTGAATACACCTCTGACCCAGCTATTAGGCTCGTATTTGGTGTCAAAATCATTGGCTACGTGAACCTCACTTCGTTTGTGCTGGATACGACTGGCATTGACAATCTCGGAGTCATTCAAGAGTACCCCACACTCGATATTGCGTTTAACAAGGGAATCCCCAACGGTTCAGCAGTAGTGATAGAAGTCACACCTTCCTCGCAGCTTCTAGATGGCGTATCCGCACAAAGTTTTATTAGCATCTACCCCAAACTGGTTAATTACTCTCTTTTACAAGACCTGCTTTTTTGGGACGCTCCAGTGGACAACATTGCGGCGCTCAAGTCACTCAACTCAGTGCAATACAAGTCTGGGCAGGTACGTTTGGTCGAATCGGTCAACAGACCTTACAAATACGATGCTGCTTCGGTGCTGGCTGATAACGGTGATACAGTTCTGATTCCTAATGCTAATCCGACAACTGGCAGATGGGTGATTTTTGACCCTGCACTGCCTGATGGGAGCGTTGGACTGGCAAAGCTGTCTTCAGAGGTGATAACTGCCCTTGGCGACCAAATTAAGACCGATACACGAACCATTAACTCACCGACGAACTATACTTACAGTCTGGATGAAGATTATGACTATATTGTGTTAAATTGTCCTAACACAGACATCAGCAATACAGTGACTAACATCAACATTAGCGCCACGCTTGCAAATAACCAAACCAAAGCAGTGATTATTGAATTGGTGCAGAAAACAGGGGTAGTGGCTTTTGATAGCAGTATTCTGTTCCCAAGCGGTGCAACTCCAGTTCTGTCTGGTAACGGGAAGTCTGACATCATTCTTTTTTCTGCACGAAGAGATTCATTAGGGATAGTAAAAAAACGAGGCAAGATAGCCACAACAGATGCAGGGTAACTAATATGGCTGGATATAACGTTAAAATTGCCCCGAAGGGAGCTTATGGAACAAAACCAGACCCTAATAAATGGTCTGGAGGCATATACATCAATGATAAGTATAATGCTTTCCCTGAGTTGCCTAGAGAAGTAGGGCAATCAAGAAAGTCAGTGTTAAAAGGTAAGGGAGGCTCTGTTCATCTGCTTCCAGACTCTTCTAGTTTGACTTTACCTAGAGGTGGTATTCATATCCCAGAATTAGATGAGTTTGGCAATTTGCTCACTTCTAATTTTCCTAGCTATGGCACTATGGCTCATGCTGCTAGAGGTTCAGCGCTTATAGGTGGAAAAACATCCAAACTAGACATCCCTGACGATATTCAAAAAAGTTTACTTCAATTACCAGTTGCAGGTAAAAAGATTGGCTCTACAAGAATGCCAGCAATGGTCGCTATGAAGACTAATAGTAAAATTGCAGATTCTTTAGGTTTCCCGACTGACCACGTTTATACAGGTCGTCTCAATGTATCTCCAGATGTCAATACAGCAATTATGCAAAGCGTTGCTACAAGACAAAATGCTAAGACTGGAAAAGTAAGTATTGAAGAACCTAGTATTTGGTATGCAATGCAGAATGCAGGACTAAGACCAGAAGATTTCAAAATTAAGGGTCGCTCTTTAGGTAGACTTAGAAATAATCGAGACGTAAGTATCCCAGAAGAAATCAACGTAGGATTTAAGCGTGAATTTACACACATGGCAAACTTCAGTAAGACTCGCAGCTAGCGCAAGCTGACGCTCGGTGCAGAAAAGAAGTGAGCGTCAGCTTAGTTGAGCTAATTTAGTTTTGCCACTAGTTTCGAGTAGCAAAGATTGAGAAGTACAAAATGTTTCTCTGGATAGGCTTGGACGGGGGGTAGTTTGTGACCTTTTGCATTCAACATCTGCTTCTTGGGAGGCATCTCTAAAGCCATCATTTTGTACACTGAAGAGGCAAGATTTGCGATAGCGTGTTTGTTACTGCGACTTAATATCAATCCGTCTTGAGCCATTAAAGCCCACTCATTTAACGTGTACACTGGTTCAGCCTCATCAACATTCTTGCTGGCTTCCAAGAACTCTTTTGCTTCAATACCCTCCATCCATTCGCGAAGTCCACCTAATTCAACTCTAGCGGCGCGATACCCTTCAGTTTGAATGAGTTGCACCTTCATTTCAGTAATCTCTGAAGCCATCAAGTTAAGTTGACTAGAAATCGACTTGAACATTCCAGCAATGTCGTTGGATTCGGCAAAACCAGTGACCTCTTTAATCCAAGTGTCAATACCAATCTCAGCAAACTTACCAAGGGAAAATTTAGCTTCATCTGTCTGTTTAACTGACTCAAAAGCAAAATACCTAATGATACGTGCCGCAACTTTTCCGTTAATGATTTTAGCTTGCTGGTTGCTTCCAAGTGCGAGGTATAAATCCTTACCCTTCAAGTCTTTGAGGAGATTTTTTGCCTCTACAGTGCGAACGCTAGAACCACCTAGTTTCGTTAAAAGGCTCCGTATACCAGACTCACCAACTCCGCACAACCTAGCAAGACCTACTTGACTTACACCACAATGCTTTCCGTCAGTACTCACATAGAACTCAATACCGTCAACAATAGTGGGAGAAACAATTTCGATAGAAGACATACAAAAATACGTGGTTAATTGATTACTTTTTTACTATAGCATAGGTAATTTGCAAGTAACTGTATCTTCAGGGGTATATCTAGTCACGGTATAATGAAACTATGGAAGGAAAAACACTCGCAAAATACCTAGCAAGCGCCGATGCCACTAACTCTGTGGTCGAGGACGTATATTTCAACGACGTTATCTTGCTCATATCAGGCAACGCAGCCGATAACAGTCGAGGTTTGCCTTTCAGCCGAGATTACTCCAGATATCAGCGCCATGTCAAAAACTACACTGGCACAAACACCGAATCTTCAATAAACTACCCTATAAATGATATTCCAAGTCTTGCTGGCGTAACCTCTTGTCTTTACATACCCAACTACCTCAATCGCATTAATAGAGCCGCAGAGCTTAATACTGGGCAAAATGTCTCTAATGTCCTTCCTACCTATGCTGATATTCAACTCAGTGGTTGGTCAGATGGTTTCAGTCTTGGTACTGGTAATTTCACTATCGAGCTTTCGTTTTTCACGGACAATATAGTACCAATACAAACTATCTTTTCTGTAAACACTTGCCTCAACTCAAATGTTTTTAATCCTTCCCAATTGCCAGCATTAGGTGCAACTGGCGGCTATGGCTTATTTTTAGTCAACTCAGACCTTTATTTTTCTGCTAAAGGTGCAAGCTTTAAAATAAACAACTCACCAATTGTTACTGGAACGTTCTACACGGTTTGCATTCAGCGTATTGGCAATACTTTACAAACATTCCTTAATTTCCTAGAAACTCATGTATCAGCTTGTAACTTTAACTTGGCACATTCTGTAGCTAATAATATAGATACAAGAGACTATAGGCTATTCTTAGGTATTTCACCATTTTTTAGTTCGTTCGGCAATCAAGTAACTAACCTAATAGATGCAAGCTTTAGCGGTGGTATATCCAACTTTCGTATCACTGAAAATATTGCTAGATACCCCTCGACATTTTATAGCGTCACACTGCCTTTCCCTAAGTCTGGAATAGCCAACCGTATTGACCCCAACTACTCAGATACTCTTTTCAACTTTCCTCTCCAATTTGACGCTTACAATTACGCCTCAAACCTAAAACGCCTAGCCAGCCCTACTCTCCGCCAGAACACTCCAAATTTCAATACTGGCTTCTTAGAACTTGACGGCAATACCACATACGTCTCAGAACAAATTACGACTAACCTATCTACCTCTACATGGACGCTAGAACTCTATTTAGGGCTTTTTGAGAATAGTGCGCCTCTTACTACAGCAAAAACATTGCTAGATTGGTTAGCAAACAATCTTTCAAATACTGAAGGTGTCGAAAAAGTCAATCTACTCAAGTTGACATCTAACGGTAAGCTGGTTGCTAGTATCGACTTCAATTTTTATGCAGATTATGCTGGTCAAGGGGGTTTTGCACGAACTGCCCCTTACATTAGTTTTAGTGTAAGCGAAGACGGAACCACTTGGCGCAGCTTTGCTTCGGAAACAAATAACAGCGTCAACCCAACATACCCAACTACAAATTATTTCCTGCCAAGTTCAGATATTATCTTTTATCACAATGCTAGTATCACTTCTAACATAACTACAAGCACAACAGCTATTGCCTCTCCTTTTTCTGAACCCAACACTCATTTTGCAGTTTCAAGGGAAGAAAATAACCTATATTTCTATGTTAATGGGGTTTTGGTTAAGACAGTTGCATATTCAGGAACTTTATACCAAGAGAGCGCTAAGCTAGAACTTAATTTTGGTAGTTTGTATACGCCTTGGGTGTCTTCCAACGCATCGTCTAAAAGAAGTCTTGGGGTCAAAGGTTTACGAGTAACAAATACAGCTCGATTTATAAGTACGACAGTTCCTAACGATTATTTCTATTCTCATTGTCTTCAACCACTCCCTACTACTACAGGTGTCCTCACTCACCCTAAAGCACGTATTCTTGCAATAGTTCCTGTAATCAATAATCCATCTATCAGCACAGGTACTTGTCAATGGTATGTTTACGTTGCTCAGGCGTTTGACAGTTTTGTTCTAGCGGATTTTAGCTTGACTCAGATAGAAGGGGTGTCAGGTGCGTCCCTCGTTTCATTGGTTAAGAATAATGAGTTGGAATATGTTGTAACTGCTAATACTGGAACTGGTAACGGTAAGCTGACTCTCAATTTTGTAGATAGGCGAACGGTTAAGTATAAAGGAACTAATACGCTTATCTCAAACTACACTGGTGAACTCAGTTTTACTGGTCAAACCTATGTAATTAATAAAAATGCCCCTATACCCACAATTACTAGTGGTTCAAGTCCTTATATTAACGAGTCATTTACTTGTACACTCACTTGGGATGCAGCAATCATTACATTTGATATCACTAAGGTTGGAGTTAGTAACGGAGTTCTTTCCAACTTAGTTTTGATTAACGAGATTACGCAGACATATCAATTCAACGTTACGCCCGAAAAACAAGGTGTAGTATATGTTCAGGCACTAGAAGGTGCTGGTGTAACCGATGGAGCCATTAGTTCATCGAAAAGCAATTTATTGGCGCGAGTTTATGCCGAAGCTTTCCCAATTTTACAGCTACCTTTAGATTTATCCAACACGTTTTACGATGTTTCACCAAACCAATACCAGCTTGACGAAATAATCCCTAACAACACGTTATTTAGCTCGACGGTCTTTCCTATAGGCACAAACTCCTCTCTTGCCGTAGTGCCTCAATTAGAGCAGTCTGGATTGACGTATGATAACTTCGAGGCGATTGGTCAGGGGTCGTCTTTGGTTATGAATGGGGATTGGACTATTGAGTTTCATTATCGCGGCAACACTTTCAATCCTCAAAACACCACTCATCTCTTTTCTGTAGAAAAAGAAGGTACGGGCTTTGCAATCTTGGCAGTAAATGGGAATATTCAGGTAGTTCGCAGCATCGATTTGACCAGTAACCTGTTTCCTGCGGTCACTCTGCGAGAGTCAGACATTTTCTCAAGCGGAGCGCCCATTTATCCAGCCTACGAAAATGGGGCATATACTCTTCAACAGAAATTTCCACACTTTGCAATTACTAAGAAAGGTAATGTATATCGCTTTTACCGTAATGGACTGCGTATCGGGCTTGTAGAATCTTCCACAGTACTAAATATCTCAAGTGGAGCGCTCAAAGTTGGTTACTATGAGAATAGGGTTACCCAAGCCCCTTATTTTCTGTCGAACTTACGCTTGACTGTAGGGAAAGCACTCTACACAGCTTACCAACATGATGTACCTCTGATTCCGTACAACCAAGTGACAAATATCCTTGATGTTAGCGAACTGCTTGACTACATTTCGCTAGTGTCGGACAACAATGTGCCAAATAAGGCTATCAACGGCAATACGCTGTCGCTTACCTTCAACAGTATCATCGCACTTACTAACTTGCCTGTAGTGACAATTTTAGGGCAAGCTGCAACTGTTACCAACACCATTTACAATACTTATGTCGCCACACTTCTAGTAGACGAGACAATTGACCAACAAGTATATTTCAACATTGCTATTCACGATGAGCCAAGCCTACCTAACAAGGATTTTAGCGCGACTACTAACGGAACTTCAGTATTTGTTGAGAATAGCCCTTTTACTATTGTTTTGGCGACTACGCAGCCTAACGATAACAGCTTTAAGCTCTATGCAACTGCCACACTCAATAAAGATGCCCCAGCGTTCAGTTTGGTTTCGCTGACACTCACTAATTGTATTGTAGGCGGCTTAACAAAAGCAAGTAATAACAACGTATACACTTTTGAAGTGCAAGCTCTCACAAGCGGAGATTTTAGCTTAGCAGTTTTGGCTAATGCTGTCAACTCTGCAATTGGAACACCTAATTTAGCGTCAAACACATTGACTAGGGCTGCTGTAGTTCCCGCTTACCTTCCCGACCCCTACTACAACAATTTGCTGCTCTTCATTCAACCCACTGGAACAAATATTATTGATGAGAGCCAATACGAATGCTCAATTGCAGTAAACAATGTGACCGTAGTAAATGATACTTTCCCTACGGGTTTGCTTAAATCGATGAAGTTTTCAGGTCAGGGTTCAAGTTTGGTAGCGACACTGAATCAGCCCCTATCAGCCAATCAGGATTATTGCATCGAGTTCTATATCTATCTGTCATCGCTGACCACATTCTCTCTTTCTGCCCCTATTGCAAGTCCTGCATCGTCGGTTACACCAACTTCATTTGATATTAGTTGGAGTGATGTTGCTGGAGCTACTGATTATGTAGTTGACATCTCAAATACGAGTGATTTTTCTAGGAAAGTGGATGGATTCGATAATAAGTTGGTCGGTGATGTAAATAGTGTCTCAGTTACTAGCAATTCAGCATTGGAATCACCTATTGTAGAACTCAATAGAGTTAAGGCAGAAAAAGGATTTGTTGCGGAATGGGGAAAAAGAGCTGGAAGTATAGGATATCGCGTAGTAACTTCTCTCAGTAATACATTCAATAGTGCTATTTCTTCTGTTTTTACAAAAAGTAACAATGTGTCAGTGGGAGATTTAACAGATTCATTTGAATATGTGCCAGAATCTGTAGTAATCGATGGGGGCTCTTCAAGTGGTTCTTTTTCCTCTAATAGCATCCTTCAAGGCATTCTCTCGTCGGGTTCTAATTCACCAAAAATCTTTGCCTTTAATGACGAAAATACAATTCGCTGTTACAAATCACAACCAAACTATACAAGTCCGATGGTAGCTGAAGACATTGAATCAAAACAATGGTTCCATTTGAGTATGGTTAACTCCTCAGCTACAAAATCTACAAAATTATACCTAGATGGTATTTTGGTTGATAAGCTCAAGAATAGTGATATGGGTTGGGATTCCACCCTAAATTTAGGCTATGCCATAACCAATTTTAGCGGTTACATAACTGGATTCAGGGTCACGTATGGTGTTCAAAGATATCTGATGGAATTTACTCCTCCGACGCTCCCCCTTCCAAAAAACTAGTAATTTCTTCCTCAGTAGCAAAACGCCACCCTAACCATTCAGGTTCACAACTTTTAAATCTTCTTTGAGCGGTAATGAGAGCTATTTTTTGAAATCGGGCAGCTTGAGAAATTGATATATAATATTTATCGTCTATTATTACAGGTTTGCTATTAGGAGAAGCTGCCCTCATGTTAGTTTTAGCTTCTTCTGTAACAATTTTCCCTTTGGCTGACGCACTCATTTTTGCTCTGGTTTCAGGTGAGAATACCCTTCCTTTACCCGCAGCGCTTATTTTGTCTCTAGTTTCTTTACTACAATTTTTACTATTAATACTAATTTTAGCTTTAGCCTCTTCAGTATGACGATAACCAAGACCATTAGTATTACCTTTACAAGAAATACTTCTTTTGGCTCTGGTTTCAGGTGATTGTACCTTACCTTTCAGTGAGTTACTTATTTTTTCACGTGTTTGAATATCACGTTCTTTCCCTTTTTTAGCAGCCGCAATCTTAGCTTTGGTTTCTTGTGTAATAACCTTACCTTTGTTAAAAGCACTAATTTTTGCCTTATGCTCTTCTGTAAGAGCTAAGCCTTTACATCCCCTTCCACCAATTTTCATATTGTAGATATCTTCACGGCTTATAAACTCTTTATTGACCATCTCTTCTTCAGCTTCATAAGCATCATCGGCGCAGCTAAATTCAGCTAACGTAGCTCTAGTAAAATTTTCTCTGCCATGTTTATTGATTGCCGCACGTAGACCGTCACCACTACCTAAATATTTCCTAGATTTTGCAGTATTGGCAACTTTATGTACCCCAACATAAATCTTGCCATTCAACAAATTCGTAGTTTTATACAAAATCCAAGTGTCAGCCATTGCAAATATCCCATATCCATGTATAATAAATACAGTATAACACACGTGAGTACAAAATGCGTCCTGATAAAAGCAAAAGATTAAATGCGAAATTGTCCGTAAAAAGACATGAAAAGTTGATGAAATATGCCGAGTCGCAAGATAAGGATATGACATCAGCTATAGAGTGCTGGATTGATAGTCTTCCAGAAGTCCAAGTGTTAAACTAAAGTAAACACTTCCATTACCAACCCAATGACATACCAAACTTCAGACTTCTTTTTTAAAAGTTTAGCTACTCAAGGTCAAGCCATCATAAACACTTTGAAAAACAAAGGTCAACAAGCGTTAGTGCCTAAAACAAAGCAAAGCGCTATAGATGCGTTCAATCAAAAGAATGTAGCAGCTATTGGCAATCAAAAACTGAATAACTCACCATTCTCACTAACTCGCGACCAACGCTCTGCAAATGTGAAGTATGGAACTGCTCCAGATGCCCGTGTAGAGGCTTTGGCATCACAGTCTGTAGGCAGAGGATTATCTAAGCAACAAGCTCCTAGACAGCCCCAAAGAAAGCTTGCGCCTGATGAATTCTATGATGCGGCGGGAGTGATACGTCGAAAAATGAGTGTTGGTAATTGGAAGAGTCAACAACAATTCCAGACGGGGCAATATGGAGGATTTTCAGCGCCTAATTTCGTACATTTTGCAAATTTCTAAAAATGGGGAAATTTGTCAAACGTGAGAACAATGGGCGCGTATTCCTAAAAGACTCGCAAACAGATGAGTGGTTACTTATATCGAACCAATCGACCGTAGACACAAAAGTACAAACGAGAACGAAACAAAGAACCAGTAAGGAATCCCTCTTTAAACTTGTTACAGTAAAAAGATTAGAAGGTATTTCTTTAGAAACTATCACTTCTCGACTAAGAACTTCTCAAGCCAACTTAGAAAGAGCTGCTGTATTAGCCCAATTTCCTATTCCAGCGCCTGTTAAGTTCCCAGAAACAGATGAGGATGCTATAAACTATTTCTCTGTTTTTATTGATGAAGATTTGAGGGGTAGTAATGAGCCAATCTTCACTTTTTTCTCTTCTAGCTACCAAACACAAATCCGCGCCTATGTTAGCGCCAATTCTGCCAATCGTGGTGGTTGGAGTGTTCACTTAGCTTATGTCAAATCGGTTAAAGACAAGCAAGATGGGCTTAAAGAAATCGACTGGACTTTGGTTAGCATCGATAACGCAGATATAGCCCCTTATGGTGGTTCTACGCCTATAACAGAGCGTCAGACATACCAACTAGACCTAGATGCCACTGGATTGCCTCGGTGCTTCAAGTCAAACTTCTCACTCGATAATTTGACTTATCTTGGTGGAGGTATATGGTCATGCCTAGTTATCGACCCAGAAGACCGCATACCTGTTTACGGTGTAGCTTCCACCAGCGATACCCGCTATAAACGTATTTCTAATGGTGTAGGAGGGAACTCGGTCACTGTGACATCATATAGTGTCACTCCAACATACTCTTTTACGTGGTGTCGTGGTCAGTCAGTACTTAGAAAGCGTACTCGTAGTGCAGCAGTTGAGTTTGACCAAGAAGCATTTGATGACAGCGCTGTGCTTGTGCAGAAAAGGAAATCATTCTACTCTCTTGACCTAACTTTGCGTCCTGAAATGTCGAGCAATCAATTGGTGCAAAAGACAATCACTGAAGTATGCAACTCAGAGGCTACTTATGTCGGTAACACCAATTATTTTCTGTTCTCTCCAAGGCAGTCGCCCGATTATGGGACAGATTTAGCTCGATTCAGCTTACAAAAATATCAGCAGCAGTCTAACGTCATTCGTCCTAATGCTTGGGGTGTTTTGGCAGCATCTAAGGAAGGCTCATTGCTTTTGCACCTCGATATGGGCATGGCAGAAGGAAAAATCGAGCATCCTTACGAAATCAAGAGTACGGTTGGCAAAAGAGGTGTTAGTTACGAGTGGCAATACAAAAGTTGGTGGGCATACGGGAAAATTCAGGATTATTACCCATTAACTAAAAATCAGTATACCTATTTTGTCAGTCGAACATTTGGCACTGAGGTTCCTTCGACTTTATTTGTTGATGGTAGTGCGCCTTATGGAGCTTTGATAAAAACTGCGCCAAATCAAGTACAAACTACTTGGGATGCACCGCCTTTGCCTGAGACTGGCTATTTTCCGATTCGTCGAGGAGAATTTAGCTTCGTGTTGCGGTATTCGATGCCACCATTCTTTTCGCACGAAGGTTGTTACTACTATCAAGTCAATCCAGAGCGTATAGGCTCAAGCTCGTCATCTGGTGACAGGGTTTACGATAATAGTGTTGCACCAGCACAGCCTAGCTTCAGTCTAGCGCCATCTTTCAGTTCACAAGATGATACTAACCCAAATTCCAAGCAAAACGGCTATATAGCTACATACACGCAAATTTTAGGGGCTTTAGATGGTGCAAGTGTTAGTAGCTTCAATATTGGATATAGACCGATTGCTGCAAGTGATACTGAGTCGATTTTGGTACTTTCACCTAATCCAGAGCAGAAGTTGAGATTGAGCCAAGAGCCATCGTTATTTCCTAATGCTTTTATAGGAAGTGTAAATGAGAATATTGTAATTAATGATTAAGCGGTTGAGGAATTACGATATCCTGACTCCTACTTGGAAGGTAGGCATATTTCCTCTATACTACAACCGCATGAACACCAATATTAGCTTCCGTCTCCACCTGTGGTAGCCTAGCCTTTATGCGGCTAGACGCAGCGTTGAAACTGCCACTTTCACTAAGCAATCCGAGACACTCGGAAGGGTGTAAGCCAGTCGCGGGAATCGAACAAACCGCTATCTGTTGGTTATGAGCCAACCGTGATTATTATCCATGTCACTCCACTGGCATTTATTAATATAACACAATATTATTGACTTACATATCTATCTTAAGGACTATTCTGCAAATTCTCCATATTTCAAGTATTTTTCCAAAGCTTTGTGTGAGGCAATATATTCTTTACGCAATCGATGAAACTGTTTGTCAGCAATCTCGTTGAAATGACTATAACAAAGGAAGCAGTAGCTAAATCCCTCGTTGTCGATACGGTCGTGAAGTGCTTGCAAATCTTCGTCACTAAGGTTGATACTAGTAGATTCCACAAGCTCTACAGTATTAACATTTAGTCTTGCAGGAGTAGTTTCACCGTTAACCCAATATACTTCAAAATGACCACCAGCTAAATTAGCTTCATCGTAGTCAGATACTGTACCAACTGTACCTGACGGAATTAAAGCTTCACCGTAGACTATTTGTGCAATAGCTACAACTTTGTCGCCTCTGTTTATTGACATATTATCTCCAAGGAACAAATTTCATAACAAGCAAAATTGCCAAAATCCAAGTAATCACTTATTTTTCCTCGTCAGGTGCAACTTCGTAAACTTCAGAAATCAGTAATCTATGCTGACCGAACAAAGACGTGCCAACATTTATTTCTATGTCCGTAGTGTGAAATTCACCTTGGTCAAGTCCAATAGTTGCTTCTGGGTATTCTGCTTCAAAAGATTGAAGATATTTGATAAATTCTGGAAGTGTGTATTTCATAATTACTAGTTAACCATAAAAGCATGAAACATTATATGTAACCAGAGAGGTATCTTGCTGTTCTGGTCGAAAACTGCGGTCTTCGCTGTAAGTTTGTAAATATTGCACATTGCTGCCAAAAATGCCGTAAATATCAGCCGTGAAAATTGATTGTCGTTCTGGGAGTTGTTGCCAAGAGGTATTGCTGCTACTTGGGTAGGTTTTGGTAGGTTCTAGGCATCTGTAGTAGCGATTGGTGTATTTTACTAAACTTCCTTTTGCGAATGGCTCAAAGACGCTGCTAGGACTTGCTCCAAGGTCTGCGAATTGGTCTGTGGGTTTTTGGATTGTGTTGGTTATAAACTTGCTGTCAACAATCAGAGAATAACGTGGGTCAAACTTGGGAATGAGAAACTCACGAAAATATACGGTATTCAAGGCAAGCCCAGAATTACCTAGAATTGGATGAATTTCGCTTTTTCGACCGATTTCGCGCCTGTTGATTTTCTCTTTAAAGATTTGTGGAGTGACGGAGCCTGTAAGTCGGGTTTCTGTGCCGAGACGATTTATGAGTGAAATCGTTGGGCGGTAAGAGGTGGAGGCATTTATGATGTTGGTAAGGGCATAGAGGGGGAAGTGCTTGTCAAAACTTCCGTTTAAGCTGAAATGGGCATCATTGTCCTCAGCGATGAATAGCGTAGAGAATGGTTTTCCAACTTGGTTTCGAGGAGCGAGGAATGAGTGACCAGAGACGACTGGGAAGGTGAAATCGGGCATTATTTTGCTGTTGTGTCAGGTAAAGAGTCAATCCAATCCTCAAAAAGACAGGTCATCTTTTTTTGGCGGGAGTCAGCATAGTTCTTGAATTTATCCATGCGCTTCTCAGATATAACCGCATTAAATCTTTTGCTTTTATCGATATTGCTCATTGTTTATGTTTTTTATATGTTATACTGTATTTATTATACATGAAAGGATGGGTATGTGCAATGGCTGAGACTTGGATATTATATCGAACTACGAATTTGTTGAATGGCAAGATTTATGTTGGGGTACATAAAGTATCTGATACCAAGCACTCAAGACGTTATTTAGGTAGCGGAACAATTCTAAAGCCAGCTATTGAAAAATACGGCAGGAAAAATTTTACTAGGACTACATTGGCAGAATTTAATAATTGTAAAGATGCCTATAAAGCTGAAGCAGAAATGGTTAATGAGGAGTTCCTTAAACGCACTGATATTTACAATGTAAAACTGGGAGGGGAGGGTAGTGTAGGCTTTAAACCTACCGAGCAGACTAAAATAAAGATGAGTATTGCAAACAGAGGGAGAGTTGCTAACGAAGAACAAAAGCTAAATTACAGCAGAGGTCAACTTGGTAATAAAAAATGGTTAGGTAAACACCATACGGAGGAGTCTAAAGCGAAAATCAGTGCTGCTAACAAGGGACATACACGCACTGTAGGTAAAATTTTAACTCCAGAAAATAAAGCTAAACTAATAGCTTCAAATATAGGTAGGGTTAAATCCAAAGAAGAGATTGAAAAACTCAGGGTAGCTAATAGCGGAGCAAATAACTCTGGAAGTATAGCAGTTGTGATAAATGGGGTATATTATCCTACAAAAAAATTTGCAGCCGAAGGGGAAAAAGTAGTTCCAGCTACTGTATCGGACAGAATTAAAAGTCCTAAGTCGAAATGGGATGGTTGGAGACTGGCTACTGATGAAGAAAAATCTATCTATGGTTCTAGTACGCTAGAATAGACTAATACTTTAATATAAAAACTAAAAATGCCTGTCGCAGAAGAAGCCATACAATTAAGCTTATTAGAAGACCTAGACGATTCTTTGTTGTTTGCTGGGACTCCTACTCCAATGGCAGCACTTCGCCAAGGGCAATATACGAGCGAGTACCAGAGCCTCACGACAGACGCACTTGCATCGATAACTCACCCTAACGAAAACGAGCGCCCTCCACTGAAATTGCTCAGCGAGATGGCAAACCGCGACCCCATAGCTGCCCAGTGTCTAGCTTTCAAGGCACTACGCGCCCAAAATTCGTTTGGTTCATACGTCCATCCTAAGAAAGAGATAGAAGCTTTTGTAAATAGCAATCTCAAAACTCTCCCTAAAAGTTTTAAGAAAATTCTGTTTCAATTATTCTCCTCAGTCATCCTACACGGTGTCGCGGTCGCAGAATTTACAAAATCATCGAAGGTGCGAGGATATAGGGGGCAGTGGCGAATTGCGAATATTAACGTATTAAATCCTGAAAATATCATTAGTTTCGGAAAAACGATAAATAAGGGTGGGCATATAGAATTTATCGAGTACGACAATGGAAATGGAAAAATAGTGAAAATTCCATATCAGAAATGTCTGCATATTACGAATAATTCAGGTTCCGCCTTTGACCGCATGGCTGTTTGGGGTATTGGTGACGGTCTGAGCGCTCTGAATTATTACAAATTAAAAAAAATTGTGCTCACACATCTAGCTCTCCGCATCAAAAACGACAGCGAAGGTCTACTCTGGGCAAAAACACCTAACAACGGCACAACCACAATGGTTGATACCCAAGGTAACGTCAAAAAAGATTCCAAGGGCAAGCCACTTCAATTAACAAAACAAGCTGCTCTCAGTCATCAACTAAAAGACATTCAAAAACGCGGATTCATTGTTACTGACAACGATGTTGAACTCAGCCGCATCCAAATTCAAAACACCAGCGAAAATCACTTCAAAGCGCTAGAATACATCGACAGAGGCATTCAATCAAGCTTTGCTATACCTTCGGGCATCTTTGACGTTAATAGTGGCTCAGGCACAACAAATCTAGGTAACAACGGCTTTGGTCAAAACTTCAAGATGACCTTTGACTCGACAATCTTTGCCTTAACAACCACACTCAAACACGAAATTATCCACAAGATGATTCGTGGCTTATTGCACGATAACTTCCCTTCCAGTTGGTTCAGTGAAGATTGGGGCGAGTTTGTATTCGATGTCGAAGAAGACCAAGCAACAGTTAACGGTCGTCTTAGCACCATCACCTCTCTCATTGCATCTGGCATTATCCCTGCTGATGACGTTGAGGTACTTGGGCTTATCCGTAAGAATCTCGGATTACCTTCGCTTGACGATGAGGAAAAACGCAAAAAAGAAGAAGACGCGCTCAAGGCTGAGGTACAAAAAGAACTTGAGAAACAAAGTCAGGTACTATCCTTACAGGCTCAGATAAATCAGCTTCAGGCTCCTCCTGCACCGCCAGAAGGACAAGCTGAACAATATCCTCCTCAAGAGGGAGGTCAAGAAGGTTAGGGTTTGTGTTATATTAAGTAGATACGATTTCTGTATTCATAAAAATAATTTGTTTCATTACACGTGAACCCCTCTAATTAGTTTTAGAGGGGTTTTTCTTTTGTCTAAGCCATGAACTTAGTAAAAGTCACACCTAAGATTGGAAAATCCTCTTTAGAGTAGACGGCAACTTTAGCTTGATTGCCGTTGATAATGCGATACCCACGCTTAATAGGTTGTTGGCGCAAAGTTTTGTACGTCTCTGCAATTGCACGACCTAGACCAAGCATTTTACCTCGTTCAAGACCGCCAGCAAGAATGCCCTTCTCTTGAGCAAGCCATTCGGTCACACTCCAAGTACGCTCGTTAGCTGGGGCAAGAATGTAGTCCGAATCCTCTTTTTCAAGTTCAGCAAGTTCGATTTCTTCAAAAAGAACATTAAGTCCTTTCATGTGATTATCAGCAACTGTCTTTACAGTACGCCAAGATTTCACCTCTTTTGTTAGCGACTCGACGTTTTGATTGGTTGAACGGACATCAGCAAGAAGGGCATTGAGAGTCTCGTTTAAGCTGTGATGACTCATTGAATCTGAAAATCCAGTAACTTTTTTGACCCAACTTGTGAATCCCATTTCTAGGAATTTATCCAGAGAACGTTTAGCAATTTCAGTTGGTGTCTTGGCATCTGTCGCGTAATGCTTGATAACTTGTGCAGCTACTCTAGCGGTAACAATTCTAGCACCTCTCACGCCAGTTAGAGACTGGTGAAAAATCTCATCTGCAAAGGGTTTCAGCGATTCGGGCAGTGTTTTAGAGACACCTGAAAACATTTCACTTAAATAGCCCCGACTAATACCACAGAGCCTAGAAAGCCCTGCAATAGATACCCCTGCTTCAGTGCCGTCATTACTCACATAAAACTCAATACCGTTTTCAGCGACAATTGGTTTTACTGTTTCGATTTGTGCATTCATAAAAATAAGTTAGTGATTGACTACCTAATTAATATAGCACACAATTTTATAAACCGCACAATAAATTTTTGTCCGAACGCCCTTTCCTTGTTCAGTATGACTTTCAAGCTATTTTTGTCCTCTAAATGCGCGAACGCCCTTAGCCTTCTTTTTCTGCCTCTGCTTGCTCTTTTTTCTTTCTGACGTATTTTTTAGTTTCTTTCTCTACAACAGGACTGATTAAATTTTGTAGCCCTGTTTGATAAATATTTGCAAAATTGCTATTAGGTGCAGCAAAGTAAGTAAAGTGTTTCATAATTCTGTTATGGAGTAGTATCGATTGTTACAGTAGATGAGTAGTTTGAGATTTTGTTACTATTGAACCCGTAGATTCGGGCAAAGTATTGAATTGTCCCGCTTAATCCAAATATAACAAATTTGTTATCGGCACTTCTTGTAACACTAAGCTCTTCCAAAATAGTAAAAGTATTTGCACGACTAATTTCAAGTGTGTAATCAGTTGCATTACTTACTTGCGAAAAAGTTAGTTCTGCCTGACTCTCATCAATTATATTGACATTAGTGATACTTGGCGCAGAAGAAATAGCAAGCTCAGTGTACGGCTCAGCAGGTGTATTGATTGTCAGTGTAGTTGATGGCGAAGCAGTGCGATTAGTTCCGTCATATCCATAAGCACGTAAATAATATGTGCGGTTAGGCTTAAGTAGCAGTTCTAAATTATTGGCTTCGCTTTCAATATAGGTGTTGTCAAGCGTAAAACCACTATCTCGCGCCAAATTGAGTAAATACTTGGAATAACCACTTAACACTATGCTTGCTCGGTCAAAATCAGCGCTTCCGCTAAGAGCTACTGTAGGAATCGTAAGAGATGCAGTGCTAGGTTCTTCTGTATCACTAAACAGATTAGTTTTGAATAAGTATGGTATAGAAACGTTCGAGTTTGAGTCATAAATTAGTACCTGATATTGTGTGTCAGCAGAAAGAGACTCGAATGTGTAGCTATTAACATCCCCAACATTTTTTGGGAACGTGAAGCCACTTAGAGGCACATAATTGCCAGTATCTAGCACTTTTAGTTGGACGCTATACGAAGTAGCTCCAGCACTGCGTTTCCAGAGGGCAGAAAAGGAGGTTTTTCCAATTATGCCTTTATAGACCGCCAAAGCTGATGTATTGACTGTATTGGAGTAAATGCCCCCATTAAAGTTGCCTCGGATATAGTAATTGGTACTAGAGTCGAGCAAATTTTCTACATTGAAGCTGCCATTGTCTGCTACGCTCCTCGGATACCCCTTTAGCAAGAATTTGAAGTCAGAGTCAGTACTAACTTCGAGATTGTTGAGGTTGTACGTCCAAGTAAGTAGATTTTTAGCTAGTTGCAGTATGGGGGCAGCAGCTTTGGTGGTGAATGTCTGTATCGCAGTTGTTTTTGTGTCTCCAGATGCAGTCTTACCAGTGATTGTGTAGCTGTAATTGCTGCTCGGCTCCAAAAATAGGTCGATTGTATGTGTGTTGGTGTTGCCGAGACTCTTGTTACGATAGAAGTTGACTCCTAAGTAAGCATTTGACTCAGTTTTCCACACTGAAAGCAAATAATCTGTGTAGCTACCATTTAAAGTCCACCCAATGACTGCCGAAGTATCGGTAATGCTAGTTGTAGCAACTCCAGTGATGCTTGTAAGGGCTGCTGAGGTCGTTGTAGTGACTGAATTGGAGTAATCTGAGGACTGGCTTGAATTGAGCGCCCTAATACGTGAATAGTATGTAGTTGCAGGGCTAATTCCTTCATTTAGTAGCAAAGACCCAACATTGCCAACAATAGTTGAATAAGCAATAGAAGCAAAAACTGATGAAGTACTTAATTCAAATAAATAACGGTTGGCGTAACTGCGTAAAACCCACTGAAACAAAATGCTTCGAGAAGTGATTGTTGTTGGAGTTAGTAATTGTGGAGGATTCAGTGACGAGTTAAGTGAAAGAGTAGCGACAATTTGAGTAGCTGAATATGCAGTTGTTTGCCATACAGAAATTGCCCTGACTCGAACGTAATAAATTGTATTTGCCGTTAGTCCTGTGAAATTGGCAAAGTTATTTTTGGTAGTTACGGTTTGAGTAATAACACTAAAATCTGAAGTTGCTGAAATCTGGATACTGTAACTATCCGCCAAAGTCACTTTGCCCCAGTATGCAGAAAAAGAACTTAGGTAAATGTCGGTAATATTACTAATATTGGGAGTTGCAAGGTTCTGGAATTGCTCGTCGTAAGTTAGTGCGTCATGGAGCGTCGTAAAAGTGACTACATTGCTGTTTGCTGACGTAGTTGTGCCATCGGAAGCTCTGACACGGTAATAGTATTGAGTGAGCGCCGTAAGTGACCCTATATCGCGAAAACTAACATCTCCAGCGTTGACATTGTTGAGGATTAGTGAAGTGAAAGCGGCATCGGTTGCCAAATCTACAAAATAAGTGGTAGCGTCAGTTACTTTGCCCCAATTAAGTCGAGCCGCAATAGCTGTGAGATTAGTTGTGCCTAAAGCATCGGAAATGGGGAAGTTTGGTATGGTTGAGAGCGAAGCAGAAGTCCACGCCGAAAGTCCAGTTGCATTAGAGAAGCGTAAACGATAATAGTAGAGTGTGTTTGCCGTCAAGCCGCCAATAGTGAGTGCTATAGTTTCTTTTTCTGTCCCAACTACGTTGCTGCCAAGCAAGAACGTCAAATTGGAGTAAAGTGGTGCGCTGAAATCGGCATTTACTGATACGTCTAGTTTTAATTCTTTTATGTACTCATTAGGTGCAGATTTTTGTATTTCTATTTTTAAGGAACTACTGTTTTTTTCTGCTGCTATTATTATTGGTTGAGAAGGTGATGGAGGCGTAACGCCAATACCAAGTGAGGATGCAGGAGTAGTTACCGATACTATGTTTGAGTATGCAGATTCACCATCAAGATTGACAGCTTTAGTGCGGTAGTAGTAGGTAGTTGAAGGTTTAATTAAAGTCATTGTATTAAGCTAACGGAGGGGAATTTTTATAACGGTGGGAGTTTGGAAGATTTGATGTTATTCCCCATTTATGATGTAGGCGACCTATTATTTTATCTGTTAAATCTGTTGATAAACTTATAGGAGTTATAACCAACTCGCATATTTCTCCTTCAAATCTTAAAGCAGCATAATTAGCCCATTGACCTATGTAAAATGGGCTAGATGAGATATTAGGGATAGAGGTAGAGTGTCCAGTAGATACATCTAATATTCCATTTGTTTGTGCAATAGATGTACTTGCAATTTGACCAACTTTTTTAATATAGGCTTGAGTTAGAAACGTGTTATTTAATACGGATTTAATATTGAAAGGCTGAGCGCCAGCATAAGCATATTGGGTGAAAGTATTGTCATCATATATCCCAAAAGCCTTTAAAGCTGTTCCAACATCTCCCCAACCATAAACTACACCTTTTGTAGTATTAGTTTTCTTATATAAAATAAATACTGAAAACTGAGGATTACCAGTTAAAGGGAAATTAGTACCAGAAGCCATAAAATGATTAATACCATCAAATCTTATGGTATTTAGACTATTTAACCCACCAGTAATATAAGTAGGTTGATTGGTTGAAGTTGATTGTAAAAGATTTATAGAATTACCTGACTTATCATTCCATTGACTTACACCTGTTGAAATTGTAATAGTGGAAGAGTCTGAAGCATCTAGCCAAAGTAATAGATTAAGTTTATCAAAGTCCCATAGTTTAGTAGTTATTTTAGGTAAATTATATAAACCATTCTCTATTCCTAAATTTTTTGGAAATCCGAATAATCCATTACTAGACATCGAAATCTCCTCCTTCAACTATTATTCTAAAATTTTCGCTATTATGAGTGGAGGCTTTTATACTTTTTCCAGCAGCTATAATCCACCCTAAATTAATAACCTCAAAAGTAAAAGCTTTAACTGTGCTACTTGGGGTAATTGCAGACACTGTAATCTCCAGTTTTAAATCTGTATTTATACCATCAAAAATATAAAAACGAATCATACCGTTAGTTGTTGTATCAGTAGCCGTTATAGTTATTCTTTCAACCCTAGACCCTAAAGTAGGATGTGCAATAAATAAGCTTACTGTAGTACCAGTACCATCTCTATTAGTATTAGCTACTGATAATAAACCACGTTCGGTACGTGGGGTTTTTGTAAAGTTGGGTGTTATTGCCATTAGGTGAAATTATTCCACTCGTAAAGTCCTGATTTGCTACCTTCTATTGTAACAGTTACATCACCTCCAGTATTTGTCGCTATCACACCCGCACCAACAAAATTAAGACTAGTTGCCGCAGATGTCAATGTAGAACCTTCATTAAGCACTGTAATACTAGCTGCACTGCCGCTTGGAGTACCCCAACTACCATCTTCGCGCAAGTATCTAGATGTGCCACTTCCTGTTGGTGCAGGAACAAGACCCGCAACTGTATATGTGAATACAGCAAGGTCAGTCATATCGGATTTTACTAGAGTTCGCCAAGTTGGATTAGCTGAATTAGTTCCGTCTCCTGTTTGACTGAGTACTTTTAGTTGAGTTGTTGTATTTCCTGAAAATCTTGTAGGCGTACCACTTGCCCCTCCTATAATAAGGTCGCCAAGAGTTGTCATTGGGTTAGCAAAACCTCCAGATGTACCATTGGTTGCGGCTGTTACACGACCTTTACTATCTACAGTGATGTTTGGATTAACATAGCTACCTGCGGTAACTCCCGAATTTGCAAGAGTCAGCGTTATACTTGTTGCCCCACTGCCAGTTGCATCACCAGATATAGTAATATTTTGGTTTGCTGAAAGTTTACTCGCTAGGTCGCTCGTCAGGTTTGTAATTTTTGACTGACTAAGGCTGCTAACTTGTGAATCTCCAATGCTCCCGCCAACCACAGAAAAAGTAAGTGCGTTGGCTGCATCATTATAACTAGCGCTGATTGTTGAGCTATTTTGTACGAGCGCCGCAATTCTGTCATCTACCGTCTCGTTGAAATTAAGAATATCACTCGTTGCAACATCAGCCTTAAGCTTGAACCATCTACCTATTCCTGATGCTGGCAACAACACCGAAACATCATCCGCAGTAGCGGTAGAAGTGCTGCCATAGCTAAACCATGCATTAACTGACCTGCAAAGCCGCGCATAGCCATCCAGAAGCAAAGCTGTTGGGAGTGCCTTGATTGCGCTTATGTCACTGATTGAATATCCTATTTTGACCATGATATTATTGTAGTATATAAATTTAAAAAGCAAAAAGCGAATGGCGCTCACAGATAAATTAACCGCAGAAAAAGCTGGGTTGGAGTCTTATTTAGATTCTGAGCGTGGAGCTAGGCTTGAGCAGAGTCAAATCTGGACAGTAAATAACAAAATTTTTACACCTGATTGGGAGGGGTTGAAGAACAGAGCATTGGGGGGGTGATTTATATCCTATTTTTCAACGACTTACTATTGCATCATTAGCTTCTGAAGCTAACACAATTAACACGGCAAGAGGTGACATTACCGATGCTATTTTAACAGTAAAAGTTGAAGCTGCACTTGCCAGTGGTTTTCAACTATTGACACAAATTGGTGGCTATCAGTTTACACAAGAAGAGAAGGATTTATGGCAATCTGCTATAGATGAGTTACATTTTAGCTCTTTAGTTTACTTACCTTAATGCAACAATATATTTTTAATTTATGAGAATTTCAGCATACGCAAGAGCAACAAATCCTAAATACGCCAATTTTGCTGTAGATTGGGCAGGTTTAGCAGGTCAGCTTGGTACTAAGGCTGGTAAAGCTTTATCCACTACTGGAGGCACAGCTAAACTTGGTGCTGGCATCGGCGCAGGTGTCGGTGCAATTAACTATCTCAGGAGTGAAGACAAGTCGATTGGCAATCTTGCAGGTCAAGTAGCTGGTGGTGCTGCATTGGGTGGCGCTGCTGGTTATGGTGGGTCAAGTCTACGAAATGCTTGGCAAGCACGTAAGGCTGGCAATCAGGCTATGTTGGCTCCTGCGGCTTCTACAATGCCTCAACCACAAGCACCAGTCCCTACAAGTAATGGTCAACCTATCCAAACTGCTCCACCTAAACAACAAGCTCAATTACCTGCGGCTCAACCTATTCAACGACCACAGCCTACTCAGAATGGGGTAATAGTAACACCTGCCCCTGCAAGTCAGCAGACTATTGATACTACGGCTATCACTGTCCCAAATGCAAGTGGAAAAACCCAATCTGGCAATTCTCAGCCATATCCTTTAGCTAATCAAAATACTCAAGGAGTGGGACAAGAACAAATCGGTACACTTTCACAAAAACGTAGGAAAGTTCAATTAAAAACTGCCCCAGCAGGAACGTATCAAACTAATGGATTGCCTCCTACTATAAGTAACAACAGTAAAGCTGAATCCCCTTTTGCCAATTTTAAAGTGCGTCGTTACAACGGCTTTGTGTATTAGTGAAGTTTTATCCTACTGAATCCCATAGCGACTCACTCATACCATCCCACTGCTCATTTGACAGGGAATCCCATAGGTAGCTTGCAATTACTATTAAGGAACTACTAAACAACAATCTTGAATTTGCCTCTAAGTTTCGGATTTTTATCGGTAATTGAAATTTAATATGTGGGGCAGAAAGAGATGAAGTTGCCAGCTCTAGTTTGCTTTCGGTTGTCAGCAGCAATTTGTCAAATTTTAACTCTGACTGCGGTATATAATCCGATACCCGTCTTCCAAGCTCTAAAAGATGTACATTTTCAATAGCTGGCACAAAAAGCAAGAAATTAAGCAACTCACCCCCAAATCCTTCTCCTAAAACAAACGAAGATAAATTTGGTAACATATATCCAGCATCAAGCTTGGTATTTTGTTGGAAATCAGCTAAATTTATCGATGTGTTGGTCATTCCAGTAACAACATCATGTGAAAGTAGGCAAACTTGTGTAGTTTCGAGGTCGCCAAAAGCTAATTCTCGGTCAGCAACGTTAAGTCGAGAGTAGTTTTGAGCAAAGTTTGTAGATGTGTAGTCAATTTCTAATAGTTTGGGCAGATTTGGATTGATTTTACCTACTTTTAGCAGTGAGTTGTTAGAGTTTTTTGATACGATGAGCAGAGAATAGCTGGAAGCACCAGAAATGATGCCTGAGACGCGAGGAAATAGTTTCTGGGTAGAAGTGAAGGTCATGCCTTGAGCACCACGTATAGGAAAGTTTAGTGCGCCTGTAGAAATGAAGTCGTAATCTGTGTTGCCAGTAAGGTTTAGCTGAGTGAAGGTTGACCCAACAATAGATGTATAAGCCATATTGGTAAAGTCCAAGTAACTACGGCATGGAAGTGAATTTGTCTCGATATAATCTAGGGATAATGTCATGTGTTAGGCTTAGTATTATTTATATTTTACTATTATGACCATTTATCTAGCTTGCGATATCGGCTTCAGGAATCTCGGTTTCTCTGTGATACAGGCAGAAAAAGAGAGTCTTAAGTTACTGTACGCTGAAAATTTTGTTACAACTGGCAAGACTATATCTGAAAATTTAAATGAAATAGCGACACATTTCAAGCAATTAGTTAAACAATATCAGCCAGACACTTACATTTTTGAAGACCCTGTGATGAAGGGTGCAACTGGGGCAAAGTTGAATCAGGTAATTGGTTTGCTGAGATATTTATCGTATAAGTATGAGTTAGCTGAATTTTGTTATAAGCCAACTGAAGTTAAGAAAGCGGTCACATCAGGAGGTGGGGCAGATAAGCAACAGGTGATTGATGCAGTTGAAAAAGTATTCCCAGAACGTAAGTTCTCTTTAAGAGATAACCACTGCGCGGATAGTACGGCAGTGGCGCTTTGTCATATTTATAAAACTAAAATTCAGATTGCGGGTTTATGAGTTTGTAAAGAAGTCTGCCAACATTTATATCAACACTATTTTGCATCTTTTTACGGTCTGGCTTAGTTAAAAACTCTTCTGGAGTATAGGTTAACTCTAAATTGTACGTCTTGCCGTCTTTAGTACGCATTTTACGAGTAAGGCATATAGCTTCAGGTGATTTTACAATTTCACAAGAAATATCTTTCCGTTCCCCAACAACACCTAAACAACTCTCTAGATACATTTCTAGAATTTCTAACTTTTTCATGTTTTTCACTATTCACTAGAAATTACTATAGCATAATTGTCGTGTAGTAAATATTTAGTGTATAATAAATATGTAGTAAATAATTTCCTAACCTATATTATGTTCTCAGAATTAATTTCACAATCTCAGCGTGTTTCCGATGATTACGTCAATGTAACTTTGTGGTGTAAAAAATTTGATAAAAAATGGGCGCAATTCATGCACCTTGCAGAAGCTATCAATTTCATTGAGTCTCTATCATTAAATCTAAAGGTTGCCAAACCCAACCTTATAGAAACTAAACGTGGAAAAGGAGGCGGTACATGGGTTCATCCCCTTCTGGCAATTAAAATTGCAGAATGGCTCAGTCCAGATTTTGAGGTTTTTGTCAAGCAGACTTTTGCGGCTTACCTAAAAGCTGATATGTCTCTTGCAGACTCTATCGTTGAACGTAGTGATGACCTTGAAGCAATTACTCGTCACAACACTAAATCAGTTGCGAGACAAAAGCAACTTGAAAAATATCATGGACTCATGGGCGAACTTCGAGGTCGTGAATGTGAAGATATGCACTTTGCTACTGTCAACAAACACAATAACAAGCTTGTGGGTATTGAAACCCGTAAAAATGGTCTAACTGCTGATGAAGTAACTATTGTGTCTCTACTTGAAGATTTTGAAAAATTGCAACTGTCTCGCAACCCAGACGCAAAAAAGTGGAAGGCTGTTAATTCAGTTAAAGATTCTGGCGACAAACTCATGGGGTTCCTAGACCAAAACTTACTTCCCGCAATCTAGCCGCGAACACACAATTAGCTTACAGTAAGGGTTTCGGATTTCTAATTTTACTTTAGAGGTCTGGAATCCTTAGTTTACGTTGTTTAAGCCGCGAACTAGCTTGTGGTCTATACTTAATAGATATAGATAAGCGCAGAAAAATGGCTGACACAATAAAACCGCACAAAAAGGGCGACACTTGGGACGGAGTTGAGTTTCACTTCGAGACTGAAAATAATGGCATATATTCTGACATGGACTTAACTGGCTATTCTTTTTCTGCCAAATTTAAAACTAGCCCTCAAGGTTCTGTAATTTGGGAATTTAGTACTACTAATGATAAAATCACTTGTCCAGTACCTACAAATGGCAAGATATATTTTATGCCTCAAGTTATACAATACAATCCTCAACGCTACATATTTGGTATAGAAATGACTGCTCCTGATGGACGAGTTACCACTATTACAGACGGTGCTAACCCGTTAGTGTGGACTATTTTACCTGATATAACATAATGAGAGTAACAGTAAATCAAACCACTCAAGAATATAGAATAACTGCAACTGAAAATATAAATCAGTTTCGTATTCTTGTTTCAGAGTCATTAGCAACTAACATACGAGTTACAGTAGCATCTTTAGGAGTTAGTGGTCTTAGTGCTTATACTATAGCCTTGATAAACGGTTTTGTTGGTACTGAGCAGGAGTGGCTTCAAAGTTTGAAAGGGCAAGAAGCAACTTTAAACACTTGGATTTACTATGTAAGCACTTGGGACACTGCTCCTACATTTGTAGAGAATATTGTAGGTGGCTCAGTCTACAGCTATACCTACAATGCTACAATTAGGTATAGATTTGTACCCTCTCCTTATACGCCTTCTCAAGATGCTTTTTACAGCACTTACAATAGTCCAACTTTAAGCGGTTTAATAGTTTCAAGATAAAATGAGTAAATCAAATACTTACGAAAATGACTTGATGTTATTCACTTTTAATGCTACTGCAATCAGTGGTATTGGTGGTAACTTATTTGTCTCTCTGCATAACGCAGATGTTGGTGAAGCTGGTGTTCAAACTACATCAGAAATTTCTTATACAGGTTATGCTCGGATATCTGTACCGAGAGATAATACAGGATGGACTGTTGTAGATAATAACGCAGTAAACGCAGCTCAAATTCAATTTGCCAACTGTACAGGAGGAACTGACACTGCTACTCACTGGGCTATTGGGACAGCTTCCACAGGCACAGGAAAAGTACTTTATAAGGGCGCATTAAACTCTTCTCTTGCTATCTCACTAAATATTCAACCAATTATCGGTGCTGGCGCTTTAAGCATCACAGAGGACTAAAGTAAATGGGTTTTTCAAGTATCGATGCTCTTGTCAATGCAATTACAGTAAATAATACAATTGCAAAATTAGGTTTTAATAGAACTATTCAAACTGGCGCAACTTCAGCAGCAGGTAGATGGCATGAATTATTATCCGCAGGTGGTACTGGAGGTCAGATGGTCTTAACTGGTACTGCTGGGATAGGTATTTCAAGAAACCGTTCTAGTGTGGGTGCTTTGCCTCTTAATGCGGATGTTGCTACTCTTACTCGTCATTTATTATCAATGACAGCAATTACGCCCTCAGCAACGGCAGTGCCTTCTTATTTGCTACTTACAGATATTATTCATTTGTATCCGTCACTAGCTTTAACTGGCGCTCCTAGCACTTTATCAAATCACCCAACTTGGACAGGCACTGGAAACACTCGATTAACCAATGCTAACGGTGTACAAGCTTCACTTATTGTCACAACTGCTACAACTGCTGGTAACGGTCAAATCACCTTAACTTATACAAATGAAGCTGGTACTTCTGGACGTACTACAGTGGCTCCTACAGGGTCACTTTTTGCTCCTGCTACAGCAACTCCAGTTGGTGCTTGTTATGGTCAAACTAATACGGCTGTTACAGTTGGAGGTCTTTTCCATCCAATGCAAGCAGGGGATTTAGGTATTCAATCTGTCCAGTCTTATGTAATCAATACTGGAGCAACTTCTGGTGTAGGTTGCCTAGTTTTACATCGTCCAATTGCATATATCCCTCTTGTTGCTGCTAACGTAGCTGGCGAACGCGATTTTCTTAACCAAATTCCAGCTTTACCTAGAATTTATGATGATTCTTGCTTGGGAATGTTTATTCAAGTTGGCGGAGCTTTAACTGCGGGTAGTGTTGTCTTTGGAGAAATTCAATATGCTTGGAACTAGTTTAAAAATCCCATTAGCTGCACCGCCTTATAATGAAGGTACTGTAGTAGGTTTTGAAGTTGTTGATGGAAGATTTATTAGAGTTAACAGTAAACAAGAAGCTCTAGATTTAATTATTGCCCTGCAAACTATAGCAGATAATTGGAATGCTAACTAATAACGGGATAACTGCTAATGGTATTAGATTTCTTGGTGGTGGGGCAGCCTCTACTTCTATAGATTCTCTCAATAGAGTTGGTCGGTCTATGGCTAATAGAGTAGCTTTCAGTAAAACAACCTCATTTCCTGTAGGCTATTACGAAAATGCTTTAAAGCGACCATTATCTGTAGGTGAAATTGGTAGCACTTTTAGAACTTTTGGTGCAGCTACAACCTCAAGCTCTCTTTTTGGTATAGGTTCTGTAGTAGCGACACTTAATCTTGCTGGATTAATTACAAGCACAGGATTTTTAATACGAGGTGTTGTAAAATCTGGTTCTGCTGCTGGTATTGCTACTTTTGAACCATTAACTTTAGACGGAAAAGGTATTATTGGAGCCACTTTAAATATCGGCTTTAAACCTTCAGCATTTGATATTGCCCAAGAAGTTTGGGGGGCAATTGCTTCACTTAACAATGTAATTGGAACAATGGGAGAAGTTCTGAACAGTGCGACAGGTGGAGGCGGTGGAGGCGGTGGAGGCGGTGGAGGCGGTGGAGGCGGTGGAGCTAGTGCATCTAGTATTGCTACTGCTGTTTGGGATAGATTATTATCTGGGCATCAAATATCTGGAAGTGCAGGTAAAGCTTTATCTGATGCTGGTGGTGGTAGTTCTCCTAGTACTATTGCTGGTGCAGTTAGAACCGAACTTTCTACAGAATTAGGGAGAATTGATGCAACTGTTTCTAGTCGCTTAGCTTCTGCTGGATACACAGCACCTGATAACGCAACAATATCTACCATAAACACTAAATTAGGGACACCTTCTGTTTCCCTTAGTGCTGACATTGCAACCAGAGCATCTCAAACTAGTGTTAATTCCATACCAGTCACAACATTACTTTCTTCTGACCTTAGACTTAATAATCTCGATGCTGCAATAAGCAGCCGATTACCCACCGCAAGTTATTCTGCACCTATATCTGCCTCTACTATTTCATCTCAAGTAAGGACGGAGCTTTCCACAGAGTTGGCACGAATTGATGTAGCTATCTCAAGCAGAAATGCAACTACTCCGCCTACAGTTTCTCAAATTAGAACAGAACTTGATACCAACTCTACTAAGTTAGATGTTGCAGTCAGCACAAGACTAGCTGGAGTTACCTATACAATACCTCCAACAGCTTCTCAAGTTGCCACGCAAGTTCGTACCGAATTAACAACTGAACTTGGAAGAATTGACGCAGCAATTTCCACTCGCTTATCTTCTGCTGGATATACTTCTCCAGATAATACAACAATTGAAACTATAAATACAAAAATAGGTACTCCATCTATTTCTTTATCTGATGACATAGCTACTAGAGCATCACAAACAACTTTAGATGCAATACCAACTAATACGTTGTTATCGAATGATTCTAGACTTAATAATCTTGATGCAACTATATCTAGCAGATTGGCAACAACAGGATACTCTGCCCCAGTTTCTGCTGGTACATTAGCTTCCCAAGTAAGAACTGAACTTTCTGTAGAACTTTCAAGAATAGATGTTGCAACTTCAAGTCGATTAGCAAGTGTTTCTTATACAATCCCCCCTACCGTAGCCGCTATTCGTTCGGAAATTGACACTAATTCAACAAAACTAGATGTAGCAATAAGCACACGCTTAGCTTTTGGGGCTTATAGCACACCTCCTACAGCTTCAGTTATTGCTGGTCAAGTCCGAACTGAACTTGCTACAGAATTATCTAGGATTGATGTTCCAACTTCAACTAGACTTGCATCAGCTAATTACACAATACCAAATAATTCTGGTATTGCATCTATTCTTGAAGATACCAATGAATTACAAAATAATCAAAATCAATGGATAACTGCGACAGGTTTTGCTACACCAACTAATGTAAGCAATGCTCAAACAGCTATAATAAGTGAGATTAATACTAACGAAACTAAATTAGATAGTATTAAGGCTAAAACAGACATTTTAGTTAATACAGATTTATCAAGTATAGAAGCTGATTTAGTTATTATTAATGAAGGTGTTAAAAAAGCTAGTCTACTTGTACCACACTCAGAGGATTTATAATTGGATACTTTTCAGAAGTCGATTTTAGGTGGTAGCACAAATGGTTTGCCAATAGCCATCAATGCTACTACTTCAGGTAGTGCCAACACTATACACACTGCGGGGTCTACTGATATTCATGAACTCTGGGTATCGGCATTTAACTATTCTAATATTGACCAAACTTTATATGTGTTAATAGGAGGTTCGAGCGCCTCTCAAATATTCTCACAAGTAATTCCAGCAGGTCGTGGACTAGTGCCAATTCTTTCTGGAGTCACAGTAACTGGGAGTTTAGTAATTAAGGCTTACGCTTCGCTTACTGCTTCGATTAGTGTAGTTGGTTTTGCTAATGTCATTGTAACGGTATAACGATGCACCCACGCTTTACTTTTGCCCCTGAGCCACTCCAACTCACAGAATCAGAGCAGAATTACCTTCCTACTCTTCTAGACGTATATGACAGCAGCACGACCGCTTACTCCGCATCCTCTACAAGCTACTCAGCCGTAACAAACAAGTACGATTTTTCCTTTTTTGGGCAATTTTATCCCTCTGGAGTTATAAATCAAACTTTATTCACTGTAGGGGATATTTTCTACTTTGCAATCGTATCTGGTGTGCTAGTAATTAAGCGTCAGATAGCTTCGGGCATCTTCGAGACTGTATCCAGTGGTCTTACTATAAACGATGCCTCTTGGTCGCTGCTGCGCGTTGTCAGAAAGGGAAGTGTGCTGAGTATTAAGGTGAATGAGTCGTCGGCTACCCTCACCTTCAACTACAAGATTCAGTCTGGCACTTTTAAGATTGGCAACTTTACTGGTGATGTTAAAAATATCGGCTACAAGTCTGTGGCATTACCTTGGCTTTTATCAATAAGTGCAGATGTTTTCGCTAGCGCGTTGACGGCTTACAGACCGAGCAACAACCAAATCTGCTATTTAAAATATGCTGATGAAATTGGCAACTTCACAAAACTCATAGACACAACTACAAATGACTACAAAACACAGACAAAGCTAGTAACGCCAAATTCCCTTGCCATACAAAGCGCCCGACCTCTCACATCAAGTTTTACAGTCGAGCTACGTTTTTTATCGGCTAACATCGGCGCAAATGTAGAACTACTAAGCTACTGGGACTCGCCCAACCTCAGTTTTTTTGTAAGGAAACTAGACAATCTACTGAAATTTGGCAGACTCAACTCAAATGCCATTAATCTGCAAGACATTGGCAGTTTTGACCCTTCCAACGAGGTTCAGGTACTGAAGCTGGAGTTTAACCAGTTTGCAGTCAAAGTATGGCTCAATGGCTTACTAAAGCTTACTACGACGCTGCAAATAAAAATACCGAGCTACAAGTTCTGGTTTAATTCAAGTAAATATCAAGCGCCTACAGGAAACTTTAGCCTAATTTCTTTTTCTGCCTATGAGCGCATAGCGAATCTTGACCAATATTTTCCTCAAGTCGCTACGCTCCTTCCTCAATCCAAGGTCGAGCAGTTTTACCCAATTAATTTCAGGAACAAAACGTCTTCAACTTTTCAGGGGATTTTTTCTAGGCGAATTTTTTCTGTCGCTGGAAGCTCAGCCGTCGCCCCTAACTCAACAACTACTTATACAATCACCCAAACTGGCAGCTACTCAGATTCCACAGTGTACTTTTTACACTTACTAATACCTGATAATTCCGACTGGCAAGTAAATGAAGCGACTCTAAATGTTAGTACTGTGTCTGTAGCACCTAATTCACTAACAGCTACTTTCCAGTTAGTTCTTAGTAATTTTGCAGTACGACCAGCCCGAACTCCAATCACTATAAGGGTTTCAAACGGCACTTACTATCAAGACTACGAAGTAAGTCTCAATGAATCACGTACTTTTGGCATCACAAACATTTCTGGCTATCTTGATGGCTACTTTGCTAAATCGAGCATCACAAGCGGCACAATACCTAATCTCACCGCAACAGCCAATGCAACAACAAGCTCAACACTAGAAACTTCGCTTTTATACGGCAAGACCTACAACATCGCAAGCTCAGGGCAGAAAATAAATCTGGCAGCTTCTATTGCAGGAGTTCGCACCTTGTTTTTTGTATATCGAGAGTTGGCGGCTAAGTCGTATCGCAAATATGTTGGCTCAAGTTCTGGTTACACATTTAATGGCGGCTCTGGTACTCAACTGGTCGGCTCACTTCAGTTTACGTCTGGTGATTTTGTAAAAGTGTCTACGCAGTCTGGTCGCTTCAGTAAAGTTGCAATTTCGGAAGATGAAAGTAATTTAGTTTACATTGACGACTTGGCGAACACAGTCAAAGTAGTGCGGCGAATCACTGGAGTTTGGGCATTTGGCTCGGCAGTAACTTTGCCTTTGACTTCTGGTGATGCGGCTGCTCTAGCTAATGCTTCACTGCAAATAAACAGCACTGGCGACTTGATTTGTATCGGTGTCAAGAATAGCAACTTGGGTGAAGGGCGCGTACTTCACTTCACTCGAACTGGTGTCGCTACATGGACATCGAGCCTCAATTTAGGGCAAACTAGCCCAGTACCTTACGTGGATGGTTTTGGTCTTTCAGCTTTTGTAAAAGATGACAATACAGCACTTTTAGCTTCAGTCCAAGGAAGCAATCATATATATAAATTTACTTCTTCTGCTGGAATCTACAACACGACCCCCAGTAACGTCTTCAACTTTTTAGGGAAAAAAATTCTGGGCAATTTTGATTTGTCGCGATGGGCGGCGATGGACAACTCAGGTAATGTTCGGGTTTTCGACTCAGACGCACTTACACAAACGATTACAGGCGCAGATTTGGATTTTGCGCTGAAGGATGATTACTTGGCGACCGCTAATTTCTCTGGTGAGGTGAAAATTTGGAAATACGAAACTGGCGCTTGGACAGTCATCAAGACCATCACAAGCTCAACTACCAACTTTGGATACTCACTATCCTTTAACGCCAGCTATGACCTGCTAGTGGGAAGCCCGAACGAAAGTACCTCTTTTCTGTACCTCTTTTCTGGCAACTGGGCTACACCGACTACGTTTGCCAGTACTGGGCTATATGGCTATGCGAATGCTCTAACGGCTGATAGTGTTCTGATAAGCAACTACACAGACCAATTGGAGTTCTACAGTAGCGATGGAGCAAGTATTCCTCAAATAATTACAGATGTGCGACAAAAAAAAGCATCTGTAGCACTCACAAGTAATGTGGATAGCACAGACGCTCAGGTATTGGTATTTAGTTCAAGCAGTGGGCTGACGATTGATTCAATAGCATCAGACATAAACGGATTGTGGTTAGGCTGCTTGCTTTATAATAGACAGCTTACTACGGCTGAGATTCAGGGAATCGAACAAAACATTGAAGAGTATCTTGGGCTGGCGGAGAGGTCACTTTACGTTTAAACTTCTTCACCTACCCTGAAGGCTGATTCGTAAATATCTTTGAGTAACTCCTCATTAAACTTATCTTTGTCGTCAAAGTATTGGTCGAGAGAGGTGTTTATTTCTTCGATGATGCTGGAATGCCATTTGTCAAGAGTTTTATAATCTGTATTAGCATCGAAAGCTAATCTCTGTACGCGAACACCCTCACCGAAAATTTTCTCAAAGTGTATATCACCAATTGTCGTTTCTGTTGTAGGGAAGGAGATTAAATAGAGTGTTTTGAGTGGGTTGACGTTCTCGCCTGTCTTAAGGTACTTAAACAGCTTGTCTACATACTCTCTTTCTGCGGGTAAGTCTATAACAATGTTACGGTTGTGAGCAAATAGTGAGATACTTCCAGACTCGTAAACTTCAAGACGGATTGGAAAGTCTTGTTGTGAGACGATTTCTTCGATTTCAGATTGTGTTGTAAGTGTCATGTTTTTAGTTGTGTGTATGTTGCAATGTAGTAAATAGTCATTTGCGTATAAAGTATGTCGAGAGAAATCCCAAAGTTAAAGGTAGGACTATATTAAATAGTAACCACCAAAAAAGTAATCCAGATTCAATATTAGTCATTTACTGTACCAAAAGCTCCCATTAATTTGCCACCAGATGAATCTCAGGCTAAAGTAAGTGTAATCTTCCTTCATGTATTGATTATTGATGAACCGAGTTGCAATGTAGAACTGGAACAGAGGAATGAAGATTACTCCTCCAAGCTTCCAAGGCTTTTCCCAGATGACACTTCGCTCGACTCCATCACGACATTTGTGTTTGCCGCGAATGAAGTTAACGGGGAAGATTGTTACGAATCGATGTTTGATGCGAGGGTCGTTTTTTGCTAGACCATTATACATATTACACCTTAATTGCTACTTCATAGGTCGCTTCAGGCTCAGGCAGTGCCGCAACACGTTGTTTGAAGTCGAACTCCATGAACTCAATCTCTTCGTTGGTTTGGAGCGCTGCAATCTTTTGTTGGAATAGTTCAATCTGTTTTTGCAACTTTTGAACTTCGCCTTCATTAGCTGCAATCAAATCAGTTCTAGCCCCATCAATGTTGTTTGCCAGTTCAAGTAGCTCGTCGGTTAGCACGATTTTGCCAGCCTTGCGCTTGACTTGAATGCTCGATTTGCCCAGCTTCGCGATTGTGCCAGTTTTCGCTACGTCAAAGCGTTTTGTGAAGAGTTCTGTCACTTTTACCTTTACGTCTTTCAACTCGGCTTGGACGCTCTTTTCTTGGCTGCTGAGATTGATTGCAGAAAGGAGTAACTCGTTCTCTTCTGGTGAAAGTTCGGTGGTGGCGTTAGATACAGCGAGAATTTGTGGTGCAGTCATGTGTTAGTTACCAAAGTAAAGTTTAAGTGCAATGTAGCAAAGGAATGCAGGAATACCGAGTGCCAATGTAAGTGGCAAGATTAGGTGAAGGAACATATTATTTTTTGCGTCCTCGCAACGATTGAATATATCCCAACAATACTTCAAAAGCTACAGATAAAAGTAGTAATATCGTCAGGACTAAAAACAAAGATATTGCACTTAGTAAGAGAAAGGTGCATAGAGCAGTTAGTGTTTCAATCATAATAATTTAATAGTAAACGTCAGTTCTATTGTCTGCATCCATCTTTAGATACATTTGTTTTATATGTTATGGTGGTTTACGAACTTAAGTAAAGGAATCACGATTTGCTTATCAAAACATTATCGGCAGCAAGTTTGGCACTACTAGCAACAGTCTCAAACCCTGCAAACGCCCTAGCTGAATGCTTCAACGCCACTGCAACTTATTACTCGGATTACTACGAAGGTAGGCAAACCGCAAACGGCGAAACGTTCAGTAATTCAGGCTATACAGCCGCAATAGCAGACTGGAGGAGTTTCGGTAGCTACAGAGTCACAAACGAGCGTACAGGAGCATCTGTGGAGGTCTACGCGAATGATAGAGGTGACTTTGGAGATAATATCGATTTGTCACAAGCTGCATTTGATGCTATTGGGAATTTAGACAGTGGAGTGTTAGATGTACAGGTCTGTAGGCTTTAGCTAAGCAATTGCCTCAGAGCTTCTTCATGTTTTGGGGCGAAGTAAATAGATTCTCCGTAAGTGGAGTCTTCTGGCTCAACATCAGCAAAAATATAGAAAAGATAAAGTAAATTCATGTAAGGCTCCCCAATATTAGTCTGGCAAATCCTTTGAGGAATAATTTGGCGTACAACACCTTCACTGATGAGGTATACCTTATTTTCGATTTTGAATACAGATTGGTGGTTATCGAAGCGGAGTGTGGGATGAGAACGGAAGTTCGTGAGTACTTTGTTGTTCATGGTTTTAGGTAAAATACTGCTCCATTTTTATACGTTTGTTTAGACCAACCTAAGCGGAGTAGTGAATCAGCAACAACTTTCTTGTCAAGTCCTTGGGTATCTTTAAGAATCTCAGACACTGTAATTCGCGCTTTGCGAGTACCTTCAAGCAACTTAGTGATAACTCGGTCAACATACTCAACTGTTTCCACTGAGCCTTGATGTTTTGCAAGTTTTAGAGCTTTCTTCAAAGCGGTAAGAAGAAATTTATACTCAAAGTTGTATCGATAGTTGAAATTCTCACTCAACTTGCTGCTCAGTATGTCAATTGGGCTAAGGTCAAACCCATAGGCTCCTTTTTCTGCTTCTACACCATTGAAAATGATTTTTTGGGTATCTTTATCAATATCAAATCCACGAAGGTACTCAGGGTTGCTACGAAGGAAATTAGCAAGACCGTCAACTTGTGCAATTTGAGCAGTGTCGAGGCTGTACTTATTTAGTGTGTTTGCTTGGTCGGCAAGAGCGATTGCTACCATTTTCCAAAGATTTTCTTGACTCTCTCTTGGACTGTTTTCGACCATGCAAGAAATTTTATCCATAGGTATCGGGGGCTTGAGTAGGCGTACTAATTCGATTTCCGTAATCTTGGTTATATTCATTAATGAGTTTTTGTTTCTTTTTATTAATATAACACAAACCACAAAGAAGGCTATATCTATCTAAAGGAGTACTCAATATCAAACCCTAAAACCACAACAAAACACCAACTTAACTTTCTTTGGCGAAGCAGACCTCACAAAAAGCACAACCTCACCAAAATTAAATCACAAACCACAAATCCGTTTTTTAGACTGTATTGTAGAATCCTTACACAGATTGAATTTCGAGCTTACTAATTTTTGTGTTTAATTCGCTAGGAATACTCCTACTACTTCTACTAAAATCTTCACAGCCCTGCGGCGACTGAGCATCTACTAGCTTCAATGCCACCAACTAGGCACTTCAATTTTGTGCTGATTCTTAGCAACCCACTCTTTAGCTCTGGCATACTCATAATCCCTTATGCTACGCTCTGCATCTCTGCAGAACTCGAAAGGTCGGTCACAGACAATACCGTTGTATTTTTTGCAAACATACCAAGCACTACCGTAAAACGGGTCATCTTGCACATTAATCGCGTAGGCATCTTTGACAATACCTTCAGCAACTTTTTCAGCAAACGCATCCAAATAGTCTAGTGTGCGCTGCTTCTTATCTATAACAGGATATTTGCGCCCTGACCAAGACTCGGTAGCTTCGTACAGAGATTCAATCCAACTGCGTAATAATTTTTTCATGTTAAGCTACAGCCTCTAGGTAGGGATTCCGAACAGTAATCACAGTTTCCTCGTCAGTAATCTCCGACTCAAGCGCAGGATAGCCGCTAGTATTCATGACAGCATCTTTCCAAAGAATATCTTCGCCATTCACATCTATCATGTTATGCCAAGCTATATGTGGGTAAGAAGGGTCATGAGCCGAGTAGTCCGTCTTGTAAACCGCCACATAGGAAATCTCAACAATCTCAGGATTGAGCAACCACCACTTTTTACGCATCAACTGCACAAAGCGCTCGTTGTTATCTTTCTGCTGCTGGTTCAGGTATTCGGTGATAGCGCAGTTTTTATTCAGTTGTTCTTCGTAGATAGATTCTAATGTGTCTGAGTGCGACAATTTAATCTCAACGCTTGCTGAAGGTAACTGCTCTGCAATCTCTTTCAAGTGCTTGATACCTCTGTCAACCAACTCTTCAACTCTAGTAACTGACCAGTCTAAATCTGGCTCATCAGTGTATTTAACTTTAAGACCTTCACCCTCAAAAGTAATAGAGCGCTCATCCCAATCGATGTCGAAAGTGAAATGAAGTCTCTGAGTACCTCTGGTGAGATATAGATGTTTTTCGGTAAGGCTGACTTCTGCTGTAAAACTCATGTTAATAACCTCTAAAATTATTTAATGTGACTCGCAGCTAGCGTCAGCTGACGCTAGCTGCAGAAAAGAACGCCAGTTAAATTGATTTATTGAAACAATGCTATCCAGTCAATCTCATCAACACGTTTCTGAGTTATACTTCCGTCTGTGTTGCTGAAATCCATCAAAGTGTCATCTACAAAAGGTTTGCCAGCAAATCGGTCTTGATAAAACTGGTCGGTAAATCTCATGATAGTTCTAGTAAGGCATTCATGTAGTGAGTGAATATTTACTCGTAGCCATTCAGCCGAAGGCTCTGACCAGTTTAGAGTCTTTTCGTCAAAGAAATAGTCGATAGCCAATGCTTTGTCTTTAGAGGTATGGGGGATAGTGCGCCTAAAAGATACTTGCCCCTTTTCCCAAGCGAAGTAAATTCTGACTGTGATGCCTAGTTTAGTGCAAAGTCCGACAAGATAAGTCTCAATAATATCTTGATACTTACTGAGTTGATTTGGGTGAGTTGACATATTATGCCTGTGTAATGTTCTCACTTAGATTAACACAACCTCACCCGCATTGCAATACCTCTTTGGTACAATAGATTCATGACCATACTCTTCAGCATTTGCGTTGACACCACAGAAAAAGTAATTAAGCAGCAAACCATCACAGCCGCTTCTTTACCTATCATAGCAACTATTCTCAACTCATCTGATGTAAATATCACATCAACACTGTTTGGCATCTCCTCTCTACCATTAGACGCAAGCTACTGGACAGTCACAGGCAACACCTGCAATAATAGCAGTGATATAAATTTTGGATTCGCCCTAACTGACTATGCGTTACCCCTCAAACTCCGCCTTACTACCTCTGACGGCATTATCGTTGCTAATGCTGCACTTTTGGATGTAACCGTAGAAACTGGCTCAGAACTGACTTTATACGCTGATACAGGCGTAACACTGACACTGGACTTCGGCACGGCTACGCTCAGCAACGCGATACTCAACCTACTCTTCAAGGGTAACAACACTTTCCCCAGCGCACTCAGTGCCAAATATTACGACAACAGCGATGCATTGCAAGCAACCATTTCCCTGATGCCGAGCAAATGGTCAGAAAAAGAAGTCGGTACACTTGGCGAGATATTTTTCGAGTATGGTAACACACAGACGCTCCCTACGATAAACAGTATTGTGAATTTGGCGCGAATAACTGATGCCAGTAACAATATTTGGTTCGAGGCAGACATATCTATACCTACGAACTTGAAGCCAAGTTCTATCATTTACTCTAATAGCTTAGTATTAAGAATCCAAGACCCAGAGATAAATCTGGCGACATATACTTCGCCAAGCAACAATTCGAGCCTTCTGCACTTAGATTTCAATGGACGGCTGAGTGACCAAAGCAGTAATTCAAAAATTGCATCGATGTCGGGTATCGAGTATGACTCAGAAAATAAATTATTTGGAACTGAGTGTCTAGTGGCTTCTGCGGGTACATCTATATCTTACGAGGGAGTAGTGTTTCCTAATGAATTTACACTGAATGCTTTTGTATATTTTACGACAGCCGCAGCAGGTCGTTTGACGACGTTGGCAGAAAAGAATGGGGTGTTCAAGTTAGCCAAAACTTCGAGTAATAACCTTGAGGTGTCAATAAACAATTCGGTGATTATTTCAACTTCGTGGGTTCCAGCTATAAATACATGGAATCACGTTTGGGTGCAAAAAACAGGCTCTCAGCTACGTTTGCGGGTCAATAGTGCAGACATAAACACGATAGCTTCTTATGCGACTACAACAGCAAGCAACAGCAACCCATTCGTAGTTTGCTCAGGGATTTTGGGGCTTTGCAACGGAATTTACCTCAGTTCAAGTAGTGCCGAGACTTTTGCGCCTTTTGTCCAGCCGTTGCCGAAGAGACGAAATTGTTGGGATGATATTTCGGTTTACGAGTGGCTAAATCTGGGGTTTTTACAATTGAAGAGCTATTTTTAGGGTAGAATAAATAAAACCTAAAGGAACAAACATGGAACTCGATTTTAGTAAGCTTACGGAAAATCAGATACGAATCGCGGAGAAGGCTCAGGGGCTGGCTTTAGTAGACTTGAGTGAGAAAAATAGTGAAATGGTGTCGGAGCATCTTTCGATATTGTTTCAGATTCTGGAAATGAGCGAAGTTTTTTGGGATGAAGATGATGACGACGAGGACGAGCCTGTTGTTAAGCCCGACCCCGTTCCCGAAGATAATCGTAAATATTAAGTTGCAGTTCTAGCTTCTGGGATTAGTTCTCCAGCTAAAAACTGCATCAAGCGATTCCCTGCATCCTTGGTTAGATTCACAGCTTTCCAAGGTTTTGTGGGGATTTCACCTGATAGTCTCAGTCTCTCGAAGTTTTCCAAAATAGTTACGACACTGACTTCATCTTTGGTCAGCCCTGCCTTGCGAGTCTCCACACCGATAAGTTGGTTGTTGTGCTTGTTCACGGTTGCGAAGTGTATATCCTCGCATTTGTGTTTCCGCAATTCATTCATCAGGTCATGGTAGCCTTCAAGTTGCTTTTGTCGAGCAGCAGACTTAGTGTTGTGCCTTTTTAGCCCTTCAAGGTCATCGGTGCGCTCTACGATGGAATCTGCCAAACTAATATCAGCTTCGATGTAGGCAACAAATACTTCCTTCACAAAGACTTCAAAATCTGGACTCAACCATTCTGCAAGTTTGATTGCAATAAGTGGATGAATCCATGTACCACCACCTCGTCCTTGCTTAGTTTGAATAACCTCGACTAAATCGAGGCTTAAATTCTTGCAACAAGCTTTGACAAAAATAGTAGTACTGTCTAAATCCTTAAACCTCCACCACTCCTTACCCTTACCGAATTGTTTGCACCATTTCGTAGCGTTAACGTAATTGTCATTTTCGCGCTTAGCGCTACTTACTAATTCATCAAACATTTGTTTTGCTGTTTACAACAACTTCATTGAAGCATCTATAATTTTATAAAACATCTATCTGAAGACATATACTAGAAAACCCAACATTGCTGCTGGGTCGTAGAAGGTTATTATCGGATACAGTCAGTTAAAGTTGCCCTTGCTGACGTAAATCATGCTCAGCAAGCAAATACCTTTTGCAAAGACCGCTTCTCACGATGTCTTCGATTTTAAAGTCTACACGTTGAAAGTCTTCTGGCATATTTGCTAACACCTTGAGGAAAGTAAGTACCCCAGACTTCTCATCTTCAAAACGAAAATCACTCTGGCGGTAATCTCCTGCGAAAATTATACGAGAATTTTCTCCGATTCTCGTGATTACGCTGTCTAATTCGTGAAAATTTAAGTTTTGAAACTCATCGACAATGACTACGGAGTTTGAAATGGTAAGACCCCTCACGAAAGAAGTGCTTTTGAACTCTAATGTTTTCTCTTTCTTCAGTGCATCATAAGGATTGGAGATTGTAGGTAACAATTCTGAAAATATTGCGCGATAGCAGTCCTCGAACGGGGCTTGCTTCTCAGACAAATCTCCTTTCAAGAAGCCTTGGTTACGAGTTGGGACTGTTGAACGGAAAATAACTACTCTCTCGTACTTTTTCAGTAGTAGCGACTTGAGAGCAAGATACAGCGCTAGGAAGGATTTTCCTGTTCCTGCATTCCCGCTTAGTACAAGGTTATAGTTCTCCGACCAGTAATCTACAGCGAGTTGCTGGTTCTCTGTCTTCGGCTTTACTGTAAGAAGCTTATCTGTGGAAAATAGTGCGGTGGATTGGTTTCTTTGTTTAGCCAAAATCTTTGCCTATGAGTTAGTTTTAATGATTATACATTAAACAAACTACTCCAAGCAGCGTCTTCACTCGTAAACCAATCAAGACAAAGTATGCGAGTCTTTTTGCTCACAATGCACCATCTAGTCTCCATAAAGTCACCAATCATCTTACAGCCTTGTACCACATCGAATTTGGAGCGAATTTCAGCTTCTCGGTCATTAAGGGCTTTTGCAATCTTTTCGAGTCGTTCAATATCGAATTTACTCAGCTTCATAGTCATCTTGATAAAAATGCCAGTGGCTAAGGTTAGTCCAAAATTGCTCCAGTTCTTCCTCTCTAGTACCAAAGTACCGTTCATCGGAAGGTTTGAAAAAGATGTCTACCCAATCAAAAAATAAACAAACCATATAGCCTAGACAAATTTGCGTGTCCCAGTACCACTCTACCCACCCCAGAAAGCTCTGAAGTTTTGGTTTGGTTGGATACACCATTTGGTCTTCTTCGGTAGCTTTTAAAGCACGTTCAATGAGATTCATGTCACTCCATCCCCTTAAGTAACTCATAATATTTCTCTTCCCAGTATTGCTCTTTCTTTTCTGCTAAAGCTTGCAACTCAGCAGGTGATTTACCACTCTTTTTCTGCACAGTCACAAGGATAGTTTCGTGCGTTTCTAGGTGGTCTAGGCTGAACTCGATGTAGTTAGGCGCTTCCATCTCGTCAAGTAGCTCATGGAATGCTTCAGCCACGATAGGAACGATTTTTGACTTTAGTTTTAGGTCGATACTGTTGTCCTTGATTTGCATACTTTCGAGTGAGATTTCGCCACAAATAGCTTGGCGAAGTTGGTCTTCCAGTTGTCTCACGTAGGGGAACAGTCTAAGAAAATGTCTAATCATATTAACTCCATAGCTTTGTAAACTTCTTGTGGAATATTTTCAGGCTGCAACCAACCTAAATTAAGGCAAACTCCGTAGTTATACCAATCACGACCGCAAAACTTTTCAAGATAGTACCAACAACGTTTTACTGGTATGAAATCTTGTGCGTTCAGTATTTCTCGAACGCTGTAGTGAGGACAACTCTCTTTGATTGACATGATGAGTTTCAGTAAAATCAACTCATCGTACTGATACCCCATTACCCTTGTTCGACAACAGTTTTTAGGTTTTCGCATCAGATTGCCGCAAGTGCCTTAAGGAGTTCAGCGCGTTCAGTAGTTATATAAGTTCCACCCTCTTTAGGTAATTTAAATTCAGTATCAGCAACATCGTAATGCTTAGGTGTGACATCATAAATCCTAAATCTACCTTGCTCAGTAGTTGGGTGAATAGTGGAGATATGTTCAAGTACAATTACCGTACCGTTTCGTAATGTATATAAGTGTCTTGTGTTCATGTGCTTCTCTCGTAATTAACTATTTGATATTACTCACAACACTTATCCATGTCATCATCCCAATGGTAGAATAGTTACACCATGAGCAGACCACCACGCAACGGCTATACGATAAACAGCGATTTAGAGCTTTCGGCACTAGAGTCTTCATTATTACCTGAAAATACACCGCTAATCAACTTCGACCGCAAATGTTGGGGCGTTTACACGAACGTCGCCAGCAGCCTTAACGCATCATCTGGTTTCGAGTACATACCTCAGAACTCAATCGACGCATACACACTCACCTCAATCACCATTTCGACCGACACATACTCTCTTGACCTCGCTGGCGCGACCCAATACATCAGTATCACCCTAGCAACCAACACGACCCTCACAATTCTCAATGCTGGCAAGTACACCAAATACTTCATCGAGTTGGTTCCAAATGGTCACATAATCAAGAATTTCACTGAACTTTTCGCGCTACCTAAGCAATACAGCCAAGCAACACTTCTCACAGCATATTTCGGCAAGCAAGTACTTGAACTACAATACATTAACAAACTTTACGCAAATATCAACTACTCCGACAACATCACTCCTGCTAACGCAGTCGGTG